CAGTTGCACCAGCTTTCATAGCAGCAAGGGCGAAGCAAGAGCCACTACCAACACTCATTGGAACATCTGAACCCATATCGATTGGTGTGTTTCCTTCGTACATCAAAACTTGCCGTGAAGGAGTCACCACCAATGCACTATACCCTTCGTCGTCCTCAAGAGCAGGTGGAACTAAATCAACAAGTTCTCCAACCTCTTGGTTTACAATATGGTAGTCCGTCATTTTCTGGAGCCAAGTTACGAATGTATTGATTGCACGTGCCCTCCCGCACACTCCCACTAGATGGTTGTTTACCCAGAATACTTTCTCTGTGTCATCTTTGATAATCATATCCCCAAGAGACATGCGTCCATCAGATACCATAACACCATTTTTATATGCGATTGTGGTCACTCTCTGTTCTCCTTATATTAAATACATTTAATAATATCACACTCTTCTGACACGCCACAACTAAACTTACTGACAATTTTAATCGATTCTCTTAGAATGTCTGATGGCGGCAGGTTTGTATGGTTAACTAATGCTTCTACTGCGCCAGCAGCATGGTATTCACCACAACCTACCGATACAAAATCCTCTGATTCCAATAAGCTCATATTATCTTGCACTTTAAAAATACGACCTTTGTACACCATAATAAACTGTCCGAAGTCAGGTTCGTGCCCATTTTGGTCTTTACCAAACTTATTCTCAGTGAACACTTTCTTTAAAGAATATACAACATCTCGAAATAGGTACTCATCTTCATCTTGGTGCATTGTTTTACATGGTTGTTTCCAAACATATTTCAATAGTTGTCCCATGTAGAAGCTGGTTGTATATCCGAAATAGAAATGACCAATTTGGAATACTTTAGGATCTTTGTAGATAGCTTTGGTTGAGCCATTACTACCTAGTTTGTCTCCTGCCAAATAAACTGTACCAGTTTCTTTATCTCGTAGTGCAATAATACAAGTCAAATTAACTCTCCTTCTGTTATTGATATTTAATGTTTAAACATTCTTGATATAACTACGAATCTCTCCTTCGTTTTTATAAAAGAAGTTTAACCAAGACACAGTATTGTAATCTACTTGTACCGGATTATCAGAGAACAAGTACAACCGGATAATTTTCTGTAATGCAACAAGGCAATTGTAGATTTTCATTAGTCGTTTCATTTCTGACACCTGCCATGGCTCAAGACAATGCAAATGTTTTAGTGAATCAATGTCCTTATGAAGTTCACGATAATCTTTGAAGATAGATTCAAACTGTTGTTTCAAGACTTTTTCTGAATCATACCCAAATTTCATAAAATTGAACTTCTTTCGGTTCTTGTAAACATAGTTACTCTTAGCTACTTCATAAAGTCTTTCAAGATGTTCACGAATGACTTCCGGATATACCAATTGTGTGTCCATAAGTGTATTAATCTTAACACAACTCATACTTGTTTGCATATCATTTTCCTCCTTTATTTATCGACCGACAATTAACTCTTGCAAATTACCTTCAGCATTTTGCCCAACTTCAAGAACAAAATATTGACAATTACCATAACTAACCTTGTCTCCTACATTATAGTAGCCTTTGATTTTGATGTCAAGACATTCAGTAAACAGTTTGCAAATCTCGTTGAAATCTTTTGTATACCCAAGAACTTTATCTGGATTCTGGACACTAGTAATTATATCAGAAACTTCATTGTGTGCCAAGACATAACCTTCATCTGTTTGGCAGAGGAAACAGTAGTCATTAGGATTATAATGTTTTGTCATTGTGTTTACACTCCATCAGTTGCACATATTACTGTGCAGCCAATAACCACAGCAATGTATATGACACGCGCTTCAATAGACCATGTTGTAAAATCTAAATATGACCAATCTAGATTAATAAAAGCACCTATACCTGCGGGCAGAATATAAAGCCCAATACATAAAATTAACCAAACTACAAAATTCATCATTATTCCTCCTTAAATCTTACTTTTAAACTCCTCAACAATCCAAGCACTTTCGTTTTCTGGATTATTTTCAACAAGTTTATACAATGTTTGGTATGCTGTCAAGACTTCTTGTTCATATTGTTCTCGATCAAAAGAATAAAACATTTTATCTAGAATCTTTTCATATCCATCACGCTTATCTTTGATCCTCCACTCGATACTGTTCTTACGCCATTTGACATGGATACCGTCCCAGATTGAAGAACATCCTGCAACACCGCAAGAGCAGGTAAATGGGTAGAAATCTGTTAGGTTATAATGCCAAGATTTTGTGATTGCAATATACTTTATTCCTGTATCTTTATAGCTTTCGCCATACCAATCAGCATAGTTTGATACAACACTTTTATTTACAAACTCACGAAGAAAAGCAGACAATTTAGTATAGTGCTTAATCTCTTTTCCGTTAATTTCAACTTTGCACTCAATATCATACTTTGTTACATTATTATCTGTTTCTTCATAATTGTCAACATCTTCGTTATATACTTCTTCTGGTTGTTCCCAAGAGCGTTCTTCTACTTTAATTTTGATGGTATCTCTATTAACATACCAATTCCAACTCATACTATTTCTCCTTACTAAACCAACTTGGTAGTTTATCTTTGACACTCTGAATAAACAATCCTGCTGTTACTTGTGCTTCTTGAATCTTTTCTTTTAGTGTCTTAACTTCTGATTTAAGTTTGTCTTTGTCCTCGGTTAGGTCTTTAATTATTTCTTCTAGTTTGTCATTTCTATTTTCTTCTCTATTTAGTTTGTACCACAAATAACTTTCTCTCTGATAATCAAAACGTATCATTTCAATAGCTTGTTTAAGCAAGGCAAGGTGCCTTTCATGAGCCACCATCATGTGATTCGGAATGTTATCGTTTGGTGGTCGTTTATTGATGCTGTGGTTTCTTAATGTCCATATAATATCTCCCAAATCTTCATAATTGATTTGACCATCGTTTTTAAATAGATTCATTCAATTTCTCCTTTCTCAATCAGTAATTACATTCTCTCATAAGATTCTGAAGTTGTCAATAGACATTTAAAGAAAAAGCGACCCTGAGGCCGCTCTAATATGACTCAACAAGACTCTGGGGTCTTAATCCCACGTTGTTTGTCCCGATGTAGGCCGATAGCAATATCTCGAACCACACCCCCTCGTACAATATCGTCAGTAGAGTCGAAATCAATGTGACCAACACCACGAATATTGTTCCGTTTGACAAACTCCATAAACCAAGCAAGTCCAGATGTTCCTTTATTATCCCGCTGTTTCAAGTCACCGCACAGGATAAGTTTACAATTATCACTCACACGAGATACGATTGCCAGCATTTCCGCTTCGTCTGTTAATTGAGCTTCATCAAGAATCAGCCAACTATGTTCATCAAAAGATCGACCACGGATGCTTGCTACCTCCTGAACTTCAATACTGCCAGTTAGACCGTCCTTAAGTGCATTTTGGTACATCTGATACCCTAGACGTTGTTGGATGGTATCAAGAGTATTACGTACAAGTGGGTACAGTTTCTCTAAAGTTGATCCAGGTTTACTGCCTGATGATTTACCTACCTCAACATAAGGTCGCGCTACAATAATCTTATGAATTTCATTTTGTTTAAATTTGTCAGCAGCCATTGCAGACGCAATATAAGTCTTACCTGTACCAAACAACCCTGTTACAACGACAATGTTGCAAGTCTCTAGAAGTCGCATGTACTCAGCCTGTTTCGGTGTCAACGGCTTAACTGGTTGATTTTTACGTTCTTCTGTAAACTTAGGTTTAATTTGACGGCCCTCTTGATTGTCCACTTGTTTTTCACGACGAGAATTTTTGTTTTTGCGATTATTGTGACGTTCGTACACTATAACACCTCCTTGGTGTTGATTAAAATATAGTTGTATGTTACAACGACTTCCTTAAAACGGAATTGCGTGTTTAACACCATTCTTTAGAATGGAATTGTATACTGAATACAATTCTTAAAGATAAAAGCTACTTGTTCATCATAACCATCCGTAATACAAAATTGACTATACACGTATATTAACATATCTAAACCTAATGTCAACCCCTGCATCTTTAGTTTAGCAATATCTGTATAAACATAATCATTATGAATAGACGGTAACAAAAACAACATTGCAATATATGTATCAACACCTTCTGGAAGTTTCATATCAGCAACAGTTTTGCAAACATCTTCGATTTCTTGTGAATCAATTCGAGTATTGAATTTTGTCTCGAAGAGATTAGCTTGTGATATTACATGTACTTGTAACCAATCTGCATCTGTCATACTAGATACAATTTTATCAAGATGTTTTGTCATATTATAAGCCTAATACTTTCTTTGCGCGTTCATAGTATTCTGTTCGTTCTTTCAGGTGATTAGTTCCTCCGTTGACTAACTTTGTAACCTTAACAATATCATCAGCATGATTGTTAATTTTACGCAAGTTCCAATACCAACCTGCACTACTCCAAGCATATTCTGGTTGTTCAAGCAATTCAGGCTTGTTGATTAAATCAAGACCTAGTGCTTTCCCACATTGCTCGTAGTTGTAACGTCCAGTACATTGAATAAAACCACGGCCTTTATACTTCTGACCATCTCCATCTGCTTCTGGTGTGTTGCCAAGACGTTTTGCAAGGTTGCCTGTGTCATATTTACTTAGGTATTTGTCATCACCTAATTCACGAACATATCGTAACTCTGCTGACTCTACAGCAACTTGGCTCAGGAAAGCAGCAATTTGGATTGGCTCTGAGATATTGAACTGTTTTAGGGTCTTATTCAGACCCTCTATATACTTCTCACAACGTCCTGCTTTTGCAGCAACAGGGTAAATTTGTTTTAGTTGTTCTAGTGTAACTAGCAAAATATACCTCTCAAGTTAATTAGGCATTCAGCACAGTATCACCACCTACATTTTCAGCAAGTGTACAAACCATTTCATTCATTTCAATACTAACATCGCGCACTTTTTTAATGAGTCGTTGTTGCATATAAAGATATTCTACTTCTTCCAAGGTCAGAACATCAAGTTTTTCTTTATAGCTTTGTTTGTACAACTCTTTAAAAGCCTCAGAACCGAAATAATCAAGTACCTTTGTTTGTTTATCAAATTCAACTTTTGCATTTTTATATTCATTTGAATTTTTATGGTTAGTTTTCATCAACTGTTCAAAAACTTCTAGAATTGCATTTTCTGAATCGAGCTGTTGCTCAATATAATCTGGTGCAAACTCTTCCACATATTGAGAGATGAGAGAGGACTTGACGTCCTCAATATTATTTTGTTCTTGCAATTATTTTCTCCTTAGTTCATAAAGTAATTACAGTCAGTATATATCTTCTTTTGTAACATCCGCATCATCCGTGTTGGTGAAGATAGCTGTTAAAATTAAGTCTTCTCCGCTTCTCGCCCACATCCAGCCCTCTGGCGCGGGCTGTTTAACTGTTACAAAGTCTATACCAAACTCTTTACACCATAAGATAACCTCTTCCCTGTTAAAGTCCATAAATTCACTCCTTAAAATTATTGTCAATTTCACTAAACAACTGGTGTTCTTGTGATGGTTGACGTTGCTGCTTAGTTTTCTTTGTATTCTGACGAAGAGATTTCTGTAATTCTCTTTGCATTGTTTTGCGTGCTTGTTTGCGTGTACTCATATGTTTTCTCCTTGTTTGTAGATGGCTTGCTAGGAATTAACAAGCCATAAGTGATGTTATCAATTTAGGTCTAAAGATTCAAGCAAAACTATAAGTTATTTTGCATAGTATCGTGTAGACTCTTCTTGTTGTCTTGCAGCAGAGAAGTTGTCAACTCGTTTTAAGTACCCAACTACACGTGTAGCTCCTGAAACATCAGAGGAGCCACACTTCTTGCAGTAACGTTCTGTTGTTCGCTCAATGTTTTCACAGTCATTACAAATTGTCATTTTAGTATTAAAGCAGAAGTAAGGTACACCCAGTTGAGCTGATGCTTCAATAATTGCATAGTATTGTTGCTCTGTCAACAAATCTTCAAGATTAATGTGTGCTGCACTGCCTCCAGATGTTTTTCTAGTCAAGCGCTTTCCGTGAGCAATAAGTTTGTCCATAAAATTAGTATTATCAGACGGAACATACATATAGCTTGTATAAACATCACGATTAACTTTTAGACCATCTTCTTTTGCCCATTGAGCCAGTTTATATCCAGCCGACTCCAATGGTGCTTGCTCTGCATTGATTTTGAAACCAAACTGTTGTTGTGCTTTAGAATTAAGTTCTTCAACCATAACCAATACATTCTCCATAAAGTTCATATAATCTTCATCTCTATGTACTGGTGTGTATCCATGATATTCTGCTGCCTCTACTAGCCCACCAAGACCTACTGTTGAATACAGTTTATCAATTTCAATATATCCAGCTTTATAAATGGGAATCATACCCTTATCGTCAAGCTCTGCAATAAAAGCACGGCGAGCTGCAAGATATTTGTGAACACGTTTAATTTGCTCTTTAATTTCCTGCTCATTCATTGTCTGATAGAGTCTATTGAAATCAATAGTAATCACACCAACACTTCCAACTTTAACACCACCTACACCAGAACTATTTGCAAACTCTTTGAAATTGGTTTTGTTAGCTAGGCGACAACAACTTGAGATACTATCAGGATTGTCACTCAAATAAATAAAGAAACTATTTCCTTTGTGTAACTGTTGTGCTGCATATTCATGATATTCTTTATCTTTCGGACTGCCATTCTCTGTCAACATGCTGAATGTTACAACAGGGAAAGTAATAATACCGTTATCACGCTCTTTATCTAGAGTCTCCACAAACAATTTTTGTAGTTTGTTAATACTATCCCAAACTGGTTGTGTAAAATCAGGATAAACCATTTGACCAAACACTGCTTCAAAATAATACTGGTCATAAATCAAAAAGTTAGTAAATGGGGATTGATATGATCTCGCACCCGATGGCTCGTTAAGCTTATAGATTAGTCCTTGCAACAGTTGTTTAGTCAAATTATTTTCGTGATAATCCTCACCGAAAGATTTACGGAAATAGTAATCTGCATAAACCAAAGCCTCTGGAACACCTACAGCACCTGCAATTTGGGCACTAACTAGATAAATAGTTGAACACAGTTGGTCGATAAAACTAAAGATATTCCTTGGTGCGTTGCTCATACCACCAAGGCTTTTCAACCCTTCTGTTACCATCGGAAAAATAGAGATTGAAGCGCAATACCCAAAAACTGGATTAGTTTCATCATGCACATAAATGCTATGTTCTTCTAAATCCTTAATATATTGCTCTGCAAGGTCTTTACCAAACATTTCTTCAATTTTATCGTAGGTAGTTTTACGATGCAGTTGGATACCAAAATCCTCGTACAGCGAACCTTGCAGTGTTGTAACATTCTTCATGGTTACATTTGAGTTACTGTTAAATTTACTACCTGTTGCGGCATTCTCTGCATCAATATATTGATGGATATATTTTATTTTATTATCAAGTTGTTGCTCTGTTAATTTAGTGAACATCTAAAATATTTTCCTCTTTATTATTGTATGTGGACATCTATTTTATCACATTTCCATGTTTTGACATTGATTCAAATCAACTATCTTTCAGAAAACGAACAACTTCCATCAAACCACCAATATGTTTCAGGACATTTCCTTCTCCCATGACGAATACTTGCGGGATACTCCTGGAGGTCACACCAAGATCAGTCAATTCTTGAAGTTCATAATCCTGCCCGAAGGATTTGTATACAAATTGCATATCTTTAGAATTCAATAGTTTCTTAACTGCTTCACAATTAGGGCATGAACTTGCCCCATAAATCAAAAACAGATCCTTATTTACCCCAATATTATTCAATTTACCTCCTATTAATGTATTACCTTTAAAACGAGACTTCTTCAATATCGCAAATATTTAATAATTTATTTAAAATAAACATAGATTCAATCTCAAAACACTCTGTTGACCAATCTACATAATATTGAAATTTACGTTCACGAAGTTCGCTATGTAGTTCTTGTTCATAGTTATATATTTCTTGATGTGTTGCTGTGAGCATTCTAAGTTTGTGGATTTTATTCTTTGGGACACCAGATTCATATTTTAAACCTTTAATCCTTTCATCAACATCAAAACTTCTACCAACTTTAATGAATTTATCATTGAAATTCAAGACATAAAGAAAATCAATTTCATCTTTTCTTTCTGGATAATAGCCGTTACCATTACCTAACTCAACTTGTCTGTCTTTCCAGCAATACATGCAACGGTTGCCATTATTTACAAAGCTATTGTAACCAACAATCTGTTTTCCATGTACTGGGCAGAGATATTCAAAGTGCGACTTTGCGTTTTTATAGCCGTCTGGAAAACCGATAACATCATAATTCATTTCTTTGCAGATGTCAATACATTTTTGTAGTGCAGTGTGTTCTGGTGTTTTCTTTTGTTCTGCTAAGTTAACTCCTTTACACTTAGGGCACCCATTTCCACTATTAATAATGCTGGCGATGCTTGTCGTCCACCTATTACCATCTTTTAAGCACTCAAGATTTAATTTTGTTTTTTGATTTTTAAATTCTTCTGCAAAACCATGAACAATAAAATTTTTCTTTTCTCCTGCTCTGCTTGCAAGGATTAAAAATTGAAAGGCTTTCCACTTTGGACTTTTAGAGCAGCCGCAAGGTTTTACTCCTTTTATTAAATTACCTTTTGTGCTAACAAAATATCCGTCTGGAAATAACTCTTTATCTTTGGAGCACTCAGTGCAAGTTACTTTGAATGTTGTGATATTTCCTTGCTTACCTGCAATTCCGACAACTTCCAGTTTCCCATCTGGGCTTTTCCAGCCAATAAAATCTTCTGCTTTTTGTTGTTTCTTCTTATTTTCAGTCAACTAATCCCCCCCTAAAAATGCTTTGCTGATTCCGTCAACCAACCAACATGTTTCAAAACATAATTTTCTCCTTAATCTTTTACCATATAGGCCCACATATCAACTGATTCTGGTTCTTGTTTCAATTTGCATTGGTAGTTGCCAGTTTCAGAATAGTATAACACATTGCCTTCTTCTGTCAATACTAAACCTTGACCTGAATGATGAGTTTCACTGTCTACGCCTTCCCAAGAAACACCTACGAAATCTTCTTCCATATTATCGTACTCAATATAGAGTCCAGTAACATCTTTGTACTGATTCAGGCGTTTAAGTGGAAGATCATTTTCATCAGGGGAGAATGAGCCTAGCTCCCCACAATCCTTGCCAAAAACAACAGAAAAACCATCTACGTATTTCTGTTTGCAAATAGTATTACAATAAGAAACATACCGTTCTTTAATGTCGCCAGTTTCCAACATATAAACCTCAGAAGAATACTTAAAAGTAATTTCTTCACAATTTTCAAGGACTAAAGTAATGGATTTAATGTTCATAATTTCTCCCTTAATTGCCAAAATCCAATTTAACAAGTTTGCCTTTGTTATTGTACCCATAATTTTCTGGCTTACAATCGGACATCCAAAAATCAATATGCAGATCAGATTCACAACATATCTTTTGTACTTCTACAAAGAATAGTCCACGATGTCTCACCTCTTTGAGTCTTTCCATCACTATAACTAACCCAATAGGATCAGAGAATAATACACGAGCCAGATTTTTATTGTTGATTTTTGAGAACTGTCTTTCTTGTAAGTTTGCTAACAACCCATTTAGAAATAGTCTCCAAGATTTAAGTGTTGGCATTTTTACAACTACTTTATTAAACATAAAAACAATTCTTGTGCTACCCTTTAGGTTTATTTTCACAATCACAAATTCCAATTAGAGAGCTTTGTTTGTCATCATCAGTTCGAGCAATTATGGCGCGCAAGGCTCTTAGAAAATCCACATTTTTATTTTCTTCATAAACAATCACGAACCTGTCGTGAATCCACTGTAACAGCTCTTTATCTTTCATAATTTTACCCTACTGATCTTCCCACTTCAAAGTATCCAGTTTTCCTATGAAAACTAACCATGATTCTTTTAGTTTTTCAGAAAAACTACGGACTTTGTGGTTTACAGGTCTGGCAGGAATCCAGTTACCTTCTTTGGTTTTCACTAAGGTGTCCCATTGCTGAACTTCTTTTACTTTATATGTACTCATAATTTTCTCCTTTCCCGTTTTCAAATTTATCCCAACCACTCCAATGCCCACCACGGAAATAGTTATCGACTTCAAAATAACCTGTCCACTTCCCGTCAATATCAATGCAATATTCGGCTACAGGAGCACACCACCAAATTTTAATGCACTTCTTGTCTATATCATGATCCTTTGCAACTAAATCTGTCCAGATTTGGACAAGTTCAGGGTAAGGTTCTTCTCCCCAATCTGATTCGTACATAAAAGTACCATAATCTGCTTTAGTTATTGTTTTATCTTTCATAATACAACCTCTTAATATTTGATGTTGGAAGTATTAAATTAATTATAAGCACTTCCATGTGCTTTGTCAAGTCTTAGTCGAAATCTAGCTCATCATCACCAAGGTCATCTTTGGTTGCATTCAAAACATAATTGACAATAGTAGCCTCTTGGGCTGCTACTTGATGTGAATCAATATCAATCCAACCATTCAACCAAGGAATTGGATGTGAATCTGGCATTTTATTATCATTCTGCACATTCAATACACTATACAGTGGATTTGCAGACCAAACAACCCATTCATCAAGTAATTGCTTATTGAGTCCAAGGATGCTTCTACCCTCGGAGAACAAGTATTCATTCCAGTTTAACTCCCGTTGTACTACTTTATCAAGATATTCTTTTGCCCAAGGTTTAATATTTTTGAAGGTTTGTTTCCATTCAGGGCCATTTTGCAAAATATCAATCACAATTTTATCAAGCTGAGTATGGTATTGTTCATCAATCATGATTTTCTGAACTAGCTTGGCAACACCGATAAACAAATCTTGTTGTGCAAGGGCAAATGTACAAGCAAATGAAGCCATAAAACTAATACCTTCAAGAGCATATAACGCTACTAGTGTTTTTGCAATAGTTTCTTTGACAATTGGATCATTTTTATCTACAAGGCCAAGATTGTATTTTGCGCCGAGTTGTTCAAGTTCTTTAAATACAATACCAAAATCATACCCACGTTCAGTCACTTCATTTCGCTCTACTTCAGCAAACAACACTTCTGGATTCTTGAAGCACTGACGACCAATCTCAGAGTACGTCAAACTATGGAGTACTTCATTTTGAGATACATAAGAGATTGCTGCCCAATATTCGCTATTTGAAATAAATGGTGCAAGAAGTGGTGCAATAGAACGAGAAGCAATGCTGTCAAGCTCCCATTGGTACGCCAAAGTTTTAACCATTACTTCATATTGGTTCTTGGGGCAATTCTCGAAATCGAAGCGGGATTGTTGGAGGTCAACCTCATCTTCGCTCCAGTCAACAGACTTCAGCTTCTTGTAAAGTTTAAAGATCTGTGGATATGTTGTGTTGATGCTATCGTGAAGTGCAGGTTGCTGCCCAAGGAATAGGGGGTAGTGCCCTTCGTGTCGTTGAGTATTTTCATAATTAAAAACTGCCATATATTTCCTCCTTTATTCAATTTATGTTATTTTACTTCTTCTAATCCACAATTGTCAAGTAGTTTATTCAAAATAAACTGACAATCATTCTCAAAACACTCTGTTGACCAATCTACATAATGTTGGAAGTTACGTTCACGAAGTTCATTATGTAGTTCTTGTTCATAGTCATAAATCTCTTGGTGTGTAGCTGTAAAGATACGAAGTTTGTGAATCTTTTTCTTTGGAACTTTAGATAGCGTACGCAACCCTTTAATTCTTTCATCAACATCAAAAGATCTACCTACTTTGATAAACTTGTTATCAAAATTCAAAACATAAAGAAAATCAATTTCATCTTTTCTTTCAGGGTAGTATCCGTTGCCGTTTCCTAAATCTTTAGCACAACCACCACAACGTGTTCCTTGGTTTACAAAATTATGATAACTTACATTTTGTTTTCCATGAATTTTGCAGACATATTCAAAACGAGAACGGTTGTTTTTATAACAATCTGGAAAACCTATAACATCATAATTCATTTCTTTGCAGATGTCACCACATTTCTGTAATGCAATATGTTCTGGGGTTTTATGTTGTTCTGCTAAGGTTATGCCTTTACATTTAGAACAACCCCTCCTCTTATTAATAACATTATTGATACTTGCAGTCCACTTATATCCATCTTTCAAACATTCAAGGTTTAGTTTTGTATATGAATTTTTAAATTCTTCAGCAAAACCGTGGACAATAAAACCTTTCTTTTCTCCCGCTCTACGAGCAAGAATCAAATACTGCCAATCTTCCCATTCAGGTTTCTTAGAGCAACCACAAGGTTTTTTACCTTTAACTAAATCCCGTTTTGTAATAATAAAATATCCGTCTGGAAATAGCTCTTTATCTTTAGAGCACTCAGTGCAAGTTACTTTAAATAGTGCATTTGTTCCTTGCTTGCCATGAATTCCTACAACTTCTAACCTTCCGTCAAGGCTTTTCCAGCCTATAAGATCTTCTGGTTTTTCTCTTTTATTTTTGTTTTCAACCAATTAAATCTGCCTCCTTTTACTATGAACTTACATTGTACTGCCTTATTTTGAAGATGTCAATACAAATCCATAATAAAGTGGGCTCGTTACAAGCCCAAATTGCTTAAATTTCAGTTATTACAGACTGCATCCACCACTAGCACAACCAGAATCTTGCGAAGTAATCTGCTCAATTTCTTCATCTGATTTTGACTTGGTATTTGAATAATAGTGCGTCTTTAATCCCATCTTACACATGTAAATAAGGTTCCCAAGGTCTTCCCTTACGCCAATTTTACCCCCTTCATATTTAGATGTATCGAAATAAAAGTCAGCGCTAATACTTTGCCCACAGAATTTCTGCACAATTGCGTACATATCCACCATATCTTTAAACGGAACATCCCAACATTTCTCGTAACTATATCGTGTAATCAAATTATCATAGTCTGGCACAAATACTGGAATTTGGTTGATGTCAGACGATTTAATAATCAACTCGCTACGAATTGGATACAGACCATTAGTTGTGTTTGATGCTAGAGAACTGCTTTCTCCGGGCATGTGTGCTTCAAGAACGCTATTACGCAAACCACCTTGTTCAATAATCTCTTGGCGCAATTGTTCCCAATCAAACACCAATGAACTATCAACAACATCATCTACATTTTTATTGTATGTGTCAATAGGCAACCAACCTTCTGGGTACTTAGTTTTATCAATCCACTCTGCATTAACTTTCTCCTTTGCAAGACGAAGAGAAGCTTTGTGCATGTAGTAGCTGTGCATTTCAGCAAGTTCGTGGATTAGACGCTTACCTTTCTTGTTTGTATACCCTGCATTCTGCGATGCCAAATAATTAGCTAGGTTAACAATACCAACACCGATACTTCTACGTGCTTTTGCCGTGACTTCCATTTGAGGGAATGGGTATTCCATCAAATCAATAGTGTTATCAATTAGTAAGGTTGTATAATAAGCAACATCTTCATACTCTTCTGGTGTAACACGTCCTGCTACAATTGCCCCAATGAAACACAATGCAACTTCACCAGCGTCCCCATCTGTTCCATACAAATCTACAATGCTATTGAATCCTTTTGTAGGTAGTGTGATCTCTTGACATAAATTTGAGCTGTAGATTGGCTCTTTAAATGGAGTATGTCGATTAATCTCGTCAATAAAGGTCTTGTATGTTCTACCAGATTCACGCCAGTTCTTTTGAATATCAATTGCCAATTCACGAGCATTGATATACTTCTTTTCTTTAATATCAGATTTGTCATATTTATCATATAGTTCAACAAAACCTTCATAATCTGAACTATAAAACTTATCATACAAATCTTGAGCGTAATATGGACTAATCAGCATCCACTGCTCATTCTTGGCAACTTTCTGAATAAACAATTTATTCATACTATTACTATAATCCAAACCACGAATCTGCTTTTGTGTCGGTGTAGTCGGATGTTTTAGACGAATCAAATCTTCAATTTCAGGGTCTAGAATATTAATGTGCATTGTTGCACTTCCGCCACGTACTGCTTGCTTTGTAGATTTGACAGCACTTTCGTAATAACGAAGGTAAGGTAGTTTACCATAGTGTACAATGTCACCACCACGAACAGGGTCTTTTACTGAACGAGTATGCATATAACCACCAATCCCCGCTGAAGCACAAGTCATCATATAAGCAACGTGGCTGCCTACTTCAATACTCTCTGCTGTATCTTGCGTAGTAAACAAACAGCAACTTGCATAGCCTTTAAACTTGGTTCTCATACCAGAAAGTGTAGGCGTTGGGACATTAATCTTCAAATCTGACAGATAGGTGTACAGTTTGATTACGTCTTCAACTCTCCGCTCTTGTGGTTGATTCTGCATAGCAGCCAGAGCAATACCCACATACATAAACTGGGGCGATTCAAACAGTTGTCCAGTATGCTTGTTTTTAAGCATATATTTGTCACACATTTGACGAAGGCTTGAGTATTGGTATCCGAAATCTTTATTATGGATAACAAAAGAGTCAATCTCATCAAGTTCTTCTTCGACATACTCCATGTCAATCCACTTTTCCGATTCTACCATTTTTGTATAGAACTCAAAAAGAGAAGGAGGTTCTACAAAATCACCAAATACTTCTTTATAAATATCACCAACAAGGAGTCGTGCTGCAACATCTGCGTGTTGGTATGTCGCCTTTTCAAGGCATGTATCAATAAGAGCTTTGTGAATATCTTTGGTGGAGCACATATCAGATAGTTTCTTAGTTGCACTCATTACAATTTCTGACCAAGATACTTTAGATTCACTGGCCCATTCAGCCCACTTATTTAGTTTGTTTGGATCGAACTCAACAACTTCACCATTACGTTTGATTACACTCTTAATCAATTCTTCCTCCATTACAATTTTATTATTTGTATTATGCTAAATCAGTAATCTTCGATGTTAACTGTCTTTCCAGTAAATTGGTCTTGGTAAACATGGTCATACATTATTTCTTCTGATACAAGACCGTTAAAGTGTAGCCAAGAGCGATAGTGAATGACTGAATCAAAACCTTTTGCTTGCCATGCTGGAATCTTTCCTTCTTCTTTTTCTTTCTTACCCATTTATGCCTCTTATCTAAATCCAATGGAGTGTTGGTTGTCCCACATAATCCCTATCAAAATGACACCAACAGTATGTTACACTATTAGCTGTTTCTTTTTGTTCAATACCTTCAGTGCAACTGATACGACTAACAAACACATAAACATTCTTCAGATGCCCTTTACTGAATAGTTGTTCATAGCGTTTCTTGCTTTCAAGAAATTGAAGTCGAAGAAGTAAGTATTGTTCTTTTGCACACTCAAAACCTTTGTTGACAAATTCATTTGCCAATTTATATGGTGGGTTTGAAATAATAGCATCATAATCAAACTCAATATCTGTGTTCAAGAAATCTTCGTTGTATTCTGTCGTATAACCATGATTAAACATTTCATTAGTTACAACATACAAACCTTTATTACGAAGATACTCACTAACAATACCTATACCTGCACAAGGTTCAAAATACTTTTTATCTTTGCTGAAATCTACAATATCAAATAATTTATCTAATGCAATTTCTGGTGTTGAATATAAATCTGAATAATCTTTGCTTTTGTCCCTACGACTATTGGGTGAAGCCATTAATTGTCCCCTTTTCTTTATTTTCTTCACAATCTTCTGGTTTATTACATTGTCCATTTTCATCATTAGATTTACCTGATTTGCAATAGCACCAACCACAATCATTATATTTACATTTCATATTAGTTACTCATGTAGTTTGCAATATCTTTTAGAAAATCAAGAGTAATATTCAACCAAAGAAGGGCCAACAATCCACGATCCCACATATTATCTGCTTTGATTTCCTCATAACCGAGTATCGAACGGAAAACGAGAATTAAACCCAGAACAAAACAAACTAAGCTTACGTAAATCATATTACTTATCCTCTTCAAAAGGTGATTCAAAAAGTTCATCTTTTTTCATCAACTCACTCAGACTCAAATCTTGCGGGTTGATAATTTTATATCGTGATTTCTCTTCTTGGCTGCGATTGTAGTTTTTCTCACTGACACCATTAACGCCTTCATAGTCGGGTACATCAAAAGGAAGATCAGTTACAATTTTCTTGCTTTCAGCTTGAAGCATTTCTACAATAACATCAAATTCTTTGTCTGTCTTAGGGTCTTTAGCATTTACATCAAGTACGTCATGATTCTTATAGATTGATTTGTATGGATAATCACTTCGCAGTTGACCTTGGAAGATAGTTGTTTCACGAACATGCATTGGACTATGACGATAACGAATATTAACATTGTCTACACGATCAATTTTCTTTTCAACATCAAAACCTACGGCATAGAGGGCTGCCATCAAATGATTTTTATTGTTATCTACATCAAGTTCAGGAAGTGAACGAAGAAAATCAAGTGTGACACTTTGAAAACGATCTTCTGGTGATACAGTAGTCAGTGATTTATTAATTACTTTGTTATTTTCTTTAATCATTAATCTCTCCTTGTTAAGGCATTAATCTACAGCTCTTATGATTAATGCCTTTTGTTATTTTGTTTGTACGATTATACTGATTTAAATTAGAAAATCAAGTTCTCTTTATAGATATTTTATATTACCAAATGTACAAATCACTAATAACTTTCAAATCTTTTTCTGTATACTTCAAATCAAACATCTTATTAACTTTATCTAGGAAATCTTTACTGTTATTATTAATTTCCTCTAGGTTATTTCCGTCCACGAATAAATAAAACCATTCTTTTCCAGAATATGCACTTCCAGCTTGTGCATATAGAATCTGAAAAACTTCTACACTCGCAATAGGATCTTCTTCCCAATCTTCTTCTGTAAACATATTCTTTTCGATTGCAGTTTTTACCATTTCAGGACTAAGACGAACACCAATACCACCTACACCATTATAATCAACACCCATACTATTTCTCCTTATTTAATATTATCTGAATCTTTAAGTGCTTGCCAAGCAATTGGGAATAATTTTGACATATGATCATCTAGTTGTCGAGCAAATTCACGAACTTCGTATTGTGCGTGTTCACTAGAGCGTTGTTTGTAAACACTATACCACCCATAAAGTGAACCTGTCCATACCCACCGTGTAATCATACCTTGTGGAAGGATAAATCGGGCTTGTTCAGGAGCAAGTCCAGCTTCAACAAGGGCCTCATAAAAAGTTACGGATTGCTCAACTGCAAGATTGTAAGTTTCAGCCACAGTGATATTCGTATAATCGTCCTCATAGGTGTTATATGTCTCCCATGCATATTTTTCACTTACATCCACCTCAGTAGAACCATCATGCAATTTATCAGGACGTCCACGGAACATGTCTGGAACAAAAATATCAATGACAGAATCTTTGTACCGCATAGACCGTTCATTCCATGAAAACCCAGACTGATGTTTACCAAGTTGACGAGCAATTGCAATTGGTGCTTCACACTCAAACGTTACTTGTGGGTGACGAAATGGTGTTACATGTTTCTCACGAGCAAGGAAGTTAATCAACCGGGTTGGGTCAGTCTCACCACGTTTAAATTGAGATTCTTCACTACCGCCAAGAGTTGCTTTAGCTGCCTCAAACACTCGAAAGTCATCTCCCATGTGGTCTACAAGTTTAATACTAATACCTTTCATTTATTCTCCTTATTTATTATCTAATTCTAACACCATCCAGATAAATCTGAACATTGTTTATAATTTCCATTGGTACATCATACAACAAAACCAAATCCGTGTCAAATTGTTTTCTACACTTATTGTGTTTCAGGATGACTTCTACCAGTCTATTACCTAATGCATCAATCACGACCAAATACTGCCCTCGTTGTGCGTAGTATTTCTTATTTGTCACATGAAATATCTCCTTCATAAACAACTCCGGCATTCCATATATCAAGCATGTCTTGCCACTCTATCAAATTACTTCCACTGTCATCAAACTCTACGCAAATTTCGTTACCACAATCTTTACATAATACCCAACCACTCTGATAACAAACACCTCTTATTTCAAGACAACCTGTAGAATCTGCTTCTAGGTTGTAGCTGCCACATTTTACACAAGGTTGTAGTTTATAAGTTTCTGTATCTTTGCTCATAGGACATCTTCTAAGAAATTACCGATATCATGCCAATTGCTACTATGAAAGTCAAGAGAAACTTCCAGATCTTCACACTGAGTGTATGGGGTATCAAACTTAATTTTAATAACTTTATCACTAAAACTGTTTAGGAATACATTACGATCATCGATCATTATATCAACATTAACAAAATGTTTCTCTTTTGTTGCAAGAAAACCAAATGATTCTTTTGGAATATCGAACCATTCTTTTGCTGCAACTACCTTACTCTTGAAGTGGTTAGTTTGGCAGTGACTAATAAATACAATCTTGTGTCCTTGCTTTGCAAGATTATTGATAACTTCAACAGCATCTTTATATGGTTTCAGTTTTTGATATAGTGAAGTATCTTTCCAGAAACTAAAACTTTCTGATTCAGTCAAATCTGGATAATACTTACCAAGATTATAGTCAATTTCTTTCATGTTTGCAAATTGTTCTTTTGAAATATAATGATACGACATTGCGTTCAAGTGGTCTATCCAACCCCCTTGCTGGAATACGCAATCAACAACTGTCAAATCAAAATCTACGCCGATTGTAGCCATACATTAATCTCCTCGATATTCTCTGATCTTGTTCACAGAATACACAATCTTATTCAGCTCATAATTAAGTGAGTTACCTTTCTTTCCTGCGCCATTCACAGTTCCCCATGCACGGACAAGTGACTTAAAAGCATTAGAGAAATCAAAGTCGTTATCGAAAATATCATAAATCAGCATTTCTGTCTTAACATAGTCGTTTTCTTTAATAAAATCAATTGTTTTCTGGCTAAGTTTTAAATCGTAGTAACTAGAAGATTTGCCATCTGATTCAATCGGTTCTTTATTCTGTTTTTCAACAGCACTTAATGTTTCCTTGGCCCACTTGTGGCGTGAATCTCTATCCAAACCTTGAGGCATTCTGTGGTGTTCCTCTTTTGTAAGTTCTGATAACCGTCCTACATCAGAAACTTTTACACTTCTACTGTACAATTTACAATACCGTCCATGTACAGCATACACATTTTTTCCGCTAAAAACATCTTTACCATAAAGAAGTTGTACCCCATCTTGTACAACAATATCGTCAACCTCGAAAATAAATTCCTTATTTTCATTATGAATATTTCTAGCAACCACTATATCACCTGCTTTATATTCCATATTTCCTCCTTTATAAAACAAAAGCCGCCGACTCTCATCAAACGGCCCAAAACAACTATACCTTATTTATTCTACAATTGCAAGTTGAATTGTTTTAAACTCTTTAACTGAACTTTTACCAATATTATCTTCTGGTTCGTGCCACATAATTACTTGTGAAGGGACAGAACTAAAACCAAGAACACCTGAGTATTCTGTAGCTGCCGTATCTACACCGAAAAACGCCCCATTAAGTATCATCTTATGGCAATCATAAGAGCATATATGATGCATGTCACCGATACGGAAATATTCTACGTGCTTTTTAATTTGTTGCCCACGTTTTTTCATTTGGTCAGACATACTTTTCTCTGTTGCACTGTTAAAATACCCATGTTCATAAATCACAGTGTTGCCGTAAATCTCCGTATGGCCAAACGCGCCATGTGGAATATTGAAGGTAATATTATCATACTTACCAACTTTTGCAAGTTGTTTCAGTGCAGTATAAATTGCATAGTCATAAGAATACAGACCAGCTTTATAGATATCCATGCCTTTATGCTGTGAACTACCGTGATTACCTGCAATTCCTACAAATTCTACAGGAACACCCAGTTGCAAAATTGGTTCAAGAACGTATTCCCAAATGTAAACAATAGCATTAGAAATCTGCTCAGAAAGCCCTGTATCACACGCAACGGCTGATTGGATACCATGCTTCATATGATCTTCTACAATATCGCCAAGACTTGCAAATACAACTTTATCTACATTTTTAGTCCGTTGTTTATCTAGTATAAAAGTCCTAACTTGTTGGCCGTAGTCTTTCAATGCGCGAATACCGATTTCTGTATTGTAATGTTGTGCCACTTTTCCAATTTGCCAATCAGAAAACAATACCTCAACAATACCGTTTTGTTTGGATGCTACAGCAGGATAGACTCGTGGAGAGTATTTTGAAACTTGTACTTTATCTACAGCTTTCTCAATACCAACAAGCATCTCTTTAAAATTAAAATCTGTATCTGCAATTTCCCGTTGGATTTTACGAAGTTGATTATTAGCTCTGTGTGCATGACGTAAACGCTTTGCAAGGTTAGAAACCGAATAGTCTGGATGCTCACAAAGAACATTTAGATTATCTTCAAAAGTTTTATCTTCTTGTTCTGTATCTGTAATAATCTCTTTATTTGAATCTTCAAGTTCAATCCATGCAGAGTAATATTGGTTTACAGTTGATTTCCCAATATTCAGTTGTTTTGCAATCTGGCGAGAGCCGATGCCTTGTTGTTTTAGAGCTACAATTTTGTCTATAATTTCGTTGTAATATTTAAAATTCATTTATTCTCCTTAAACTTGAAATGTATACCCAACTTTAATTGCTTTAGCAGTTTCTTCGGTTGAACACACAATATTGGTTTCAGATACCTGTCCGTAACAATTATACTCAACATCTACCCAATACTTATTAAAGAGTAGATATGGTTCGCTTAGAACTTTTGTAACGACTGCATCAACTATGTTCATTTGTTCTCCTTTATTATGTCTCTATAAAATACATGATTTCCCACAATTTGCACCTTCTCTAGTTTACTGTAATCCCAGCTCGGCTTCACTTTAGTCGAATGATAGAACTTACTTCCTTGTGTAAAATCCCATCCCAATCTATCAATCCAGATAACAACAGTTGAAAGAGCCTCCAGTTGTTTTAGAAGTTCTTTCTCTGATGTTGTCTTGTTTGGGACTTGTTGTTTATTCTTTGGAATCTGATGCGTCCAAGAGAACTGTTTATTCTGATAGATCACCTTACATATAGAATGTGGATGCTTTGTATCTCGCACTCTATTTAGAACAGTCTTAACAATATAAGCTTGTCCTGCTATGCTCTCCCCTCTACCTTCATGGTACAGGTTACGCACGGCACATCTATACTCGTTGTTATTAGCAACTATATTTTCTCTTAACTGGGTAGGAGGGCCATGCAGAATGGCCCCAACAATTAGATGATAAGTTAGAATACTTTCAAGAATCAATAGTTACTTCCTCATAGTATTTAATCGCAGCATACAGATTAGTAAAATCCCTAACGAAGCGTTCATCTTTAAACAATTCTAGTTTATTGTGTAGTGTACTAGATACCAGACAATACCTGTCATCTAAATGCAGTTTAATCTTCCCTGCAAGTTTTGTCAACTGTAACATGAATTATCCTCCATTCCAACTTCTTATACAATTATTAACAAAATCATCTATTACTTTAATTTCACAATCTTCACACCAATAGATATTTCCTGTATGTTGTCCTTCATAGCAACGTCCTGAATTATAATTGGAATAAGTTGTATCTATAATCTCGGATAGTTCTTTTCCGCAATCTGGACAAGAGATACACATATTAAACTTCCTCTGGTAGAGCATCAGGAAGAATAGCAGGTGTCTCTGGAACTACAGGTTCAACAGGTAGTTCTGGTGTCACTACAGGAGCATCAGTATTGGTCTCAGGGATAGTACTATTGCTACCTTTCTTCAAAGTTGGGTCAAAAGTAAAACGAATACCAGAAAGAGAAAGAATATTCATCAATTCAGTCAGAGTTACTTCAGGGCGAACAACAGATTCTGGATTACCGCCTGCATCAACAATTGCTTTATTCAGGCTATCAAGAAACTCTTTATTAGATTTGAAAACAGCAATAGCCTCAATGCTATCGGTGAATGGGTTAAGAGTCAGAGTTGGGTTAGAGTTGTATTGAGATTCGTACATATTATTTGTTCTCCTTTTCTTTTATGAATTGATTTATATACATTTCTACTATTTGTTGACGATTATACTCTTCTACTGGTAAAAGTTCAAGTTTATTTTTAAGTTTGTTGAAGATGGTTTCTGTCTTCCACCTACTTATACGTTTTAGTTCAGCATCAACAATACGGAAGTCTAACATATAATTTCCAGACTGTCTAGCTTCCTCTGAGGTTTTTAAGTAACTTAACAACCCTTCAAGAACTTCTGTCAAAGATAATCCAGTTTTACCTAGAATCTTATTGTAGTATTTCTCAATACGCCCCGCAAAAATATTGATATCGCTTCTAAGAACTCCCCTAATCACCCCTGTAGCGTGACTGTGGTCAAGGGTGTACCCTTGTAGCCCCTCACTGCTGAAATGCAATCCAGAGGCCATACAGGAGCTTTCAGAGGCATTTTCAATAAGCATCTCACGATGTTTCTTTATTTGAGCAGAACCTTTAATCCATTTATATTTATCGTAGACAAAATTATAGACTATTCTTCGCCTGCTTGTTGTTCTTTTTGTTGCTGATTTCTTTCTTGGTTTTCTCAACTCTTCTCCTTTAACAAAACTTCCATTCTGAATAGAATAACAAACTCATGGCTTGCTGTTGTCTGTACAATCTTAGTGTTAATGATATCATAGTTTCCTTCATCTGCATAACGGATTGCATCTGTTGTTGCATGATTCAATAATACAAGGTCAATACAGTTGTTTGAACCACTAACGTCATATTGAAGTTTCATTGTTTATCCTTGATAAATTTAAGACCAATAAAGTAAGCGTCCGCATAGTCTGCTTTCCCTGTTGTCAAAGTTAATCCTTCAAGAAAACCATATTCTGTTAATTCACAAGCACGTACCATGTCTTTCTTCTCCATCTTACGTTTCTTGTTATTAACAAGACGTTCTTCTTCAGGAAGATAATCACGGGCAAAAGCTTTGACACTTGTTGGAGTATAACTTGAAATTTGATATTTTGTCAAGTATGTTTTTTCAACCAATGTTTCATTGATTGCACGGAACAATGTCAGCAGCGTTGCTTTAGCATCACCAAATGCTCCCATCGCTGGAGATTCTAGGACAAAATACTCCGGCTGAAACTCTTCAACATATTCACATAATTTATCACAAACAAAATCAATCTGTTGTGTAATAATTGGAAAATAGTTTACATTTTTAGATTTTGTTTTTGAATGTGTCGAACCAGTTCTTATTAGTTTCTTATCAACAGGTTTGTCATCTTGCCAGAATATAACGGCACAGTGACTAGTGGATTGATCTACCGAGATTAATTTCATTCAACCTCTTTTATTTTATCATTTAGAACTTTAAACTGCAACTCTTTTAGTTTAGAAATGAATACTAACTGACTCTCTTCAAGCCTTGGGAGTTTAGAAACTACACGCTGCATATCATAATCTCCAGAGCAACATTTTAGCAATGAATCTTTGTCTGTACGGATATCTCCTGTTTCTATATGGTTTATCCAAAACTGCAAAGCTCTATATAGAATCTCTTTATCTTTCATTATCCAACCTCTTTTGTTTTAACAGTAGTCTTGTACTCGATACTGTTCATGAAACAATCTTTAAACTCATCCATTAGTTCTTGTGAAAGCTGTTCACCATCGTATTTCTTGAGGCGTTTGACTTTCAGTTTATCATATCTGAATACCGGAATTGTATTCTGGATAAATTCTACTACTTTCTGCTCTTGCCCTTTCATTTGTTCATTATTCATATTTTCTCCTTATTTAAATAATTTACTAAACCAAGATTTAACCTTAGTAACTTTAACAATTTTATAACCTTTCTTTTGACAATCCCAGCAGGGTTGAAAGATTCCATTACTCATGTTATAAACGGCAGAAGTAACTTTACAAACAGGGCATGGATAGTCGTGTGTTGCAAACATCATGCTGTCATGAATATAAACAGTAATATCAGCCAATTCAACACCTTGTGGGTAATCTGGAAGTCCTTTTCCATTTGTATCTTGAATTTTAAATGTCATGTTTAAACCTTTCCAAATTTAACTGCATATTTCCAGATACGGAACTCCTTTGACCCATAACACGGAAACACTGTTGTGGATAGAACTGGGTTTCGTTTCCTATCAATAACTTCAAAACGATAACCAAAAACTTGAACAATAAAGAAACCATTTTGGATATACCAGTGTGACATATTATTCCTCACGTTCTTCAAACAGTTTTAGCATATTAAGAAGATCTTGTTTTGTTAGCCATACACTATAGTTATAGTTTACATCTTCAATATAAATTTGGGAATACGAGTCACTAAAATGGTATTCATGGTTATCGTCATCCACTAGGCTAGGCATCTTACTCCTCCTTCTTTACCAATGTTTTACTATAATCAACACCAAACTTATCAAACAACATTTTGATTGTCAGTGGGTCATTTAATGTTCGCTTCATGTAAACACACTGCCACTGCAAATCTAACCATTCAAGCGTACTCAAGTTCTGTTCATTCCCTCTCCAGTCAATATATTGCGTACCTTCAGGAAACCACATAATGTAAGTATCTACTACACATTGTAGCAATTCTTTTGGATCTTTGCAAGACATTAACAATTTAAAAAACTTAGTCTCACCCATCTGTTGCTCTTTCGGTAATCTCGGAAGGTGTTTATGTGGTGCATAGGTGTCACTTGTATCTCCTGCCAAAAGCTGATAACAGTAGTTAATAAAACCAAGATACTTGCCTTTTCCTTTGTTAAACTCACCAGCCCCAACAGATTTAGAACTGTCTGGAATTAACCAAGTGAATTCTTGCTTAAATTGTCCATCTTCTCTTGACCAATCAAACAACAATGATGGTGTAGCTCGTGCATCCTTGTCGTTACTACCGACAATATAACTAAACTTACCAGATTTCAAATAATCAAGATAACCTTTGAACCCATAAATTTCAAGTTTATCATCTGACTCGATCCCTTCTGTAATCTCAACATTGTAGTTGTCAATCAAGTATTGCCTTACTTGTTTTAATCTAGTAGGTGTCAAATCACGATTTCTGTCTGACTTGTATTGAATTGGGAGAGGTAAGTCTAACCTAAAATTTTCCTTGCCTCCAAGCAATAATATTGTCCGTTCTACCGGAACCTTGAGTTTTTCACAGATCATGGAAACATGATTATCGATAGCATTAGTTGCAATGTCAATCTTCATTTTTTCACGAATCTTTGGGGTTACTTCAAAATCTTCCAATGAAAACGGTTGTTGTCCTTTTGCAATACGAGAGACATTCAATGAACCTAACCAAGAATCATCAGATACAGCTTTAGTTCTACCTTTAAATTCTGTTATATTCTTGAATTCTTTAACATTACCAGAAGATTTATGAAGCACTTCGATATACATTTCATCAATAATACTTGCTGGCATGTAACATATACCGTCTGCATCTATTACTAATTTTGTATCTTGTGTGATATAATCTTCAATATTTTTTATTTGAAATTCTGGAAACAAATCTCCTCCTAAACAACAAGAGCCTCGGTTAAGAGGCTCATCAATATTATTTACTGCTTATTATACAAGCTTAGACTTTACAAGCTCATATGCACTTAGACTTTCTTCTGAATCATTTGCAACTTCTGTTACTTTTGCTTCAAGATGTTCTGCTACAATAGCTTTAGTATATTTATTGAACTTGCCCTTCTTGAGTGCATTATCCCCATGAAGTTCTTTGTGTTTTTCATAAAGGCTGCTTAGAATCATTTTCTCACTTTCTTTTGCAGATTGAACAATTTCACGAAGCTTGATAATTTCATTAACTTCTTTGACAAACAGTTCACGATCTTCAACACCAGCAGGGACTACATTAACTTGAGTTTGATTTACCATATTTATTTCTCCTTCTGTTTATCTATTGTTTATATTTTAATTAAGAATAGTATTGCTCAAAATAGAATTTGGCATAAGGAACGTTATCAATGTCACCATAGAACAGATCTTCACCAAATTCATCGTAAAATTCTTTAACCTTTTTCCACAAATCAGACTGAAAAGCAGATTCAACAAAAATACAATCTTCTGATTCTTCTTCGTAGATTGAATAATCATTACTATATCCAGCCCAGCGATAATCTACATAATTATCTTGAACTGAAGGGTCTAGGTTGGCTTTCAACATACCTACACCATGTCCTACGTGCTTCATACTACACTCATCTTGATCACCACAACTCCAAATTGCATTGATAATTAGCTTGGTTTGCTCTTGTGCTTTCTTTAGCTTCTTCTTGTTCAATGTTTATTTCTCCTTTTTAATATTTTTAAATTACTGTGTCTTTAGATCTTTAATAACTTCAAGGGAACCATGATCTTTAAATGTTTTATCTTTTACAAACTTAAAACACTCATAGACATCGACAATTGAAGCATTATCGTCTGTAAAATCCAACATGTCTTTTACTGTCTTTTCCATCAAAGGATAATGTTTAATTCCCTTAAAAGATACATATCCAAGTAGCTCATGGAGAAGATTGATTTCAGCCTGCGACATCTTAACTACATAATCACCATCTTTATTAATTTTCTTAAGTTTCATTATTTATTCTCCTTATTTGTTTTTAGTATTTTCTGCAACATAAAGCATTCCAACTATTACAAACACAACAAGAATAATTGAGATAGGGATCCAGATCGGTGCCAGAACCCACCACCAACTCCATGCAATATATCCTGTAAGTTTAAGTGTAATAAAAATTAAACACAGGATACTCAAGAACGGGAAAGAACCTTGTACTTTAGTTGTATTGCTCATTATTTATCCTCCTTTATCTTCCGATTAATAAAACCAAGAATCTTATTTTTTCCTGAGTTCACTTCATCTATTTTACTACCGTTTCGGCAATTAGTCAATAGGTTTTCTTCTTCGATTTGAATTATTGCATTGTTGTATGTCATAAACTCATCTAGATTCTGTGCTTTCTGGAGTAGATTATAAATTATTCCTAGATCCATATTAAGAGTCTCCTTTATGTTGTCCCACTTGAACCAAAACCGCCTTCTCGTTCATTGTCTAATGCTTCAAACAACGGAAGATATGAAAGAGGAATAATTTGTGCAATTCGTTCACCTTTTTCAAGGGTAACAGGTTCAGTGCCAACATTGCGATACATCACTTTTACTTCGTCTTTGTAATCTGAATCAATGATACCAACACCATTCATCAAAAGCAAATTCTTTTTCAACGCAATTGAACTGCGGGCACAAAGCATATAAAACATGTGGTACTCATGATTGTCAATGTAATAGTCTGTAGGTACAAGCACAGTTTGATTTGGTTCAATAGTTGTCCGCTTTGAACAAGTCATGTCTGCACCAGCGGAATATTTAGTTTGTCGTTTAATCATTTGTTCTCCTTATTTAATATTTTTCAACAAATCAATAATACTATCTTTTGTTGCCATAATTTTATCAAATGTATCAGCAACAGTTTTATCATCACGGACTTCAACAAAACGTGGCAAGAAGGTACTATATTGGCCTTGTTTCAGTTCGTTAGTTACCAAATCATTCCCTTTGATTGTTACAATCTTACCAATCATTTCATCTTGTGTCAAGAAGAATTTCTTGCGTTGTGCATCAGTCAAACCGCTTCCAACTTTACACTTCACAACACCATCTTCAGATTCTACAAAGATTGCACCAATCTGTCCAGATCTTTTACTGTGTTCTTGGAAACCAACAATCTTCATTTCACATTCGAATTCATTTTTGAGCTTCAGTCCATCCTTAACTTTACCATCTTTCCATTTAAGTTTAGGTGATTTGACAACTGTTCCTTCCATGCCTTTAGAACGGGCCTCTACAAAATGATCAATGACATCTTGTGTTGTATTGCAAAAACGAGATTCTACCATTTGAATGTGTGGTGTGTCAACATACTCTACAATCTTTTCTACCAGATTAAAACGTTCATTATAATCTTCTGTTGATTTACGATTGTTATATTCATCAATGCCGACAACATCCCAGATAACAATAACGACTTTTTCTGGGTTAGATTCATCACTGTTCAAATATCCATTACCAATCTTACGTTCCTCAAACTCTGTAAAACCTTCACCTTTACGGACAAGTGCTTCGCAGTGCAGGACAAAACCAGCCTCTGGATCTGTAATCAAGTCCATTAGTTTCTCTTCTACAGGATTCGGCAGTTTGAATTTGCAAGGTATACCACTTCGTGAACGATAACTAACAGAATCTTTCATTACAAATACATCAGCATAGAGACCGTCAAGTTTAATTTGTGAGTAACATGGAAGTTTGAAACTTTTAATTAGTTTTTCACTAAACAACTGATAACCCATGTATGGTGGATCGGTAATCAAGCCTTTCCAAATTTTATTAATTGTGGTTGTCTGGACACCGCAATCCAAATCTTTCTTGACAATATTGCAAATTAGTTTTTGCATCTCAGTTGACCGTTCTGACAAAACACCAGTCAGAAAAGAAATTGCTTTATTTCCTGTCAATTCACGAGAATAGATTGTTTCAAGTACATCGAACAAAATCTCAAACTCTTCATTCTCATCGTACTCAAAATACTCCCCGTGTTTCCAATTATCTTCATATGGGACACTTTTAATATAAAAGTTAATACTTGGGTCATAAGCAAGATAGAAAACTTTCTTCAGGGGTTCATTATCTTTATTTGCAAACAAGATTGATTCCTTCTCATTGCGAGAAGAAGTCGAACGAAGTTCTTTAATAATATCTACAACCTTTTTCATTCTTTCTCCTTCTTTTCTTTAACATGGATAACTGTTTTAGTCTTCATTGCTTTGATGATTGCAATAATAGGCCACCATACAGACAATGTTAATACTGCCCACTTAACAACAAAGAATGCAAAGTAAAACATAACCGGAATAAGCAGTGGTGCATACAACCACCACTGACTGAATACCCAAACATCAAACAGATATAGTTGTTGCAAAACATTTAGAATTTCCACGATTCCTCCTTAATCAATATGTACTTGGACAGCGCTTACCTTTGTTAACACTTGTGCTCTTGGTCTCGCCTCTTGAATTACGAAAAACACAAGTCTTATAATTTCCTGAAACAGATTCAGAAACAAGTTTATAGCGAGTATAAGCTTTACTTTCAGAAGCACTGACACTAGGTACAAGTGCCGCGACAACAAGAATGATACCAATAAACACCAACATTGTCAAACCTTTAATTTTGCTTTTCATAATTACCTCTTAGATAAGTTTGATACTTTTAGAAAGACGTTCAGCTTGTTTCTGTCGTGTTTCAATTGGAACATTGTGAACATCACTGTTATCATGTCTTTTCTCAACAACAACTGTAAACACAGTATAACCATATTTTTCAGCCAAGTCAAGGTAAGGTTTCATCTCCCATTCAGTTGTAAAGGTATTAGAAACAACAACCTTTTCAGTTCCATTCTTCATATGACTTTCAATCTGACATTGGCACCACGCATGGGCATCTTTCAACTTAGTATGATCAAATTTATAATTATCAAAACTTCCAAAATACCAATCTGCTTCACACCAATAGATATCGTCAGATACTAAATCCTCCACAAAAGTTGATTTTCCACTTCCTGATGTGCCTCTTACAATCAACAGCTTCTTCATACCTTCTCCTCAAAATACTTCTCAATAAAAGCCCTACGTTGTTGATCATTGTAAGACTTCCATTTCTCTTTGTCAACAGTTTTTACAATAAAATCTGTAATTCCGTAAAATTCTTCATCAATTTTTTGTTTAAATTTCTCAGGGTTATCAAACATATCTTCAACTTTAGATTGTCCAAGTCGCATGATAGCTTTCTTAGATAGATAATGATTTGATTTCAATTTACAGAGTGTTTCCCCAGTCTGATAGTCAATAATCATAAAACCTTCATGTTTGCATGATTTAGATAGTTGATAAATATAATCAAACTGTGCAATCTGTACTTCTGGCCTATAAAAACCACCAAGCACTGAATAACTATCAAGGCACTGTTCAGAAAGCATCTTACCTGTATCATGAACTCGAATTCCAATCAAATATGCACCAGTATCTTCACTTACAATATGTGGGTCGTCTGGATGACAAATTTCAAATATGAATGTATATCCGTCTTTAAAGAAGGTGGTACTCGATACTGTCAATTGGCCTTCAATAACTTCTTTTGCCATTTTAGCAAATTCAGAATCCAAGGAACCAGTCGTTGAATAAATTGGATTTCCTTTATAAATAGAAACAGCGCACATAAACCCATTAATTTTACGTGGTGCAATAACAATTTTATCTCGGGTCACTTTTGTATTATTTTCATAAAGATTAAAGACTTTTGTAAAAGGCCAGACAACAATGTTATCTTCTGAATCAACTACCATTCCACGACAATCTAACAGTCGTTCGTCTTTATTCCAAAGACTATTATAAAAGACTTTATTAGAATATTTAAGAACAGAAAGCCCTGCAAACTCTCCCGATGTATAGGTCTTTTTCTTTACAAGACCTTGTTCTACCAAATCTTCGACATTAAATTTCACAATTTTCTCCTTCGTGATGATCTAAAACTACAATATCTTTATTATTGCATAACTTAACAGCTTCGTCAAGAGTTAAAATCTTTCCTTGTGCATCCCATCCGACATCAATCATTCGTCCTTGTCCTTGGAATGAATTATGGCAATGCCCAAAAAGCATAATTGATCCATAATGAGATCGATTCCATACATATTGCGGGTAATGGTTCATAACAATATGTGTTTTATCATATTTGATTTCAAGATAATCATATCCAGTAACTTTTATTTGATCTCGCAAGACTTTAGCATGATTGCCATAAATATGTACAATATTTCCATTTAATTTTGATAAGATATACAGTGTTTGCTCTTTATTCCCAAAACTAAAATCCCCAAGATGGAAGACAATATCATCTTGAGAGACCTTACTATTCCAGTGTTCAATCAAAGATTCATGCATTTCATCTAATGAGTTCCACGGGCGAGTTTCAGGACAAAAATCCATGATACGCTTGTGATAAAAATGTAGATCTGATGTTACGAAATATTTTCTGTTGTCTGTGCTTTTTAACTTTTGTCCAAATTTAATCATTATTTCTTTCCTCCTTTCTTCTTTCCCTCATAAAGCCCTGTGACACGGCTTTCAATTGCATTCAATAGTATAACTGTATCACCTTCAGAAATGGCTGTCAAATAATCCTTTTTCAATTGGCAATACACTGAACACTCATCCTGTGAAGGCCAATCCACCTCCTTATCTTCACAAGAAGCATCAAATGCATCTAACCATGCCTTAATATCTTCAATTGGATAACTGAAAACAAATGCAGATGTGTCAAACTTAGGTTTAGGTTGTGCAGATTTTGATATTGTGTTTTTAGTTGCTGTCTTTTTCTGAGTTACTTTCTTTTCCACTAACCTTCTCCTTTTCTTGTTCTGACATAACTTCAAAAATTAATTTCAAAGGCAGTGTCCTTAGAAGTTGTTTCATGTGGGGTAGTAATGCACCTTCCTCCTGCCCTACATACCTGTCACCACCAAGAGCTAATATGCCGCATTCAAACATAGCGGACCCAGCTAAATTGACAGCAGCGCTATTAATTTCTAGTAACTGTTGTGCAGAGAACAACTGTTTTGGTTTATCTTTCATGTTATTCATAACGTACTCCTACTTTATCTAGAGAATTTAACAATTCATCTTGGTATTCTTGTTGTTCCTCATACAGGCAGCGAGGAAGATCTACAACAATAGATTCTCGTGAAGCTTTCCATACTTCCCACAATTCTTGCTTATGTGCTTCTCCATACTGATTTTGTTTTGAATAGAACTTCTCAAATTCTTCTCGTACTTTATCCATTTCTTTCTCCTTAATCTTTATTCGGGATCCAAGTATAATCTTTCCCTTCACTGGAGTCAAACAATTTATCATCCAAAACATAAAAAGCTTGTTCAAGACCGATTCGCGCAAGCTCTACATATCTTAACACAACAGCCAGTTCTTCGCAAGGGTGTTGTCTGTGGAAGTCATAAATATAACGATACACGTCTTGCAATTCTCCTGCTTGAGATAAGAGCATATCTTTAGTAAATAAAAGGTCTTCATTTACGCTAAACTCTTCATAATTTTCATCAAAATTGTCTGACATAAGATCCTCCTGTTTGTCGTATTATTTTACCTCTTTTAAACCACAGTTGTCAAGTAATTTATTCAAAACATACTGACAATCATTTTCAAAACATTCTGTGCTCCAATCTACATAGTGTTGGAAGTTTCTTTCTCTTAACTCGATATGTAGATCTTGTTCATAATCATAAATCTCTTGATGTGTAGCTGTAAAGATTCTAAGTTTGTAGATCTTTTTAATTTTAGACAATGTTCTTAAGTTTTTAATCCTCTGTTCAATATCAAAAGATCTACCGACTTTTATGAATTTACTATTAAAATCTAAAACATAAAGAAAATCTGTTTCATCTTTTCTTTCTGGATAATATCCATTACCATTCCCATCTTCTCTTAATCGTCTGACAGTCTCATCTTTTGCGCACCCACCACAACGTGTTCCATGATTTACAAAATTGTTATAACTAGCGTTTTGTTTTCCATGAATTTTGCAGACATACTCAAAACGAGAATATGCGTTTTTATATCCATCAACAAAACCAGCAACATTGTAGTCCATTTCTTTGCAGATATCAATACATTTTTGCAATACCTCTTGTTCTGTTGGTTTAGCATTTCCAGAACATTTAGGACAGCCTGTACCAACATTAATAATATTATGAATACTTGCAGCCCATTTATGCCCATCTTTTAAACATTCAAGGTTTAATTTGGTATGTTGTCCATTAAACTTTTCTGCAAAACCATGAACAATAAAGCGGTCTTTTGCTGCTCTACGGGCAAGGATCAAGAACTGCCAATCTTCCCATTTATACTTAGAACAACCGCATGGTTTTGATCCATTAACCAAATTTCCTTTTGTGCTAACAAAATATCCATCAGGAAACAATTCAAGATCTTTTGAACACTCTGTGCAAATTACTTTATATAGCACTTTTGTTCCTTGTTTACCTACTATCCCAACAACTTTTAACCTTCCATTATTAAAAGTTTTCCCTATAAAGTTTTTTGCTTTTTCATATTTCTTTTTATTTTCAACAACTTCCATTATTTCTCCCACTTCTTTTTCTTCTTAGGCAGTAACTCTTTCAACTTATTTTCAACATTTAACCAAAAATTATAACGAAACTCTGTTACACTTTTGTTCTTCATTACTTGTGCTTTTAGAATTGCAGTTTTCAATTCTTTATGTAATTCTAGGTACTCTTTTACTGCTTCTTCTTCATTTTCGTATTGCTTTTTCATTTTACCTCCGGTATAGTGTTTACAGATTGACAATTTATCAATCTATGTATATCATTATACTATGTAATACCAGAAGTTTCAAGAGGTGTATGCATAATTTTAAAAGGTACAAAACGTCTTGACATATGGTAAAGCATTATGTACTATACTCACATCTAACCAAGAAAGGAGAGAATGTAGCAATGAATGTAACAATCTATAAGGTACAACTGAAAGGTGTCTGGGACAACAAAATTAATGATAGCTTTCGCAACCTGTTGAAACTCAACGGATTTATTCTTAAATCAGATGATGATAACTTTGGATATGAATGGAATGATTACGGAGGATACCCAGAAGGCCATGACTTTAATAGCTGGTATAAAGATGATCAATATCAGCAATTTACGTATGCTGATTATCCAGCTTGGATTCCAGAAAACAAGAAAGGATCTCAGTTGCTACTTCTTCCCGAGGACTTTGCGAGTCTGATGTTCATGTTGGAGTTACAGGAAGATAAGATCAAGTTTGACTCTATTTCCAAGAGTACTATTATTGTTGATCATCCAATTGAAAAGATGATGAAAGAGTTCTCTGAAGTGTTGACAAACGGATTTAGTGATGCTATTTTAAAACAAATAATGAGACAGGGGTAATTATTATGAATAAAATTGAAAAGAAATTGCGTAAATTAAAGGTTTGTATAGTCTACTAAACGAGCAAACCAAACAAAATGCTATCAAAGACGTAAAACAATCCAAAGAATATAAAACAAGAACGTATCCTGAATTCTCTTTTGATTATAGTATGGGGTATTCCAGCCTTGAACTTAAAGTTTTCAAAAATGAAGTGTCAGATTACTATTCTCTAGGTACGGTTTTTGGTAATGGTTTTGGCTTAAATTACTATGATTTGCTGGATGTTATATTCTATTGTGATGAAGATTTTGTTGGTGTTAATAAGAAACGACTTAATGAATATATTGAACAACTAACAAAGTTTGTTCGTAAAGCACTAAAAGATGGTGTTGATTCTATGTCTTACGGCGTACAAACTGAATCAGTGAAAGTAACAAACTATCTCGATTTTGAGGAGAGACTATAATGTATAAATATCTTAAATCTATATTTAAATGGAATCCAGTAACAATTCGTATTGTATGGGTTATGCTGCTTGCATTTTCATTTACGTTCTGGTATTATTCTTTCAAACTGTTTGATTTCATTATCAAATCTTTAACAGCTTTTATTTTTATTTAACAAAGGAGGATAAGAATGTCTAATAAAATCGTACTATCTAAGATTAATGACTACACCCACACTGAGGTATTTGATACTTCTGTGGCATGGAGTAGGATCTTTGCTCTCATTGTTGACGATGTTGTCAATCTCTATGATGAAGATCTTACAAATCTTGTTTACGATATGCTCTCAGATCCAACAACCTCGGCAAAAGAAGATGTGATTGAATTGATGAAAGATGAGCACATTGGTTCAATGTTTATTTTGGAGTACAATAAGTAATGAAAACAAGTAGGAACCTTGAGAAACTATTGGAACACTCACTTTCTTGTTTCTGTTACAAGGCTGATAAAATTGTTGTTCATGATTTGAATATCAAACAAGATAAAACTGTTTTGTCTCTTGAAGTCTGGTACAAAGATAAAGGACAACAGAAGATTAAATTTAAAAATCTTATCCTGTAAAATATAAATTGTTAACATATTGAAAATTTTATGGAAATATGATAATATAAGTTTATCAAATAACTATTAACCCTATTTTGCTCTTGTGGCAGAATGGGGTTTTATTATATTTAAACAAACTAAAAGGCATATTATGGGAATACCAGACAAGAATATAAATGGTACAGATTGGTCTTCGGTTAATGTTTTATCAGGATTGCCAATAGGAACACCAATGGCGATCCAATTAAAAACAAATGCAATGATCCTCCTCTTTGAATCTAATACCAAACCATCAGCACAATCTAAAGACGGCGTTTTAGTTTCAAATATATTCAATGAAGATTCTACTAAAATTATTACAGCAAACAGCCTAGAGATTTGGGCCAAATGTGCTAATGACTATGATAATGCAATAATTAACATACAAGAAGTCGGTGGAATATAATGGCTATTTTATCATCCTCTCAATCATCTACTATTATACCTCCTGAAGTATTCTCTGGTAACAGAGCTATTAATATTCAATTCTATGAGGAATCTAATAAGAAGTTAGGTTCACAATGGGAGGCTAGTAGGAGATTAATTAATGTTGGCCTTAATCAGAAATTTTATTCTATTATTAAAACAAGAACACTACCTATCGATTTAAAATCAAGATTCTTTACTTTTACAGGTGCTGGAGTAATTGCTAGGTTCTATGTTGGATTCACCCCTGTTACTCTTCCAACACCAGACCCTGTATACTCATTAAGACATGGTCAACCAGCATTTAGAGATTTTGATATTTATACAATCCCTGTTGCTCCTGCTAGTCTTGGAACAAAATGGGCGGCGGATATATTTGCAGAAGGCAATGCCTCTAATCAATCAAAAGGTTCTGTCGGAACTTCTTATGGTTCAGGTTGGATTATAGAGCCGAATCAAGAGATATTGTTGGAAATAGAATCATTAGAAGCGGCACAAAATATAAGTGCTAGATTAGAAATGTATAATGGATTGTTAGATTTACCACTGTAATAGAATACTTGCATGATAAAGTTCTTGAATAATTAAAATATTTATGATAAAGTTAAATCATATACTAATTTATTAACAAGAACTATTAATTATGGAACAACAAAACAACAACAAACCGATTGGTACGGAAAACCTCAGCAAGGAAGCTGCTCTTTTATCCCACGAAGAAGTAGAATACTTCAAGTCTGTCCCAACAAACCTTCATGTAGTTTTAAATGTGATTAAGAACGGTGTTGTGATAGACAAACAAGATACGACATTCGTATCGGAAGATGAAGCAGATATGTTTTCACGGACACTGGCTACAACAGTGAGTGGGTTGCCTCTTGACTTCTGGAGTGTATCTACCAGTGATATTGCGGTATATTACTCGCTAACAGACCCTGATAATCCAAATACCATGTTTAGGATTACAATATATCCTAAAAATTTAAAATAATTTTATAAACTACCTTGACATTTTATAATTTCCATGTTAATATTGTTTATAGATTAGCAAAAATATTCCGAGTGTAGGCAAGTGGTATGTCGTTCCGTTTGGGGCGGAAAATTCTGGTGTTCGATTCACCACACTCGAACCAATTTAAGATTAGGCTCTGTGAGCCACAAGTGATGTACAATGATCATGAGTCCTCCTTCTCTAGTTGTACATCCACCCTATCCTCTCCTTGCTCTTTAGTTATGCAATATAACTTATTTCTATTTTCTTTCATAGCCTCTCCTCTCTTAACACAATTAAAGCTACTTCCGAAAGGTTGTGGCTTTTCTTTTACCTGAATTTTAATCTTCTAGTTTATGAACTTTAACGTTTGCGTTTGTATATAAGTCACACTTTGAAGCTGCAATAATAGATTGAACAGGATCGTTACAAGCTCGGTAAGCACCTTCGGCATACAGTGACCCGCTTCCATAAAACAGAATAGAGTCTGTGCCAAGTCGAGTCCAAGAATCTTTCCAATAATGTTTTTCAAAGAGACAATAAATTTTCTTTGTCTTTGGTTGATACACCATAACATCAATTTTACTACCTATGCCGTAATTCACATTGATAATTTTAACATCATTGTAACCTTTAGAAATATCAGGTAAGGTAAATTCATTGTTCCTTGCACTTAATTGTACACACTCATTCAGCATTTTTACGCAACCTGTAGCGGTAATCCAACCCACCTCTTTAGAAATATAGAAAACTTTCTCAGCATCTGGTTGAAGTGTTATTACTTTAAACTCATTCTTAGGAAAAATAATACTAGAGTTTGAAGCTGTTTCTGTTGTGGTGGTTTGACTGTCTGCATAAATTGCCTTTGTCTTTTCATCAATGATAATTGTTGTCATACACTTTACCTCTTGTTTGGTTAACTTGGATCATAGTAAATAGGTAACAACCTATTGTCAACACATATTACATAAAACTCAGTGAAAATTTACTCTTGACATTCACACAAAGCTATATTACAATACACAAAAGCTCTTATAGTCGTTTCTAAGCAATTTTACAGCATTAGTGCCACGATGGTATTGACAAGCTAACAGAATTGATTTAAAGTGCTATACAGTTCGTTTAACGGAGGTTTTGAATGTGATTATTAAACTATTAAATAAAGTTAAAGATTTTATTGGTTTACAAAGGTGTAAGATTGTACACAAACACGAGTTTGTAATTATTAAGGAACCTACACCTGGAACCTATAAGTATGAAACACCATTCTATTTTAAAGGAGACGGATTAAGGTACTGCCAATACTGTAGACAACTGGAAATGTTTGATTATCACTGTCTCGGTTTGAATCCACCTCAATATGTTGTTGACGAAATAAAGAAAATAGATTATATTAACCTCGTTAGTGATTTGGTAGAAGATCCTCATAACCTTCTACCAGAAGATTTACAACTTATTAAAATAGTCAAACCAGAGTTATATGAATATTGTAAACTATATGTAAACAAAGGAGAAAAGTATGAAATTTGATATTGAAAGAACTAGCTATGGTGAAGTCATGATGAAACAAGAATGGCTCTATTGTGTAAAAATTGGAGCATTCGTCCCAAGTGATGGGTGTGGGTATTGGGGAACAGAAACACACTATTCTTATGATTTTACAGCTTTTAAACCCGCCCCGGAAGAAGCAACCCATGTTCATTGGTTTAATAAGTGATGAGCATGTTAAATATAGAGATTAAAACAAAACTTGAAAAGAATAGTAAAATTACTAAACTTGCAACAATATCAACAGAAACAAGATGGAGTGCAAAAGTTACCAGATATGGTATTCTTGAGGATGTTACTTGGACTATTTATGCTGGACATTTAGTAATGAAATCAGGAAAATCTTTCCTGTTTAAAGATGCTTTACATGAGGCAACTACCATGTTAGAGTCATATATGAACGACCCATTGTTTAAATATTTAGGAGAAAACAAATGAATAATCAAAATGAAATTACAAACCTTGCTAAACAGTATACGAGCTTTGAACTTGCAGAAATGCTAATCAGCTCTAAAAGCAACGAGGATAAACTTCCAGTAGGAGTTACCACGGAACAGGTTAAACAAACTATTAAAAAGATTACAAATTTTGCAGAAATGTATCAATGCGAACATGAAGATACTTATCGAGGCGGTGCAATTTGGACAATTTGCTCTCAATGTGGAAGGAAATGGGCAGACGATGAAGGTGGTTTTGTCCCTTATGAACAACCAACTGAAATTACAGAAGCTTGGGAACTCTACGAAAAACTGACAAAAGGAGTATGAACTATGAATAAACTCAACAATTTTGAACTGCATGAAGAAGCTATGAACCTATCAGTTATCAGCACAGGTTATAAAATTGCAAAAATGTACTTGCAAGAAAAACAGGAACTAGAAGAACTGAAAGAAAAGTATGAAAACTTGAATCAGATGTTTGAAGACTACCTTGCTGCCCATAAAGTTATCCAAGCCGAGTTGGAGAGGCTTCAAATGCAAAAGAGTATTGATACGACTAAATCTCAATCTGAATTGGGGTGTTAACTGAACCCCTTGCGGGCTCTGACACAAAATGTGTCTGTTGTTAACTTATATTAAACATTATTAAACTCTGAATATCAATTTTAAGGGCTACCAGAAGCTCTCTGTTGAATAGTTTGAGAATAGGAGTATGTTGGTAGCCTAGAGAAGGTAGAATTGATTATAGAGCTTTCTATGAGTGTTTTAAGGTTTGATAGGTTATTTGCTATTAAACCTTGAAAATTTTATGAATATATGGTAATATATGTATTAGCGAGGTAAAAATGGCTAAGGTTAAATATGAGGCTGTAGAAGATTTGGTTAATGCTGTGAAAACTGGCATCTTAACTATCGACAATCTGAAGCGAATGTACTATGCTTCAGAAAAGAAAGAGCAGCCACGTACTGAATTGTATAGACAAGCGATCTTCATTTTGTCACTTGAGAAACTAAAAGAACAATGGGGTGGATCATAAAGTTATCCACAGGCTAAGTAAGCTAGTAGGGTAGGGTTAAATTTCAATGTATCCCTTGATTTCCTTGGAGACTTGGACTGTAATTTTTCCCTATCTAGAGTAAGGAGTATTGTCTTGATTTATTTGATTGAAGATTTAGAAGAAGATAACATTAGATTAATGATACAATCTCTAACTCATACTAATATCTATTATAATAAACTTAAAAGATTTGTTGGAATAGAGAGATACATAGAAAACATAGTTAGTAATTATATAGATATAAATGATAGTATTGTAAGAGGTATTAGGTGCATAGTAACAAATGTAGATAGAGCTGTGAAATACAATGCTACAGGTATGTTTGTTTACCGTAAACCTTCACATTACTCTAAAAATAAACAAGATATTAGTAAAGATAGTGTGTGGTCAGTTTTAGACTCGTTAGAACAAGCAGGTTTGATTGATATATATATTGGTTATATGAAACTTGATGACAACGATGAATATTTAGAGTCTATCCGTTCATTTATCATTTTTAAACAAGAGTTTATCAATTTGTTCAATAAGAATGGTTTTGAGAATGTCAAATACGGTGACGGCGATATTGTAGATATTATTGACAGAGCTAAAACAAAAGAGCTTAAGCAACGTATCAAGAAGGAGACTAGAAGAGTGAACGGTGTAGCAAATATAAAGAAAGATTTGATGCAGTTTAACAAACGTCTAGCTCAGACAGTCTTTCATCTAAACGGAACCCCACTTCCACCCCCAATTTATAAACGTGTTTTTACTGACTCTTTAGATTTCGGCGGCCGTTACTACTCAGTTGACGGAAGATATCAGTGTGTTAGTCAGAATATCCGTAAGCATCTGTTCATTGATAATGAGCCAGTTGTGGAACTTGACTACAGTAGCCTTCACCCTGCTATTTGTTATGCCGTTAGTGGAGAAGAGATGGAAGACGGATTCAAACCCTATGAATGTGATACCAGTTTCTTGAACATTAATGAAAAAGCAATTAAAGAACATAAAATTAAGTTTGGGATGGGTAAATATGAACCAGTCCGCTCAATATGTAAACAAGCTTTGTTGTGTTCGATTAATGCTAAAAACATTGAAGCTGCATTTATGGCTGTAGCCCATGAGTTGGCAACAGACCTTAAACGTCCGGAAATCAAAAAGAAATATGTCGGTATTGAAAGACCGTTCCCAGCAAAGCAATTGTGCCAAGCATTGTGTGACCATAACTATAAAATTGCACACTTCTTCTTTAGTGACTCTGGCGTTGTGTTGCAGAATCTCGATAGCAAGATGGCTGATTTGATTATTCAAGATTTTATTGCTGATGATGAAGTGTTGCTGCCGTACCATGACAGCTTTATTGTTAAAAAGTCTCTTGAAGAAAAGCTTGAAACTTCAATGAACAAAGCTTATACTCATGTTGTTGGTTCAAACATGAATTGCAAGATCGATAAGAAATACTAGGGAGATAAAGTATGTCCACATCCTGTTATTCTAAAAATTGTGTAAGAGTAAAACATCTTCCTTCAGGACACGAAGTTATTTGCGATAGTTCAAGGTACATGCACAAAACAAGGACTTAGGATTAAAAACTATCAAAGCTAGGCTTCATGCTGATAATATTGGACTAGAACATCCATCTATTTGTGAAGATACAGAAGGAACTGTTTGCCCAATTTGTGAGAAAGGGATTCTAAAACAAGTTCAGGAGTACTTGCATTATGAATACAAAAATGGTAACTTCTATGAAAATCCACTAAGCAATGAGTACGAAGTTCTTAGTGTGTACTTAGTTTGCGAAGGAGATGAAGAAGCTTGTAAGAGTGAACAATTGGATGGTTATTGTCTGAGTTACAATAAAGAGACAATAGAAATGCTTTGTGAAATGAAGGAGGGAATGTGAAAAAACGTTGGAAATATAATTATCCAATATCCGAGTGGACTATGAAAGAACTAGAAGAAAGCATTATCAGTATGAAGGATTTTATAGATACTCATAATTTTAGTTTTACACATAAGTTTAAAAATCATTATGCAGAATTGATTGTTGAACGAACAAGACGAATTGGGAAGAAACGCTAAGGAAGTTATATGCGGTGTTGGACTGGTGAAACAATAACAAAACTTGAACCTGATTATATTTTTGTGTTCGGTTCTAACCCAGAAGGAAGGCATGGAGCAGGCGCTGCTTTAGCAGCATTGAAATTTGGTGCAAAATACGGTGTTGGTAGAGGACTCCAAGGACAAACTTATGCTCTTGTGACAAAGAATCTGAAAGAAGGTTTTGTTGAGAAATTATCAGACGGAACAACTAAAACTTACCCTAAAGCAGGTTATCGTAGCATCAGCAAAGAAGATTTGATTGATAATATCAAAGAGTTTTATGATTGTGCTGAACAAAACAAGCATTTGAAGTTCTTTGTTGCTTATAATAAAGCTGATAGCAAAAATCTAAATGGTTATTCATCAAAAGAAATGTTTGAGATGTTGACATCATACAAGATTCCTGATAATGTGTACTTGCATTCGAGTTTTAGGGTATTTGAGGAGGAAATAAAATGAATCGCAGCAAAGGTACTTATATCCAAGGAGTAAAATATGCCGAAAGCTTACTGGAAAAATCTTTAGAAGCAGGAGAAGATCCTTCTGAAAGATTTCGTCAGGGTATTCGCTAAGGAAGTGAACCTTCATATTACTATGATGGAAAAGACTATTGTAAAGGATTTTATGATTATATTCATTACTATCTTGACAATGAAGAGTTGATTGTTAATCATTTTAAAGGGGTAGATAGTGAAATTTAAAATTTACTACAACAAGAATTTGAAAATGTCAGAAGGTAAACTTGCAGCTCAAGTTGCACATATTAGCAAAGAATTTGGTAGAATGACCGAATCTATTCCACAAGAAGATATGATTATTGTTCTTGGATTAAGTGCAACAAAGTTTAAAGAAAAAGTTGATGAGTTAATATACTCAGACAATCTTGTTTGGTTTCAAGTTGATGATGGTTTGACAGAGGTTCCAGAAGGAACTGTTACAGTTTGTGGTTTTGTGGAGGAATAACTCTAATGTTAAATCTTGACTTCAACTATGTCTATTGCTGGGATAAAGATCTTCGTGATAAAATGTTTATCACTGAACTTAAGAAGTACCAAGGATATTATATGGGGTCTGTTGAACATGAGCACAGGAAAGAAGTAAAGAAAGCACTTGACTTTCAGTTAGAGGCTGTTGTACAATATCTTAAATTAATAAGAGAAGGAGAACTTAAATGAAATATGGAAAACACTTGACAATTACTAAAGCAATTAGCATTGTAGAAAACATGAAGCAATGGAAGGAGAAACATAAAGATAACAAGAATGTTCCTCCTGCTGATTATACAAGCTATGCTGTTGCACTTTCACTTTTGAAAGACAATGGTTTTAATGTTGAAGGAGAAAACAAATGAAAAATAAAATTTTGATTATTGGTGCATTCTTGGCACTTGTTGTTTGTGTGGTTGGTGGTTATGCTAATTATCAATCTAAATTTGCACATAAAGAAATATCTACGCATCAAATGGAACTTCTAGGTGGAGTTAGTAGCAAGCGAGATTATTGCAATATCCTTGGTTTTACAACGTCAGAAGATTCTGAATTGTATAAATCTACTATTAGCAAGTTGTATTTTATTGTAGATGGCAAGAAGCATTATATTACAAGTGAACACTATTACTCTTATGTAGACGAAGGCGTTCAAGTTTACAATAAAGCTCCTGACCGCAATAATCCATTGCAAGTAGAGGTGCTTAAAACATTCTGTAGCCAAATTGAACAACAGGCTATTAATTTGAGAATTAAATTTCAGTAAGGATGAACTATGCCAGAATACAAGATCACAAAACAGCTAATTAAACGTTTTCAAGAGGCTATCCCTGAAGTTAAAGTATCAGGGATGACAACAAAATAAGCCTCGGTATCTGTTATCTATGCTAACGGTTTTGAATACAAGATATGGGTTCATAAGGTTATTGATTGTATGAAAGAATATACATCCTCTAAAAACCGAACTTATATGGCATACCCAATTTCAGCCAACACAACAGTAAATATCGATGTTCCGCAAGAACTACACTTTGTTGTTGACAAGCTCAATGATTTGGTTCAAACTACTGGAACTGAAGAAAAGGAATACAAACAAGAGTTTGAAAACTATCTTCATAAATTTTATAGTGAGATGGGTTGGAAATAGTTTTAATTTTAAGGAGGTAAATAAAATGGGCGTAGACACTAAAGTTTTTGTAGTTGCTGACAAATCTAAACTTCTTGAAGTTGTTGGGGAAGTCAATAAACATTTGGATATTTTTATTCGCACCAATCTTGATGCATTTGTGGAAGATAAGGGATACAATAACCTATTTAATGCAATAAGGAACTGTAAAGAAGACCATGAGGTTAGTTTTTCCAATGGTGTCAAGAACACCTATGTAAGTTTCCTTGCTGATTGCCCATCCTTCCAAATTGTATTTGGTTGTGGTGACAATAATGATCGGATAGTCTGGTGCTCACAAAACAGTTGTGATTACAAAGAAATTATCGAAGGAAACAAGATTATTTTTAGCTGGGGTTGCTGGGGTTCTAACAAAGAAATTGCCCAAATTGTTTGCAAGGCACTTTACAAATTCGGACCAGTATATTATGATCTTAATGACTGCGATGAAGTAGATTTTCAATTGTTTGATAGAGATGTTAAATAGTTTTAATTTAAGGAGAATATTGAATGCGTATCCACAAAGGTAAGCCAGTTTTTAGTTATAAAGATACTTACTCTCTTGATAACACACTTTCCACGATTATCCTTGCTGGACTTGTAAAGTTTCGGGATACACTGAAAGAGCGGGATATTAACGGAAAGGCTTACGGTGTTCCTATTTTTGATGATAATTACGATGATGGACCACAATCAGATAAATGGTTTGAAATCTTGGATAAGATGATTTTTGCATTTGATGATAAAAATGAACCAGACGTTTCATCATACAAAATTGGATTTGAGTTGTCATCTGATAAGTCAGAGGGTTTTTGTTTAGTTTCAAATCAAGAAGGGTACGATAAATATCGTAAAGATATGGAAGATTGGGATAAAAAGAAACGAGAAGGTTTAGATTTGTTTGCAAAACATTACAATAATCTTTGGTGGTAATATGTAGGGTATTTGTATTGATATTTAATTTTGTACTTGAAATTTCAAGATAATTTTGATAATATAAACATATAGGTTTTAAAATCCTATGACCTTGCTAAGAATAGGTTCTTGTTGGTCTCTGCAAGATAAAAGAGAGACTGGTAAACTTGAGCCTTACAAGAATAAAGAAAGGTTGCATATCTATTATCGGCATAAAATGTAGACTGCTGTCTCTTTAATCGATCACTGAAAGCCAAGAGACAAGGAAGAGTGATCCGTCTAAGTGAATTATTATCATTTGTTATATCTCCCTCTGAGAAATCATGCGGATATAACACAACTAGGGCGTAGACACATAATCTTTTGATTCCTGTCTTTGTTGCGGGGTGATGGCCTACCATCCTTTGTTTTTATATTAATTTAATGGCCCTGTAGCTTAAGGAAAGTACCGAGATTTATAAACTCGTACACCAGATAAGTGGGTTACTTCGGATCGTTACCGAACAGGGCTACCAATTCAAATTTAACCAACAAGCCTCGTTTCCTCGTGATTCGGGGCTTTTATTTTACCCACAACACAAGGAAAGCATATGGAACTAAAACTTGTACTTGAATTTATTAAAAAATACTGGGTTCAATCTTTGATTGCAATCTTGATAGCCACAATATTTTATCTAAATGTCAGTACCAGTCTCCTTGAATCAGAACTAGCTCTTGCAGAGCAGAAGAATGTTCAGGTTGAAGAACGCCTTAAAGTTAGCAATGCTTCTATTGAACAACTTCAGATTAAATTAAATGAACAGAATATTAGACTACAAGAGTTGTCCGACAAATCAAAAGAAAAACAAGAATCACTGAAAGAGTTGCTTGATAAAGAAAAACAAAAAGCTGACATTGCAAATCAAAATCTGGAAGAGTATATAAATTCAAAAGCAGGGTTGACAAATGATGTGTGCGTTGATACTCTTAATGAACTAGGTAAGATTGGAGAGTAGGGATTATAGTGTACAATGCTACACATTTAATTAAATGTGATTAGTTTATATACAAAAAGTGTAATGTTGGTTACTTTTACAAGGATTAAAATATGAAAGATTTAATGGAAATTTTAAAGGGTATAGGTATGTGGGTGAGGTATCTACTGACACCAGTTAATATTGTTGTTGTCTTGCTACTTGCTCTGTTGATTTTGTCAGGATGTTCATATAAACCTGAACCTGCTATCAAGGTAGTAACGCAGGAAGTAAAAGTGCCAGTTTACATGCCTTGTCTCAGTAAAAAGGGTTTGCCTGTCAGAACAGATTATGTTACTATCAATATCAAGAAGAATGACAACCCTGTTGTGAAGGTGCGTAAACTTGATAAACTGACACAACAGCAGAGTAATTATATTGGGGTGCTTGAGAAAGCATTGAATGGTTGTAGTGAATAATTAGGAGATTGTTATGAGTATGCACAAGATTGAGTTGACAGAATGGGAACGAGAAGGTCTTGAATTACATAGATTACCTATCGGAAAACCCAGCCAATTAAGTGACACATTTAGGGTAGGTGTTCAATTTGCAACAAGGAAAACCAACGAGACTATTGTTGACCTCGCTAAACGCAATTGTGCATTACAAGCTAAGATTGATAGCCTTATGCTAGAGTTCTGCCCTAAAGAGATGACACAAGAACAAATTGAACGTTGGGGAGAGAATCAAGTTGTTAGTACATATTCTAATAAGGATGTTATAGAAAAGATTATAGAAGATCCTGTTGTACCACCATATACAGAGTTTGTAAAATTCAGATAATAATGAGGTTAACATGAAAAATGATATCTATAAAGCCCTGTTAGCAATAGTAACAGAGTATGCAGAAGGTAGAGGTCCTTTAGTGAAGTATAAAGAACAGAATGACAAAATTATGGAGTTGGTAAATAATGACCCTTCATTGTTCAGAGTTCTAGGTTTTGGAACATTCAATTATAAGCCGAATAAGGTCTCTTTTGAGGGCTCTGGAAGTGAATCATTGTAAAGTTAAAAATGAAGACTTCAAAAACTTTATTTATCTTAATGGTGGATGGGTGTACTATGAGAAGTGCCCAGTTTGCAGTATGAGGTTGTATGGTGATGGAAGTAACCATAGAGAGTTCTGGGATAATCATATAGAAGATTATGAAGATGATCTTGAGGAAGATTCAGGTTTCTATTATGATATTGAAGAAATGGATAGACGAATCAAGAATGCACATGAAAATCCTATTGCTGTTCCTGAATATATTAAGACACCAGAAGAGTTTTGTGAGTGGATTATGAATTATGATACAAAGAAGAGAAGTTAAAAGTCCTTTTACAAAGGAAGAACGACAAGGTGTGTTTATGACAATAGAAGAGTCAAGAAAAAGAAGGAGAAATAAATTGGAATACAGTCCAGACAAATATAGGTTGGTTGTTAATGATAAAGAAATAACAGGTTATACATCAGATGAAGAAATTAAACTTGAACCCGATTATGAATTCAACTACGATCTTGAACGTATGAAACAAGCTGTAGAATCTGAGACAGTTTATCTTCCTAAAGGAATAAAAGAAAAAGGAGAGATTATGGAATGGCTATTGAATTATAATAACAAGGAAGAGTGATATGTTTAATTTATTTATGAAAATTCACGATTATATTTATAAAGATATGGTTTACTCGGTGAACAGAGATTGTTGGTTTTATAAAGAGGGCGCAAAAGGAGACTATGTTGACTGAAAATAAATTAGAAATTAGAAAACCACGAAGTAAAATGACAGAAGAGGAAAGATTAGTTGCCAAGCAACGCCGAGAGGATTATGAAAATAATGTGACAGAACAAGAATTCAAAGAAGATTTGAGATATAGAATGGAACAAGATGCTTTACATCCTCATTGCGATTGTGAAATCTGCCAAGAAGCTCATAAGAAGTTCGATGATACACCTGATGTGTTTCTTGAAGAACGTTGGTTAGGTTATCTAGAGCAAATTAACAGAAAACCTTGCACAGACGAAGAAATTGATGCTGTCTTTGCGAAATACGGATTAGTAATTGATAGAGAGACAGGAAGAGTCAGTAGTTTAAATATTTAAATTTAATTATTGGCTGGATATCTTTCAAAGGTATCTGGCTGTTATTGCTTTTGAGAGGAGGGATAGTTGGAAAATAGTGGTAAACTAGAAAAAGCAAAAGAGTTCATAGGTTGGAAATCTGGAGACGGGAAGTTGGAGGTTGTTGATGTTTACTCAATCAATAAAAATGAGTCAATAAAGTATAAAGTTACTTGCACTGAATGTTCCAAAGATAAAGAACTATTTCCAGATGGCTATTTTGTTAGTACTAAGTATAATTTAAAGGCCGATAAAAAGCCTTGCGGGTGCTCTGTTTATAAATGGGAAGATTGGCAATATATAATTATAGTTGAGAGATTAGGAGTAGGTCGATTTATAGTTCACGGATTTGCAGAGGATTATCAAGGACAAGATACGAAATTGGATCTGGAGTGTCTGAAAGATGGGAACAGATGGCAATCTACATCTATTACATCTGTTATTAATGGTAAGAGTGGTTGCCCAGAGTGTAAAAATAGTAGTACTGCTAAAAGGTGTAAGTTGGATAACGCAATAGCAATGAATAATTGCAGTTTAATATGCCAAGAGATGGGTTATATTGCGATTGGTTTTGTTGGAGGGTATAAAAATGCCAAGTCTCGTTTTGAATATGTTTGCCCAAAACACGGGAAGCAAAATGTAAAATATGCTGATTTTTTCTACAAAGGTAGTAGATGCAATTATTGCTCTAAAGATAGGATAGCTGCGTTGTACAGATTACCAGAGGGCATTGCATTAGAACGTTGTATAGTCATTTGTAGAGAAATGAATTACGAACCACAAGGGTTTCCTGACGGGTACAAAACTCAAAAATCTTATTTCGAATATATTTGTCCTGTCCATGGTAAGCAGTCTATATCTTATAGTAACTTTGTGCATAACGGCAACCGTTGTATGGGTTGTTCTAAAGATAGACACAGGGAGTTGAGAAATGGTAATGGTTATTTTCCAGAAAGAAAAGATGAACAAGATTTCCTTTACGTTTTAAATTTCAATAATAGGTTTATTAAGGTGGGAAGATCTTTTGATGTAGATGAGAGAATTAAAGATTTGAGGATACCATCTATGTCTGGAATCAGGAATATCAAGAAGTTACGGATCTTTACTGCAACACATCAGGAAATCTACGATTATGAGCAAGAATTGCATAAAGAACTTCGTGAACGCAACTTCCAATATCCTGTAGGTTGGTCAACAGAGTGTTTTGAAAATGATTCTTTATATATTTTAAATAAATTATTAGATAATTGTGAATTCCAAGAGGTTGATTTACATAGTAAATATTAATATTTAAATTTTTATTTGATATTTTTACAAAAATATGGTAATATATTTTATAGTAATCAGAGGAATTGACGTTTGTTAATTCCTCATTTTTATATTTCTAAAAGGAAATAAACATGAGTACAGTAGCAATAAACAAAACTAAGAAACGTGGGAGAGGTCGCCCCAAATCAGAAGATAAGTTGTTAATCGACTCTGAGCGAGCACAGTTCCGTTTAAAAAGCAAGATAATCAATATATCTGAGGAAGCATTAGAAACTGTCTACAGATTGATGACAGATAAAAGCGCACCCCCTCAGGTCCAAAATGCGTCAGCACGCATGGTCTTGGAGATGGCCGCTGAACTTCACAAACAACTAATCGAGTCTGAGGCAGCAGAGTTGGAAGAATCTGTTGAAGTAACCGAAGATAAAATTGAAGAAAATGAACAAGAGAAAGGTATTGTAGTTAATTTTGGAGGTTAATTGGCAACTAAACAAAATAATGTTGTTAATTTAGCCCCTCAAGAGGGAAAACAACGAAAAGCTTTTGATACAAAAGTAGATGTAATGATATACGGCGGTGCCGCAGGTAGTGGCAAGTCGAGACTTCTGTTAATAAAAGCATTAAAACACGCATATCAAGACCCTAATTTTGAAGGTGTAATGTTTCGAAGAACAACTGGCCCCCTTAAAGGTGCCGGAGGATTGTTTACAGAAAGCAAGAAACTTTTCAGACCACTTAATCCGAGAATCCGTGAAAAAGACATGGAGATTATTTTCGAAGGAACAGGTGGTGGGAACCTTAAATACACCCACTTAGAGCACGAAGATACAGCCGAGGCCAACCATCAAGGGTTAAATTGTAGCCCCTACATTAAGTGATTAGTGTAGCAAACCTACCTAAACAGGGAAACTCCTAGTATTAAGTTAAGGACAATCCTGTGCTAAATGAAACATTTGTTTCTAAATGCCCAACGACTAGCCGTGATGAATGTAGCGGTGTAGGACACAAGCTAATGGTGTTCGAAACGGTAGGCCGCAACATATTGTTGTGGATGATATAGTCTGAACTTCTATGGAGACATAGAGCAGCAGCTAATGTTGATAAACATAAGTGATGCGGGATAGGTCTAGCGAGCCTTTCCGAACATAAAAGTACAATATTCTTTTGTTGGTTTCGACGAATTAACACATTTCTCACAATCTCAATTTTTATATCTAATAGGTCGTCTCCGTTCTGAAGCAGAATGCGATAGTTTCTGTATGGGTACTTGTAATCCATCACCGGACAGTTGGGTGTTATCGTTCGTTGAGTGGTATTTGGATCCAGAAGGCTATCCAGACCAGAGTAAAGACGGAGTTATTAGGTACTTCGTTATTGTTGATGATAAACCTATTTTTGCTAATACAGAGGAAGAGTTAGCAGAAGCGTACCCTGATATTTGTTATCAAGAAAATGATGGTGAAAGAATTTATATTCCCCCTATGTCATTTACTTTTATCAGCGGAACTATCTTCGATAACCCAGCACTAATAAAATCTAACCCAAAGTATTTGTCTGCACTGAAAGCTCAGTCACCAATTAACCGCGCCAGACTATTGGACGGTAACTGGTATGCTCGTCCAGAAGGTTCTAACTATTTCCAGCGAAGTTGGTTAAATAAACTAGACAAAGTACCATTGAACTGTACAGAAGCACGAGGATGGGACTTAGCTTCGGCTGAACCATCTGATAAGAATAGATATCCTGACTATACTGCAAGTATCAAAATGCTAAAAACAAATCAAGATACTTATATTATTGTTGGGGATTATATTCAAGAGACTCTTGATGAATTAACTAGACAGAACGGTAGGTTTAGAAAACGCCCCGGTGTTCGTGATACTTTGATGTTGTTACAGGCCAAACATGATGGCTCAGATACTATTGTGGTTTTACCTAAAGATCCCGGACAAGCTGGTGCGTTTGCGTTTAACGAGATGGCTAAAATGTTTACTAATGAGGGTTTTATTGTAAAAGAAGACCCCAATCCATCTAATAAATCAAAACTAAAACGGTTTGAGGCGTTCAGTTCTGCTTGCCAGAATGGGTTAGTATCAATTGTTGAAGATACTTTTGAACCTGCAACACTTGCAGCTTTCTATAAAGAGCTTGAAAGTTTCGATGGAGAAAGGTCCACGGCAGACAGAAAAGATGACTGGCCTGATGCTTGTGCTTCAGTTTTCTCCTATCTTGCTAAAACAATGAGTGTTTCAGCAGTAACAATGCCAACAATCAATGCACCTACAATGATATCAGGTTTAAATAAAAGTCGCTACTTTTAATATAAAGAATATTCGGAGATAAATTGACAGAGCAAACAGTTAAGCGTCCAAGGGGCCGCCCAAGAAAAAATCAACAAGTTGATCTTGAAAAGGCAAGCTCGGAAGGGCTTGCTGTTTCTCGACTAAGGATGGGGGAGATAGGTTCACTTGCTCTCCAAAGGATCCGTGATGATAGCGAGAGGATGAAAAACAAAGAGCTGAAGTGGCCTAATTGCATCATGACATATGAAAGTATGAAATTAGATGCTACGGTTGCTACCGCTCTAAATACAACTTATATGCTGGTTGAGAAACCGTTTAACGATTTCTTTATTCGCCATAAAAAAGGTTCTGCTAGATCAAAAGAAGCAGCAGAATTCATTGAATATTGCTTTAAAAACCTTGACAATCAAACCTTGCGTCAAGTAGCACGTTCAGCAGCTACAATGAATGAATATGGTTTTGCCGCATTTGAAAAAGTATTCAGCAAGATAACACGAGGTAAGTACAAAGATAAATACCAATATCGTCTTAGTAAATTAGCTTTTAGACCACAAGGTTCATTGGATATCCGTCAGCCATTTAAATTTTCAGATGATTCAAGAGAACTTGTAGGTCTTTGGCAAAACAATAATGCTTTCGATACAATGAATGGCGTTTTCTATGTTGATTATCTGAAGAATCAAGATCCTCAAGTTGGTAGTGTTTTCATCCCCATTAACAAGATTGCATTGTTTGCCATGAACGCTAGTAGTGCTAACCCAACAGGTGTTAGTCCTTTAAATGCTGCATATAAGGCATATCGTGAGAAGGTTGTCATTGAGAATCTTGAAATTGTAGGTGCTAACAAAAACCTATCTGGTGTTCTTGAACTTAAGATTCCTTCAATGATCCTGCAGAAGGCAGCACTTGACCCAAGCGGCAAAGAAGCACAATTCCTAAATCAATTGATGCAAGATGCTGCTAACTCTGCTGCTGGGGAACAAAGCTTCTTTATCCTTCCTTCTGATACACAGCCCGGAGGCCAAGAACAATACCGCATGACTCTCAAGGGAGTGGATGGGGGTAGTGGAGACAAGAATACTACAACACTCATTAATGAGCGTAAGAAAGTCATTCTTGATCTATTCGGTTGTGGGTTCATCAATCTCGGCAACGAAGGAGTTGGTTCATATGCTCTTTCTGAAGGCAAACAAAACCTTCACTCATTATTTGTTGAACGAAACGTTAATATCATTTTAGAGACATTCAACACAGACATCATCCCTCAACTTTTAGCATTAAATGAAATTTATCTAGAAGATGACGAAATGCCAACGCTCGGGTTTGATGAAACCGATGAAGTTGATTTGAATGCTTTCTCTGCTGCGGTTCAACGTATGGGGGCTACTGGTTTTATCCCTCGCAACAAGGAAGTGATCAACCACATTCTCAGTGTGCTTGGTGTTGATTGGAAGTTGACAGATGAAACCCCAGAGGAGGTTCTAGCTCTTGTAGGTAAACCAACCACTAGATCTGGTGATGGTATGGAATCTGGACTGAATAATGGAACTGGTGATGGTGTATCAGATTCGGATACCTCGGTTTCCAATAATGCCCAAACTACAGCATAAGTAACAAAACCTCTTGACTTTACGACTATAAGTAGTAAAATAATAAAGTGGACATAATTTCAAGAGGTAATTTAAATATGACAGAAAAGAAGAAGAGAGCAAAACGACAAAAACCAGAAGATTTTATTGGTTGGAAAAGTCCAGATGGGAGATTAGAAGTTATTGGTATCGATGGAAAACAAGGTACACATACTACATTCAGAGTTGCCTGTACTGAATGTTCCAAAGATCCTGAATTATTCCCTGATGGCTATTTTGTTAGTGTCAAAAGTAATTTGGTTAATGATTTAAAACCATGCGGTTGTGGCAAGAATGTAAGGTGGTTTGACTGGCAGTATTTAATATTAGCTCGTAGAGCAGGAGAAAAGAAAGGGTTCATCGTCCACGGTTTTACAGAAGAGTTTAAAAATCAAAACACCAAACTAAACCTTGAATGTTTAAAAGATGGGCATAAATGGATTGCAAGAATTAATGACATTATTAATAGTGACAAGGGTTGCCCTAAGTGCTCGGGCGTTTATAAACCAACGGAACAAGAAGCACTACAAAAATGCATTGACATCTGCAAAGAAATGGATTATGATGTTGTAGGTTTTGTTGATAAGTATAGAACTACCCACAAAACTAGGTTTGAGTACATCTGTAAAACTCATGGAAAACAAAATGTCAGTTATCACAGTTTTGTAAATCAAGGAAGTCGTTGTAATGGTTGCGCTATTAATGGGTATTCTACCAGCAAACATGGAACTTTCTATGTTTATCAGTGGACAAAAGACAGTCATAGTTTTATAAAATTCGGAATAACAAACCAAAAAGAACTTGCAAGAATTAAAAAGCAGAAACGTGAAACAGAATACGGATATAAAAGAATCTGGTCTGCTACTCTTGAAGATGGATCTATTCCATTGTACATTGAAAACTTCATTAAAAACTCTGAAATTGAAATTGGTGTTGTATCCAAAGAAGAGTTCCAAGATGGATTTACAGAAACATCCTACATTAATAATCTAGTTGTTTTGGAAAACCTTATTACCGACGCTCTGTATATCTTAACAAAGAAGAAAGTTTAAAATTAGGGTCAGAAATGGCCTCTTTCTCTGTACAATTTAATTAAATCCTTGTAATATTTACATATTCTTTTAAAAAGTTCTTGAAAATTTTTATTTTTTGTGTTAATATTAATTTCATGTTATGTATTTAATACAAAGTTAACAATTTAATTAATGAGGTATAGATGCCATATTCTAGCATTAAAGACCTACCCCCATCTACAAAATCCCTTACTATTAAACAAAAACAGAAATTCATGGAAGTCTTTAATCCTTTAGTTTCAGACGGAATGGAAGAAAGCAGGGCCGTAGCTATTGCATTGAAGCAGGCCAAAACCAGAACAAAGAAAACTATTTCCAAAGCTACAACCGATTCTGTTGAAAAAGATGACAAAGGTAATCTGGTTTATCGAGGCACAAAATTCCCCGGATACAATAAACCAATCCGTTCTAACAGGGACGGAAAGCAAGGTATGGTACTAGCTAAGAAAGGTGAAGAAATCAAAGTAGTTCACTTTGGTGATCCTAGTATGGAAGATAATTATTCTGCCGAAGCGAATGATGCTTATTATGCTCGTCACGGCGAAGAGTCAGATATTTTCAGTGCAAAATACTGGAGTCACAAGTGGTTATGGCCTAAAGGTAAGTTGAAAGGTAAAGGCCCGAAAGAATTCCATACTTTGAAGAAGTCCTCTGAACCACAAATCATAGAAGAAATGATTGCATATGAAGTGGTCTATGAGCCTGATACCAAAGACGCTCACGGTGAGTGGATGACACAAGAGACTATACTTAAGGCTTGCGAGAATTTCAACAAAAACCTTGAACTTGGTAATGTCAAACCCAATTTGTTCCATTTTGCTAATACAGATTTGTTTTCTATTGAAAAATCGTGGATCCAACAAGAAATTGATGTAGTTGTTGAGGCTACTAATCAGCCTATTAAAGCTGGTACATGGGTAGTCAAGACAAAATACAATGACCCTGATTTGTGGCTCTTAAAGAAAGCTGGGGTTATCCAAGGAGTTAGTATTGGTGCTCGTGGCTCTATCAATAAAGAAACAGGTGAAATTACAGATGTGACTTTCGACCCTTATGATGAGGAATAATGAAACTAGATATTAAAAAAGATGGTGATAAAAAGACACCTCATCTTGCTATTTGTCATGAAGGGCAAGGTGGAAGTGCAAACAACCGCCATATCTCTTTGCTTATGAAATCTGACACTATTGAATTGACTGATGAAATCATGAAATCAATTGAAAAGTTTGGTGTCGAGAATTTCCCAGAAGAAATCCAGAAAGCAATGAGTATGCGTAATTCCAAAATGCTTTTGGAGAATGCACTTAAAGAAGCTTACTGTGGTAAAGATGAGTGGCTCTGTGTTGAAGACTGGAAAGATGGTCAAGTCTATTTCACCACAGGCGACTACTGCGAAGGCTGGGATTTCATGGTCACTACTTTCACTATGACAGAAGACGGTTCAGTAACGGTTGGCGATACAGCAAGTCCTGTTGTACAGATTACAGATTACATGATTGTTGAGGGTAAGGTCAAGCTCTCTGAAGAGGCCGAAGACAAACTTGAAACAGGTTTATATGAAATTGTTTCAAAATCTATTAATAAAGCTGACACACAACTTAAATTGTTCAAAGCTGTAACAGAATCCTTGGAAAAAGCTTCAACTCCTGTTGCTGTTTCTGATGATAGTACTATTAACGTTAATAAAACTAAAGATAAAACGGAGAAACCATTGGATATCCAAGAACTAATGAAATCTGCTGAGTTCCAAGATATTCTGAAGGCCCAACTTGAGGCAGCTCAAGCACCGCTGAAAGAAGAACTTGAAAAAGCAAAAGCCAAGGCTGCTGAAGCAGAAGAAATTCTGAAAGCTGCTGAACAAGTACAAAAGAACGAATTTACTGAGTTTGTAAAATCTACTGGTATTGTTGTTGAAGAGAAGACTGATGCAGTTGTTGATTTCCTGATGAAATCTCGTAAGACTGCTGAGTTCGATATGATTCAAGATATTCTTAAATCTGCTAAAGAACAAATTGAAGCAATGAAAGAAGAGGTCAATAAGACTAAAGAACAATTTGCTATTACCGAAGTTGGTAAAGATGGCAAAGTAGTTGTTGATGCCCAAGACCCCCAAGAAGTTATCAAAGCTAAAGCTGCCAAATGGGCTGCTGAAAACAAATCTAAATAATCGGAGTTAAAATAATGAATCGTCTTGAATCTGTTTCCCAGTTCTACTCTGACCTAGTTCTTGGTGTTGTTGAAGCATCTGACATTGGTTACTCTGTAGAAGAAGTTTCTGTTACTTGGGCTGCAAGTATGGCTGCTGGTGCTCTGCTTAAAGCTGATGGCACTTGGGCTGCAATTGCAGATGCTGCCAACGTAGCTTCTGTTCTTATCGATGCTCGTGTAACTCGTGAAGCACAAGATTTTGTAGTTGGTACTCAGTACAAACTGGTCGTTGCTAAACGTGCTCTGACTCTGAATAAGAATCTGCTGAAATTTAGCGATGGTGCTATCAATGCTGCTGGTGTTACTGCACTGGAAGCAAAAGGCATTAAAGTTACTGATAAAGTAGTCGGTTAATAATTTAATAATTCGGAGTTAAAATAAATGAGCGTAGTTAATACTGGTTTTACTTTTCTAGATTTTTCCCATCTGCTTGAGGTTGCACCTCGTCAGAATACCCTTGTTACCAACATGGAGCTTTTCGTTCCAGAATATCACCAGTCTGATATTTGTGAAGTTAAGAAAGTTTCTTGGAACCGTGGTGCTATTCCCGGTCGCCTGCGTGGTGGCGAGCGTAACTTCATTCAAAGCGAAGACGCTGTAGCTAAACAGTTCAAGATCCCATTCTATCCTCTGGATGGCGCTATTCAAGCTGGTGATGTGCAGAACTTTGTTTCTTATGCAGACCCCAATGCACCTAAGACCGTAGAAGATGTAGTTATGCGCCGTACCTCTATGATCCAAAAGACTCACCAAGAACAACGTGAGAAACTGATGGTTCAAGCTATCATGGGTACTGGTGGTGATGCTTCTACTGGCACTTACAACTATTTCACTGTTTGGGGTCAAACTCAGACTACTGTTCCTGTTGCATTTGCCTCTACCACTATCGACCCCCTGACCACTATCGAAGAACAAGGTCGTTCTGTTATTATCGATAAAGCTGGTAATGGTGCTGATGGTTATAGCATTGTAGTTCTGTGTTCTCGTACTTGGTTCCAAAAGCTGATTGACAACCCGTTTGTTAAGCAAGCATATGATCGTTACGCTTCTACTCAAGAACCTCTGCGTGAGCGCCTTGGTGGTGATCTGAACAACCGTTACTTCGTCCACAAGGGTTACACCTTCATGGAAGATATTTCTGGTTATATCCCCACTGGTGAAGCGTACATGTTCCCCCGTGGCATTGAAGGTATGTTCACCATGCACTTTGCTCCTGCTGACCATGTTGCATTTGCTAACACCACTGCTCGTGAGGCATACCTGTTCCTTAACGAAGTTAAGAATGGTCGTAGCCAGATGCTTGAGACTGAAAGTTCTGTACTGTGTGTAAACTCTCGTCCTGAACTTGTCATCAAGATGACTTCTGTATAATAATTTGTAAGTAAGCTCTTAGGCTGCCCCCGTTAAGGGTGGCGGCCTTTGTTTATGATATAGCATAGCAAATAGGATTAATAATGCAGCAAGAATATGTAACTAAAGCTGAGGTATTGTCAGCAATTTCCAAAGTCTCTGATATTGATTATGAAAAGACATTAGTTTCTTTTGATTATTGTTTTGTAACAAAAGATGGCCATGAGTATCAGACCCCTAACTTCCACTTCTTTATTCGTGCTCTGATTGAACATGCAAATGCCAAATTAAATGTTGAAGAATGTTTTGAACTTCCGTTTGTAACACTGCTTGGTTTCCAAGAAGAAAAACAAACTGAAACAGAAGTAGTTAAAGCTGAAGAAGCCCCAAAACCTCGCGGTCGTACTAAAGCAAAATAATAGGCTAGGTGTTATAAGTTGTAAATATTTAGTAGTTTTAAATAATAAAGTTCTTTAACAGATTGAAAATTTTATATATTTGTGGTAAGATTTGTTAATGAACCAAAACTATTTAATTATTAATTTTTGCAACAGATATGAAATATCTAATACTATTTAAGTTCTGAGGATAATATGACTCACGAGGAAAGAATCGCTTATATTAGAGTTATCCTCGGGGATATCTCTGAACAACTTTTACCTACTGCCACGATTGATTTGTTTTTATCTCGGTGGGAATTGCAATTCGATGTGGACAATAAACCTGAGAACGAACCTCTTGTCCTTTGGAACACCACAGTTTCATGTCTTCAGTATCTAATATCCAAAACAGTTAGTTCTGGTAATGTAGGAACAGGTCGCACTGAAAAGATAGGACAAGAACAGATATCTGTTACTGGTGGATCACAATTACAAGCTTGGAAAGATTTGCTGCAATATATCACAGAGAATCCAGACTTCATTGACCCAAGCCTTGGTGGTTTTGATAACCTCATTATCATCGGCGGTGTACGCAAAGATAAATTTGAAGAAGTTCGTAAAGATCCAAACAGCAAAGGTGCTTATAGTGTTGATGGTGTTGTTGACTACACCTCACGATATCGAAACCCTAAAAACCCTTTTGTTTATGAAGACTAAACTTATGTAGCTTGGAGTTATATTTTATGATTAAAATGAAAGCTACAACAAAAATGGATATGTCAGGTTTACGAAGATTTGAGAAACGATTAGAACAACTAGTTAAAACACAAGTTGAAGCTGGTTTCTATGATGATCCACATTATTCTGGAATGACCACAGCACAGTTGATGAACATCCATGAATTTGGTTACGGGAACCTTCCTCAACGTAATGTGATGTTAACAAGCTCTTTATCTTTCAAGTATGAACTTCCCAGATTAATTAAGAATGTTTACAGAAGTATTGTGGTTGCAGGAAAGATGCCAGAAACTGCATTGAAGGTTGTAGGTCAGAAGTATGTTGAGTCTATCCAATTTACTATTGATGCAGGAACTTTCTCTAATCCGAAGGTTAGTCCAGATTGGGCAAAACAGAAAGGGTTTGATGAAGCTATGATTCATTTTGGAGATCTTCGTGACTCCTGCAAATATAAAGTTACACAGAATGCTGAATACAACTTCAACAAAGGAGGTAGATTCTAATGAGTTACTCATTAATTGGGTCTAATTCACTCCTACCTCAAGTTATATTGAATGCACGTTCAAGATCCTCGGTAAAAGACCCAAGTAGTCCGTTTGAGAATGATAATAACACAATAACTTTTACAAACAAAACAATTAATAAGTGTTCTGTTCAACCATTGACTGGCGATGCTGTTAAGAAGTTTGAAAGTCAATTATCTGAAGCCGGACTAAAGAGTTATGAATCATATTATTTGTGGACATCAGACCCTTTGATTGTTGGCATTGATGGTACAGGAATTATGAGTGACCAAGTGCAATTGAATAGTATTACAGGTAGACAGTTGTGGTTTACTGTATTACGTGCTCTTAGTTTCCCATATACTGGCGTATCGCGTTATCAATATTTAGTTATCTTAGAACCAAGTGCTTTTGAGTAAGGAGTTTTAGTGCATGATGAAACATTAATTCAAGACCTTACCAATAAGTTAGGTTTCTTTATTAAAACCGTAACAAATAGAAAATTAATATTGGTAGGTGAATCTGTAATCCCTAAACAAACTGATGACTATGTAATGATTGAGCAATCGGTTATTGCAGACCCTAATTGGCACTCCAATGAAGAATTGGATGATAATGGTTTTGTGAGACAAAGTTGGAATAGCCAAGTTAATTTTATCATTACTGTTTGCAAAGGTGATACATTAAATGATGCTGCAAAAATAAAACATTCTCTTCATCTTCCTTGGATTAACTATGAATATTTTAAAGATCCGAGATTCGCTTTTGCTTCTTGCACAAATGCAATAAAACAACGAGTAGTACTAAATTATCAAGAATATGAAGATAGGTCTAGATTTGTTATTACTTTTAACTGCCTTTTCGTAGACTCTGATTACGGAGTATTTGAAGATCTTCTTCGTGTTCGTCTTACCAGCACTATAAGAGGTCCCATTCAAGATGTGGAAGTGGTCTCTGATGTAAGTATTACTTAAATTTATGGAGGACGTATCACTAACAGCGAAAAGGAAAACACCTTTATTGGTTGGAAATCCAAAGATGGTAAGTTAGAAGTTGTAGGTGTGCATGAGAATATTAAAGGAAAACAAACTACTTTCAAAGTTACATGCACAGAGTGTTCTAAGGATAGAGAGCTATTTCCAGATGGTTATTTCGTCAGTACAAAATATCACTTAAAAGAAGGGAAGAAACCATGCGGCTGCGCGAAAAATCATAGGTGGAAATCATGGCAATACTTACTAAGAATCTCTCGCAATTTAAATGGAAAAGATGTTCAGGTTTGCGGGTTCACCGAAAATTATAAAGGTAAGTCCACAAAAATTAAACTCCTTTGCAACATTGATAAACACACTTGGATAACAAGAGCTGACAATGTACTTAATAGGTCTAGTGGTTGCCCTAAATGTAAATACAGGGAATTGGCCGATAGACTGAAAACAAAAGAAACTGTAGCCTTGGAGAGGTGCGTTAAAATATGTAAAACAGAAAATTACGTACCTATTGGTTTTGTTGATGGTTATAAATCTGCACCTAGTGCAAGATTTCAATACGAATGTCCAACGCATGGAGTGCAGACTGTCAGGTACATAGATTTTATAAGCAAAGAATCTAGGTGCCCCAGTTGCGCAAGCCACGGATACAGGCCAAACAAAGCTGGCTCATTTTACATAGTAAAGTGGTCAAAGGATTCCCACAACTTTATTAAATTTGGAATTACTAATTTAAAAGTTAAAAAGAGAATAGAAGAACAGGCATCAAAAACACATTTTAACTATGAAATTTTATATATTAAAACTTGGAAGGACGGGAGAATAGCCCAGTACGTTGAAAGTTTTATAAAAAGGTCTAAATCTTTGATGCGCGGTGTAGTATTACCTGAAATTTTTCAAGATGGTTTTACTGAAACAATAGAAGAGAAAGACTTGGAAATACTTGAAGATCTATTTATTTCAGCTCTAATTAATCTCAAATTAGTTTAATTTTAATCAATCCACAAATAAAGAGGATTAATATTCATGGCATACAAAGATAAAGTTGTCGATGTAGTAGTTTCACTTGGAACTAGTCCAATCGACCAACTAGGCTTCGACACACCCCTATTCGTTACACCTACTAATGTTTTTACTACACGAGTTCAATCTTACAGCGATCTTGATAGTATTGTTTCTGCTGGTTTTGCAGTAGGCAGCCCAGTGCATCGTTTTGCTGAAAACTGTTTTGCTGGTAAGTTCCGTCCCGATGTAGTTAAAGTTGGGCGACTTGCTTATACTGGCACAACTGTGACTTATAATCAAGCTTCTTATTCTGGTGTTTTGACACTGAACGTTACCGTTAAAACAAATACCAGTTCTTTTGTTAAGGTTATCTCGACTGCTTCCTTGTCTGCTGCATCTACTCCCACTCAGGCTGCTACCGCAGTAGCTGCCGCCCTTGAAGCTGATACTGATATTGGGGCTCTGATCACTGCTTCTAGTGCTCTCGGTGTTGTAACTATTGCACCTACTGCATCCGAAGTAGTCAGTGTCGGTTATTCTATGGAAGGCCAGTATGTCATTAACAACACCAGCTCTGAAACTGTAGCTGTTGGTCTACCGTTGATTAATGCAGAAGATAGCAATTGGTATTTCCTGAGTACCGAAAGCCATACTGATACTGATATCAAAGCCGCTGCTGCTTATGCTGCAAGTGCAGAACCTAATCGTATGCATGTTTATAGCTCTGCTGATACAGATATTGTCAATCCTGCATTGACAACTGATATTGTGTCTGAATTGAAAGCTTTGGCATATGATACCTCCATTGGTTTCTATCATCCTGATGCTGACGAAGATTGGAGTGAAGGTGGGATTGTAGGGGCATGTGCAACCGTAGATCCAAGCTTTGGTGATTCACTGCACCTGAAGACTATGCCATCTATTGCAGTCTATGCCAGCTCTGTTACTGACCGTGAGACTGTATGGGACAAGAATGGTAACGTCTATCGTACAGTAAAAGGTCAGAATGTTATTTGGGAAGGTAAGGTAGCATCCGGTCAGTATTTCGATACTATCCGCTTTAGCCATTGGTTTAAGGCTAAGTTGGACGAAAGTACGTTCGGCTATCTCTATCGCCGTAGTAACTTGGGACAAAGCATGAAGATGTCTGACCAAGACCTTCCTGTATTGCGCAGTATTTGGCTGAATGACCCAATTAACCCAGCAATTCGTAATGGTGGTATTTTGGATGGGTTTAGCTCAGATGGTAAGACAGATTACAGCCCGATTATTGTGATTCCGCCCCGCAATCAAATCCCAACTAACGATCTTGCAGCTCGCTTCCTTGACAACTGCCGTATCGAGGTAGTTTACAACAACAGCCTGCACTTCATCAAGATCCGCGCATTTGTTGAACTTGACCGTATTACTGCTTAATTGCTGAACAGGAGAAAATAAACAATGTCTACACAACTGCTTTCCTTGCAAGCATATGACCCTAAGAACGTCAAGCTTTACTTGGGTGGTGTCCGTGCATACGGCTTTGCACCAGATACTAAAATCACTGTAAGTCGTAACAGTGACAATATTATGACCATGACTGGTACTGATGGGGAGGCGTCTGCCGCCCTTTCTCGTGACCGTTCTGGTGTACTTACACTGAGCCTTCAGAATGCCTCTGGATTTAATGACTATCTGAGTGCTTGGCAAAAACAAGCTGATGCTACAGGTCTAGTGTGGTTCCCCATCCTGCTTGAAGGTTCTCAAGGTCCGACTATTGCTTCATTTGCAAATATTCAACGCCAACCTGATCTTACTTATGGATCGGAAGGAGGCACACTCGACTGGGAACTCTATGTCTTGGATTGCTGGTATGCACCTTCTACTGCTACTGGTGTTCTTGGCGCGGCAGCAGGTTTCTTGGGTATCGTATAAAATAAGCAATATAAAATATAATAAAGTTTGCTATGTAGTTGGGTGTCGGTAGCGGCACCCTCTTTTTAGCAACAAAAACAATAACTATATTATAAGCAATTTTAAACTACAAAGCTAAAGGAATTTTATAATGGCAAAACAATTGATGGCTCACGAAGTCACACTCTCTAATAAGAAAGATTACTTTATCACAGATTGGAGTACACGCAAGACATATCAGAACCTGTTTAAACTTGGTAAGTTGTTTGCACCTATGTCCTCTGCATTAACTGAAGCACTGCAAGGTGGTGAACGGTTGAGTGAAGTAGTGCCCGGAGTATTGCTATTTGTTTGTGAAGAACTAGACGATAAAGGTTTCGAGAAACTGTTCGCATTGATTACAGAAGATGTCACTGGTGCAGGCGGTGTTGGCAAGTTAGACATGGATGACCTAGAGCCACACGAAGTTCTTGAAATTCTTACTAAGTGCCTAGAACACTACTATAAGAGTTTTTTCGGCAAGGCGCTGAACCAGATCAAAGAATTGGTTCAGGAAGCGCTGAAGGTAGCAAGTCTGGACAATCAACTGAACAAGACCAAAAGTTAAGCAAAGAAGAAATAAGCTTAGTACTTAGAAAATCAAAACAAATCAAAATTAACCCTATAGTTAAAAAAGCTATTCAATATGTGGGGGAGAATTCCCATCTCGACTGGTTTGATATGTTAAGATTTAATGTCTTGAGTTCTACTAATGAAACTATATTCTCTTTGGATGAAATCTCAATGGATGATCTATTTAGGTTGAACGATTACGTTGAAATGAAAACATTTGTAGAAAATGTTGCTCAGGCTGTTCAAGATGACGAAGTAGAACGTATGAACAACAAACCTAGACGGTCATAATTTGTAGATAAGCTTTTAGGCTGCCCCTGAAAAGGTGGCGGCTTATTTTGTTTCACAACAATATAAATGTGAGGAAAAGTGACAGAAATAAATGTGAGCAAAATCACAAATATTGTAACCTTCAAAGTTGACAACACCTCGTATAAACGTGCATTAATGGCTATACGAAAAGTTGGCTCGGAATGGGCAAAGGTGCAGGGAAAGATGAGTTCTGCTATGTCTGCCGGACGTAGGATTGCAGGAACATCTGGCAGGGGAGGTGGTGGCAGCCGGAGTCAATTTGTTGGCCCTATGCCATTCTCCCCCGGAACCAATACTAAAATGCAGCAACGGGAAGCAAAGAAAGCTGTCCAAGAACAAGCACGAATTGCAAGACAAACAGAAACAGCAACAAAAAAGCATAATGATACCCTTAGAAAATTAAGAGAGATTGATGCTCGCAGGCAAGAATCTGAAGCAAAACGACAAGAACAATTTAAGAATAAGATTGCAGGGCAATTCATGGGCCCTATGCCTTCTCGTGATATGCTGATTGCTCGTAGAGAAGCAATACGAAATCAACGAAATGAAGCCAATAGATCTGCAAGAGCCCAAGAAACAATCAGTGCGGGAAATATCAGACGTACAAGTATGTTTGGAGGTGCTGGAAATGCAGCAATGGGTCAACAGGTAGCATCATTAAATGCTCAATTAAAATCTGGTGCAATTAGCTTACAAGTATATAGACAGAGTGTAGCAGCATTAGAACGTGATTTCAAGCGAGCTAGTGCGGGTGGCAGAGATTTCCTTGGAACATTGCGTGAAGTCCGTTCAGCCTTTATTGCTTTGACGGCAGCCAACCTTGCATTTACTGGTGGTGCCGCAGTTATGCGCACAGGTCAGATGTTTGAAGGTATTAATGCTGCAATGTCTATGACATCTGATAGCACCTCTGAGACAGCTTCTAAGATTCAATTTATCAGAGATGAAGCCTATAGATTGGGCCTTGATTTGAAGACAGCAGCTCAAGGTTTCGTTCAGATGAGCGTAGCATCTAAAGAAATCATGTCAAGTGGACAAACCCAAGAATTGTTTACTGGTCTTAGTGAATACTCCACAGCTCTCGGGCTTGACCAGTTTAGATTTGAAAAAGCACTTCTTGGTTTTACACAAATTGCCAACAAAGGGCAATTGATGAGCGAAGAAGTAAAAAATCAAATCGGCGAGCAGCTCCCCGGAGCATTAGATCTTTTTAGAAAAGCTGCATCGGAATTTTCAGGAAAAGAGTTGACAACCCCTGAATTTTTTAAAATGATGGAAAAAGGACAGTTACTCGCAGAGGATATCTTACCTTTGATGGGGAAGATGATGTCTGATGCAGCCAAGAAAGGCGGAGCACTTGAAAAAATGCTCAATAGTAATGGTGTTGCTATGCGCCGCTTACAACAAACATGGACTAATTTCCAAAACGTAATCTTCATGTCAGGCTTTGGTGAGGCTTTGACTCGCACATTTAATAGTCTAGCTTTTGCACTTAAAAACAATGATGGTGCAGCTAAAGCTATTGGCATCACGCTTGGCGGATTGATTGATGGTTTTATGTATTTTGGTGGAACGGTTCACGATGTTTCATTGTTGACATACCATTATCTTAATAAATATATTCTTGATCCTCTGACACAATTAATTCCTGCACTAAAAGAAATTGAAGGTAGTTGGGTAGCGCAAGCAGCAGGTGTTTTAATTGCAGCTAGTGCTTTTGCTAAACTTTCAGGGTTTTTGTGGTCAATCGTCAAAGCTCTTAAAATGATTCCTAAGTTGCTTCCAGCAGCAACCGCCGTAGGTGGTGCAGCAGCGGCTGCAACAGGGGGAGCTGGAGCTGCCACAGCAGGAGCAGCAAGATTTGGGGCAACACCTGTTGCTATGGGAGCTGGCTCATTCTACTTGTTCCATAATTTTGTCCAAGATTATTTTGTCCCTTGGCAAAAGAGTGTTGTTGATAGCATATTTGGTGCCCCAACTATGCGAACAGATATGCGACCAAGTTTGCAATCTTCTGTCTCAGGTATCAGGGTTCCTTCTGTACTTGCACCAATGTCAGGGCCTTCTCCTTTGATGAATCAGTCACCACAAACTATTAATGTAAAAGTTGTTCCTGATGGCACTAAGTTTGCTGATGCTGTTAAAGTTGAAGTAGATGCAGGGACTTCTAATTTCGGTAATACGCTGATTAACTTGATGTCAGACTAATAATAGTCTTAAACAAATTAAAAGGGTTGTTAATTCAACCCTTTATTTTAATATTGTTTCTAATTTTAATATTTAAAGCATTGTTAAACTCTTGAATATTTTATGTTTTTGTGATAAGATTATTTATAAGTTTATAATGTTATTGATAAATGAATAACATAGGGATTAATAATGGCTTACACAATGTTTATCTCTGGCCTAAAGAGTGGAACAAAAGCATCTGACATAAATTCAAAGCTTTCTGCTCTACCAGAGTCTGAAATTGTAATGATTTTTGATAGTGTAGATAACTACAATATTTCATTACAAAACGAAAAAACACAATATCCTATAGAATCACGCTCTAACATTACAGACCATGTATTCTCTCCTGATGGAAAGTTTAGTTTTGTTGGTCGTGTTACTACTGCACCATACCTCGTAAGAAAAGAAGTAGAATGGGATACCAACACAGACCCAAATTCTCCAAAATCTTCAGGACGTATTTCAAAAGCTTATGAAGTATTAAAAGCAGCACGGGATAGTCGTGCCGGAATATCATTAGAATTTGAAGAAGGTGCAATCAGTAATTACGTTATCAGCTCGCTTGATATGAATCGTGAAGGTCCATCAGACCAAATGACATTTAATATTTCACTTAGTGAAATGAGAACTGTTACTGTAGGAAAAACGGTCCTTGCTATAAATGTTGGTGCTGATTTAAACAACACATCAAAAACAAATCAAAATAAAGGGGCTAAGCAAGGTAGTGTTCCCGATTTAATTCGCAGAAAAGAAGTTACAGTTACTGAGACTAAAAACTTGACAGCTCCGTTTAGTAAGATCTTTTTAGATGAAGGACTAACAACCTCTGTTCCACAAAGTCAAGTCCAATCTAAATTAAGTTTTGGAGGTAATTAATGGCTACCTCGCAAGTATTCGATATTGAAGATGGATACCCAGATCAAACTCAACGTATCGTTATAGATGATAAAACCTATGAAGTCAGGTTCATATTTAATGAACGAGGTGAAAGTTGGACAATGTATATTGGGGACGTAGGTGCTGATCCTACAGTTTCTTTTAAATTATCATCTTATACAAAACATCTGACTCCGTACAATTATAGTCTCAATCTTCCTTCTGGGGATATTATTGCCGCCGCACTAGCTGATTTTAGTGCCAGAGTTACGCAGTACAATGTTGGCCCTTCAAAACAAATTGAGCTGTGGTATAACAGCCCATGAGTCCTGTAGGACGAGTATATAACAGTCCAATAACTGACATTAGAGGTATCCTGTGAGAACATATAATTTTATTATTGGCAAGCCAGTTAGATTCACAGGAAACACAATTAACATCCAAGAATCTGTTGATAAATCTGAAAACAATGCTTACCAAATAAAAGATAGTTTACAGATAGAATTTGAGGTTGTCAAGGACAATACTGACAAACCAAACAAAGCCTATGTTACTGTCTATAACCTGCCAGATACAATTGTACAATACCTAAAAGATAATCTTGATAACTCGTTAGGTGGAATCCTAGAAGCAGGACAAGATGGAAATAATGTTCAAATCTTTGCTGGTGCAGTTGAATATATGGAAGACAGTTGGGACAGGCACACACGGAGAACTAAGTTTATATTTGGTGATGCAAAACAAAATTTAGTTTATGCCAAGACTAATAGGTCATACCGTACTGGAACTTCCGCAAATAAAATCATTAGTGACCTTGTTTCAGATATGAAACTGCCCGTTGGACGCATTGCTAGTGTTTCTGGTTCAATCCAATCTGCTCGCGCTTTTTCTGGAAAATGTTCAGATAATCTATCCAAGTTCTGTAAAGAGTTCGGTGCTAACTTTTCAGTTCAAGATGGTGCAAGTTATGTTACAGTAACAGGTAAGCGTTTTGAACAATTTGTTTATGAAATAAGCGAAGAAACAGGAATGGTTGGTTCCCCTTCCCCTAAACAGCCCTATATGAGCAAAGTTGCAAAAGCAGCTCAAGATGCAACAAAAGAAGATGTAGGGATTGAAGTAAAAACACAATTATTGGGTGCAATTATTCCAGAATCTACTATTTACTTAAAATCGAGAGAATATCAAGGTTTCTATAAAGTCATCAAAGTAACCCACAACGGAAGTTACGAAGGTGGAGATTGGATGAGTACCTTACAGCTTGTAGAAACAACAGGAACTCTTGTTCAATAATTATTAATATACACATAGATTTTGTTTATAAGTGTTTAAATATGTTTTGTTTGGAGGTATAGTTGAAGATAACATCTAACAGGTTTGATGATGCGCTCTCATTATACCTCGGAAGGCAGATGCAGGAAATTCATACACAGATGCCTGCTAAAGTTGTAGCAGTAGATTACGGAAAAGGTACAGTTGATGTTGAAGTATTATATGAAGGTGTGTCCCCTATAGACCAACTTTTAAACTATAAATACCCAACAATATATGATGTCCCAGTTCACACATATAGTGCCCAAGGGGGTACAATTAAAATAACAGTACCTATTAAAATAGGTGATGTAGGTGTGGTAAAATTCCCTGAAAAACCTATGGATGGTTTTAAAGGTGGAAAAGTTTCTATTGATTTAGAAAAGAATACCGATACTCACGTTTTACAGGGTATTTGTTTTATATCGGAAATATCTACTGAAACAACTCCAGTTTCAATTGACCCTGAAAATCTAATTATCCAACACAGTACAACAAAAATCACAATCAAAAAAGATAGTGTTGAAGCTACCACAGAACAAGATTTTAATGTTAATGGTGCAAAATTCACATCAGACGGAGATGTTGTAACTAGCGATGGTATCAGCTTGAGAAATGTAAAACAAGTTTATAATAATCATACGCACTCAGGTGGGCCTCTCCCATCTCCCCAATTATAAAGAGGTCTAAAAGTGGCAACAAACTATTCTGATTTACAATTAGACCCAACTACCGGAGATCTCTTGACAACAGAGTCAGGAGATTTCCAATTAGTTACTGAGAACATAAATTCACTATGGCAACGATTGTTGCTTAGGTTTTCCATTTGGCAAAATGAATGGCAGTTTAATTTAGATTTTGGTTTTCCTTATGGAAGTTATATAGGAAACAAAATCCCTAAAGAAGTTGTTGATGCCAAGATTAGAGAAACAGTACGTTTAGAACCAGATGTACTGAGAATACAAGATTTTACTTCTAGTTTCAATACACAAACTAGACAGTATGAGGCATATTTGACAGTAATAACACAAGAACTTGAAGAAGTCAATGTTGCTTATTTTGGCGATGGTTATTATTATCCCTCTCCTGAAGAAACCACACAAGATTTGTATCCTTCTTTAGGAGAAGTGGAATATGGTGCAAAACTTTATCATTTTATTAATTTTAGACTACATTTTACTGGTGATTCCACTTGGATTAACACTTGGCAAGGTTTGTACAAAGATTTTAGAAGAATAAGTTGGAACTCCCTGCTGCAATGGAGCCAGCAAGGCATTTCGTGGGGCGGCTGGAAAGAATTTTAAGAGGAGTATTTGAATGTCAGTAAAAGCATGGGAAAAATATCAACCTAACGCATCCTCACCTTCTCCTCAATATCCTTATGGTAGCTTGAGGCAAGAGACTACATTGGGAATGGGTGATGGTACACCCTTAGATGTTGAGTGGGGCAATGATTTTGAAGCATTTAAACAAACAGCTTTTTCACGGTCAGATCTAGTCCCATCAGGAAATACCGATACTGTTACAAATAGTGAAATGTTTAATGCAATGCAAGATAGCACTACCAGAACTCTTTGGGAAAGATCTGCTGCCGAATCAGGCTATAATCTCGTAGCGGGCAGTTTCGAAGATGGTGGTACACTAGTTAACGATAATGATACCTTGTGGAGCAAAAAGTTAAATAAGATCTTCTCCGGAGCTGCTGGGAATGTTATTGCTGGGACAGACCCGACTGGCGGTGGTTTTGTTGACAGGAGCGGTGAACTGTTGCGAAATGAACTTTTTGCTACTGTTTCCTCGGTGTCTGCTGGGGGATACGGTGTCGGAGCCAAACTAACAATCACAGACCGTGATAATGCCCGCTTTAATGTTGTGGCCGGAGGCATTCCGAACGGCATTGATATCCTAAATGCTGGAACTGGAAAAACGGCAACTCTGGTGATTGCAGGTAATGAGTTAAATGCCTCATGGCTCGGGTTTAAACTGTCCAACCCAGATAACGCCCCTATCTTGCAACGCGCGGTGGATATCGCACACACGCTGAAATACCCAGTTATAATGCCACCCGGTAATGCACCATTTAATTGCTCACGAGTAACCGTGTACCAAGATACAGTATTGCGGGGTGCTGGTGAGTACCTAACAGAGCTCAAAGCGCCAAATAGCGCATCTACTGGGTCTGATATAATTCGCTCGGAAAACGCCGACTCGCTATTTGGAACTAGTAGTGAGGAAGGCGCGCATAATCTAGAATTGTCTGATTTTGCACTGAACGGAAACCGCCAACGCCCAGGTAATTCCAGCGGGATAACATCAGGAACATGTCTCAAATACTATGGGCGCACGAATAAATTCAAAAACCTGCGAATTTATCACTCTGCTGATGATGGTATGCGCACTGAGTGGGGCGCAGGAGTCGCTTTGGCAGAAGGGCTTGAGGGTAGGTTTAGTTCGATCACCATCGGGTATAGCGGTGGTAATGGCTGGCGCTTTGGCGGACCGCATGATTCTCATTGCGACGACATCATCATCCACACGAGTGGGCAAAAGGCCACAAACACTTACAAAAACCTCTTGGTCGAGAAGGGTAATGCTCGCTGGTCAAAAGTTCACGTATATTCTCTTTTCTACACAGACCAGGGTGCGCCAAGCCAAGCCAGTAGGGTATCGCATGCTCTGTACATCGCGGGCGGCGGTGGCGCTGATGGTAATGAATTCATAGAATCGCACTTCGAGGGTGGGATGGTGAACGTTTACAACGGCGCTAATGGGACGATAATTGATGGCTCTTGCCGGATATATTACCCGTGGAATGGCGATAACATTATAAACGACGGGTCAAGCTGCATAATAAAGGCGTGGCTTGGTGAGGAGTATAAAGGTATTGGCCTGCCTCTAGCTAAGGGGATTCGTTTCGGCGGTACTTACGGTGGGTCAACCAACTGTGATATTGAGCTGATCGGTAGCGGCATGGAAGCGGGCTGGGTAGATTGGGGCGGTATCGGTGGACATAACCGCGTCGTTGTGCGGGGATACAACCCTTCTGGGGTTGCGCAGGTCGGCACACCCCCCAGCCTCAATGATGTGGATGTCTATGTACACGGCCAATCACTAGAAGTCATTCGACAAGAGATGTTCCAGACAAGAAACTCAGTAGCAAAAATTACCGCAACTGGAACTTCCCAATCTACCGCAGCTAGTATAGACAAATCAGTACGTACGGTTGGGGTATCAGGAGGGGCAAGTAATGCTGGCCTGAAATTACCTAACTCAGCTTTTGTCGGCAATGGGCACAAAATTCAAGTGACTGACGTGACTGGTACAGCTAAAAAAGTGTATCCTAATACAGGGGGGAATATCCTGGGGATTGGGCTAAACAACCCTGCTACCGTTCCTGGGCTGGGTACTATTCATTTGACAGTAGTTGATGCAGATGCGGGTGAATGGCTGCTGGGTTAGAACAAAAGCCCCTACGTGGCTTTTATCTTATTGCGAGGTAAGTCATGACAATCATCATAAACATCAACTTATAACCTTGTGAATAAGTTGATGTTTCTTTACAAGGGACTCATAAGAACTCTACCGCAGTAATTTAATAGGGGAACCACGCTTTTCAATTATTAGTAAAGAGGTAAAATTGGCAACTTATGGTCTAAATAGTTTTGGCTTTCTTAGGCCATCTCTAACAGAAATTGTAGAACAGAGAAAACAAGCCTACCGAGATTTGTTTGGTTCTAATATTAATACTAACGACAATAGTGTAATAGATAAGATTGTATCAATCGAAGCAGACAGAGAAAATCAAGTCTGGATGCAAATGGAAGAAGTTTATAATAGTCAGACATATCAAGGTGCTGAAGGTAAGTATCTTGATGATTTGTTTTCTCGTAGAGGGATTTATCGTAATGGTTTGACTAAAGCAACTGGTAGTGTAGAAATGGTGCTCAATAGTACAGTGCCTTATAATACTACCTATTCTGCCGGAACTTACAAAGTAAATTCTACTTTTATTTTACAAGAAGATGTATTGGTTGCAGGTAATATTTTTGCACATACATTATTGAATTCTCAAATAAATACAGGTAGTTATACTTTTACCATTTTAAATACAACTACCTCAGTTACTGCTACACTTAATCTAACGCTAACTAACAAAACACCAAATAGCGTAGAGTTAAACTCTTTCTTCAATAGTATTAAGACGTTTATTATTGACAATACAATTAACGAAAATCTAAGTCGTATTTTTATCGATAATGTTGCTGGCTCTATGTATATAGGTTATACTTCTGCAACAGAGATGGTAGGTTTGTCTCAGAAAGTTGATTTTAAAATCTCCCCACAAATTGGAAACAAAACAATCAGGTTTGATGTCATTGCAGAAGATGCAGGGTTGAACCCAGTCAGTATCGGTCAGGTTACAACAATCACTCCTCAACCTTCCGGTTATGTTTCTAGTGGTAATATTGAGGCATTCTTTAGTGGTGCAAATATTGAATCAGACAGTGAGTATCGGGCCAGAGCAAGCTCACAGATTAGTTCTCCTGCCGCTGCAACTCGTTCTGCAATTATCAACGGGCTGTTGACTGGTGTAGACGGTGTTCGTAAGGTTAAAATATTCTCTAATCCTACTGGAACCACAAGCCCTGCTGGTATACCACCATATAAATTTGTACCGGTAGTTTATGGGGGAGATACACCATCTATCTCTCAAAGGTTGTATGAACTGATTGCCTGCTCTAATGCAACTTTTGGTAATGTTAACTATAACATTGAAACCGAGGACGGTCAAGTAGAAACTATCTATCACACAAAGGCCACAGAAAAAGATGTAGCAATTAGAGTTTCATATAAAACAGTACAAAATAGGCCGTTAGCAGATTCTGAGAGAAATATCATAACTTCTGGTTTACTTGACACAATTAATGGATATCCTATAAATCCTACACTGTATAATATTCAACTAATACAAAGTGTAACCTCATCTGTTCCTTTGATTCAATTTCAAGTACTAACTGTAGAAATAAAATTAGCATCTGACCCCGATAGTGCATACTCTTCTGCAACATTCAATACAGATATTGAAGATGTGTTAATTTTAGCAGAGTCTGATGTATATTTCAACCAAATTGTATAATGAGGCAACTAAATTATGGAATTAAAAAATGTTGACCATATACAAATAAAAGAGAGTTTTGTTCAGGAAGGATTAGACTACCTTCCTGAAGCTTTACAAAAACCTAATATTCAAAAAATATTGCAAATTGATTTGGATAGGTGGAAGCTTATTGATGATACTTTATACCAACTAGCAGTTAGAAGGTTATTGTCAGAGGCTAGTGGTGTTTATCTGGATGATATAGGAGCTCGTTTTCAAATCTATCGTAACGGGTTAGATGACGATGACTACAGAGCAACATTGTTCTTGAAAACCGGCGAAGCACAAAAGCATGGAACACGCCCTGATATAATTAATGTTCTTTATCAGTTGCTCGGTAATGAGTCTGTTTTTACTTACAAAGGAGACAAATATCGTTTTGATATTGCTATTGGATCTCCTTGTTTTAATCTTGCAACTACCGCTGATGATATCGCTGGATTAATGCCACTTATTACAGATTTAAGAGTCGTAGATGGTGTTGGTATACCTTTTGTCTTTGATGGGGATGATGACGGGGGAGGTTTTGGTTTCTCAGATGACAATGATATACCTACAAGTGGAGGTAGATTGATGTTTACATCTTATGTTTCAACTTATGATATTTGAGTAAGGAGTAAATTTTGGCACAACCAACAAACCCTCTGATTGTATGGGCGAGTAACGATGTTATTTTGCCTAATGCACAGAGACCGAATAAAAAATTACCACAAGCTTCTCTAATTGAAACTGGATGGGATAAGTCTCAAAAACCAGCGGCAGATGAGTGGAACTATCTTTTAAACAACTATGGGCAATACATTAAATGGGTTGCTGAAGAAAAAATAAACGAATTCTTAAAAAAATCTGAGAATTTAAATGACCTATTAGATAAAGTTGTTGCACGAACTAATTTAGACGTGTTTAGTAAATCAGAAGTAGATAGTAAGGCAATCTCTGCCGGTGTTGGGTTAACTGGCGGCGGTGATCTAAGTCTAAATAGAACAATCAGCATGGCTACTCCAAGCACTGTAGGTAATGGTAGTACAAACTCTGCAACTAATAGTGGTTCACCAACACACAGTCATGCATTAACATTGACAGCATCTAACATTTCTATTTTGACAGGTACAGTAGCCAATGGTGGTACTATACCTTTACCCTCTGGATATAGTGAGGCCCAGTGTAAATGGATAGCGAGTCCAGCCAATATGTCTGATGACGGCAACAATGATATGGCTAGTTTTCAAGTAACCACATCAGGTCGTGTTGTTACCGTATTAGTTGATGGTACTGCCTACCCAGGAAACTTTGCCACGTACTTTATCATTGGAGTTAAATAATGTATTATATATTTAATAAAGAAGGTCAGCTACTAAGTACGTGCGATTTTGAACCAAATATTGAAGATTTACAAACTCGTGGTGAGTATTCAGTAAAAAATGATGAAAAATTAGACCAGTTTCGTTTAGTTGGTGGAAAATATGGTGGAATTTATGAATCTGTAGAAACCCCAGAAGAAGTTATACTAAAAGAAACAAACAAAATATTGCAACAACGAAATAAAATCCTGAAAGATACTGATTGGATTGCTACTCGTCATTTTGAAGAAAATATGTCAGGAAAAGGAACAACATATTCTGACATACAAATTTCTGAGTTTCTTGAATACAGGCAAGCACTTCGTGATATAACATCACTTGAAAATTTCCCGTATATTGTTTTCCCACAACAACCAAAATTCATGGAGTAATCTAGTTTATGCCTGTAGAAATTTTCTTTACCATTGGTAAAGCTTTGTGGCTCCTTCTGACAGCAGGTTTGAGTTGGTTACTTTCCCAGTTGTGGGGGGACTATAAAGATTTTAAGAAAGATTCCACCGAACGCTTTAATCAACTAAACCAAAAATTTATAAAGCTTGAAGCTATGGCAGTAACACAAGATAAGCTTGATGAAACATTAGACCGTAAAATGGGCCCAATAAAAGATCAGATAACAAGGTTAGATAGTAAATTAGATGATAAATTCGATGATGTTATGAGAGAGATCAAAGAACTTATTAAAGATCAAAATAGGAAATAATACAGGGTAAGGAGGTAAGTTATGTTAAGCCTTCTTATCTATATTTTCTGTTTTGTACTGTTATTTTTTATATCAAAGCAAGAATACAGGTATGTTTGTTTTGTCATTATAACACTATTATCAATACAGTTAGTCTTATCATACTACGCCAGCACAGGTAGAATACAAGATGTTTTGTTTTATTTGGTTGTACTTTCTTTTATTGATTTACTAATGATATCTTCTGTTATTACAAATAACATTGTAAATAAAAACTACCATATATTGATGTCAATTTTTGCATTGTGTGCGGTTTTTTCTACACTATTGTCCTTATTTGATTACTACAAATTTTATTATTTTCAAACTTCGTACATGGTGGCGATAGAATATATTTATTTCACAATAAAACAACAAGAAAGATTCACCATACTATATTACACCCTCTCGTTAGTTTTAATAACACCTCACATCTTAGGTTAATATTATTTAAACATAGCACCAATTTGTAAAAGAGAAACATATGAAATTTTCAGATTTATTTACAGATCCTAAAGACAACAGATTATCCCATACAAAATTATGGAACCATATTGGTTTATTTTGTATGACAATTATGTTTTGTTGGTATAGTTACCATTTAAAAATAGATGAATGGCTGCTATTTGCTTATGGGTTCTTAGTAACACATCAAAATTTATTAGGTAAGTTTTTAAGCTTCAGATTTGGTGGTAACTTACCACAAAGCACTTTACCTAGTTCTCCAAAAGAAAAAGAGGAGTAATACATAGTGTCACTAACTTATAGAAAGAAGGCAGAAGATTTTGTAGGTGAGACATTTAATAATGGTAGATTGGAAGTTGTTGAACTGTTGGAAAAATCAAAACATTCAAAATATAAAGTTGTTTGCAAAGTATGTTCGCTAGATAAAGAACTGTTTCCTTTAGGTTATTTTACTTGTGGACTATCGGACTTAAGGGCTGGCAAATTACCTTGTGGGTGTGCTAAGAAACGTAACTGGAATGCTTACGAGTTTTTGATAAAAGCAAAACGAGCAGCAAAACAAAAAGGTTTTATTGTTCACGATTATACTGAAATTTTTCACGGGCAAAATACAAAAGTAAAATGTGAATGCCTAAGAGATGGTAATATTTGGGAATCTAGTCTTGTAAATATTATGCATAATGGTGCCTGTTGTAAAATATGTCGCAACAAAAAATTAAGTGTATTGAAAAGAATGTCATATGAAGAAGTTTTTACATACTGCGAAAAAATATGTAAAGAGAGAAATTACACTTTCTTAGGGTTTCCTGACGGCTACATAAACCAAAAGTCAAAACTACAGTATAGGTGTCCACAACATGGAGTTAAATTCATAACATTTACTGATTTTAAAGATAAAAGAAATGGTTGCATGGCTTGTGCCAGAGATTGCGGAGTCGCTCCGGGGCTGTTTGGGTATTATCCTAAACGTAAGGATGATAGAGACTTTTTATACCTTTTAAATTTCAATAACGAGTATTTAAAAATAGGTAGGTCTTTTAAATTAAACACTAGATTTGGACAGTTGAAATTGCAATATAACATAGTACCTACCATTATTTCAGTATGGTCTGGAACACATTATGACGTATTTAAAACTGAGCAAAAGATTATTTCTGAAGCAAAAAATAAAAATCTTTCACATAAAGACACCACATTTAAATCTATTGAACTTCTAAATGTTTGCTCTGATCAACTTGTTTTTGATCTAATTAAAACGTCTAAATTAAAAAAGGAGGATTTCTAATGGCATTAACATATCAAGCCGCAGTCGAAAAGACAATTACCGCTGGTGAACAAATTCATCAAATTGTCAATGGTACTGCAACAGAAGAAGTAATTGTAGAAGATGGTAGTAAAGTACCAAGTGTCCGTAAAGCACTTCTTGATAATTTTTATTTTAAAGATCCAATTTCTTGGCAAGTAGGACAAACTGAAACAGTATTCAACCAACTTCGTCAGTTTACAGACGGTAGTTGGTGGTATGCCCCTAGCGCAACTACCAGTAATCCTGTAAGCATGGGGGTTTCTCCTGTTGGAGATCTTTTATGGAGGATTTATGATTTTGATGCAATTGGAAAATTAGAACCAAGAATTGATGAAGCACTGCGCCGTAGCTATTCAGAAGCAGGTTATACCTTAGTACAGGGCAGCTTTGAACAAGGTGGCACCATCACTAATAATAAAGATGTTCTCCTATATAATGCCAATGGTGAAGCATATACTTGGTCAGGAGGGTATCCAAAAATAGTTTCTCCGGGAACTAATCCATCATTAGCAGGAAGCGCTTACATTAGTCGCGCTCCAGAAACCCTCCGCAAAGTTTCTTTTGATCTTTTTGGTGCAACGGACTCTCCTTTTACCCCCTCAAGCGAGAGATTAAAAATAGTTTGTGGTGGCGGAGTAGAATACCCCGGAAAACTGTTCGTTCTCACCCAAGGAGGAGGCGGTAACGGAGTATTGATCAGATTATTCAACGGTAACATAGCCGCACCATCGCTCCCGTCAAACAGTGAGAATGGCAGCTGGGCACTGTGGAGAACCGGTGTAGTGTCAGCAATTGAGTATGCTTGGGTTTATAAGAAACCATCTGTAGTAACGGGGTCGTGGACAGAGTCTAACGTAACATATTCAGCGGTAGACATCTATTCTGAACCAATGCTCGGTTCATATAAACCGTTGAAAAGGATGTCTTCTTCCGTCTCTGGTTCTGGCGTTGGGGCTGGCAACGAGTTGCAGTTTAATGTAAACGTAGGAATTGACGGAGCAATTCGTGTTGGGTTCATGGGTACAGCTACTGCGCCACTAAACCAGCAAATAAAAATTGACGGTGTAGTTGTCGCAACTGTCTCACTTAGAACTCCGACCAGCTCAATAGTCTATCACGACATAAAAGCGGCACCAGGCCCAAGGGTTGTTACCATAACACACACAGAGTTGTCAACAAACCTAAATGTTATAGGCGTTAACTTCCTGAGCATAAACGACTTAAAACACTGGAATGTGGATGTAGATAGCTGGGCAGCATACACAAGAAGTCCTGGATACGTGACCAATGAGGGTGCAGCCGAGTATGCGATACGCGCCAAAAATGGTGCAAATAATTGGGCTGGGTCATATCATGGCGGTGAGTACGAAAGAGCCTCTCCTGAGTTCAGTGTTGACCACAGGTTAATAACCCCAAGCGACTCCTTGGTAGCAATAGGCAGAAGATTCTCTATTCTACAACAAACACAATTAAGGTGGGCAAGTACATTAGAGTCCTTAGACATGGACTCTTTGACTATTTTTTGTGATGGATCTGTTTTCATGCAATGTGCTATATCTAATGCCAACCTAATTGCTCATACTGCATACCTAGGGATGAATACAACATCCCCTGCATATGATTCAGCGATAGGGTCTAAGTATTATGATAATGCTACTACGGACGGGGAAAGTTATGTTTTTGGTCCATGCCAACAAGTTACTCAAATAGAGAGGGCTACAGGAAGATTAGTATACACAAGATTTTCTCGCCCTCCTTTATTGGATAACTCCTTTGGTGGTCCAACAGTAAGTTTCGCAGCAGGCGCTTATGCAAAATTGTACAGTGGGTTTATAAGAAATGCATCTACAAAACTACCAACGGATTTTAGTTTTGCATTTCAAAGGGCATATCTATAATAACAGACTTAGATGTTTATAATAATCAGTGTGTGTGGAGGTCTGTTGCCTCCACATTCAAAGTAAATACTAAGCATTTTAGTACGTCACAATTAAAGAAAATTCTATTTAATTACATCTACACTGTAATAACGTATTACATTACAATTAGGCAATATTTAGTATACTGATTCAAAATGGTATGTCTTCATCCCAATCAACCGACGGCTCATTATAGACCGGTGTTGCAACATTATGCGGGCTTTGTGTAAGATTATTTTGGGCACTATTAGTTTCTTCTTTCTTCACTTTTTTTGGATTCTTAAGTTCTTCTTCAGCTCGGCAAATCTCTTCAAACAATTCTTCAGCAAAGTCAATAAAATCATTAATGTTTGCAGTATATTGAGCAGCAATCAAAACACATTGACCGCAACGAGACCCAATACCTTTTTCTGTCATGCTAGGATACTTAATTGCAAGTTTATCGCGTAAATCATCAATCATTGGAAGAATTTGTTTGGCTATACCAATAATATCCGATTTTGATTTAGTTAGGAAAGTTGCAACGTTAATAGCATTACCGAAGCGCATTGGCAGGTCATCATCTTTCCTTGCTTTCTTGACTTCTTTGGGTACTTCTTGTTGAACAATTTTAAAAGTAGTCATGTCAATATTTTTGAATTGCCCTGCATATTCAAATTCTACCTGCATACCTTCTTTCAGAACAACATCGCCAACTTTTACAAATTTATCGTTGTGCAAACCAAGCCCATAGAAATTACCATTATTGATAATACTGACTGAGTTGCGTTTTGCCTTGTCGTTGTATTTAACGAAAATTTTCTCGATGATACCATTGAACTTATCTGACATTATATTTCTCCTCTTTTAAATTAATCAACAACATCAAACATTTCATGAATTATAATTAACTCTAATAAACTATATTTTACATATTCTAAACATTCTTTTGAGTGTTTTCCAGTAAAATTATCAAAGTTATCAAGACACCATTTAATATCTTGTAGTTTAAAATTTTGATCTTCCCATAAAATATGTGCCGGACCAAAATGCAAGGCACCCCGTATTTCTTTATCCTCAATCCCATTTTGAATTGCTAGATCTCTTGCTTTATTATATGCTCCCCAAATCATATCTACCCAATCTTCATTAGATATATTAATCGCCATGTTCTTTTCCTTAACTCTCTATTACAGCAACACAATTTCAACAAGATCTTCTTCTTCGTAGCCAGAATCAATTGCATCATCTTTTTCCATATACCCATCAATTGAGCCACGATCATACTCTGATTTTACAACCACGACAACTTGCGGAGCACAAGATGATTCTGGTGTTTGTCCATGGTCACAATAACTATAAACTTCCAAATCTTGTGGCATTTGTTGAAGCAATTTAATCATTTTAGATACTTTCAAAATTATCTCCTTTATTTAATTGAAGCGGGAGTAATCCCGCTTATTTGTATATTACAACACACTTAGTTTAAAATCAAGCTTTCTTTTCATACTCTTTGTATTCATCTAGAACAATCTTAAACATATATGGATGAGTGAATTTCAACCCATCGTCCTGCCCCTCCATTGCTTTCTCAGAGAAATATACATCACCAACTGCACCAGATGCAAAGAACATTTGCGCTGTTAGGTTATCACCTTGACGATTATACACTTTCGGACGAAGAATCATATCCATAAATTCATCTTTCCAGAGTTCCATAATCTCACCTTTTTTGTTAGGGCGAGACGCCTTGACACTCATGCTCACCTTGAATTGTTCGTCTTGGTCTGGGAACGGAACTTCCATTTTGAATCGACGTTCAATATCTTCATTCTCAATTTCTTCGATAGACAACTTGCTATATTTCTTGCTAAGTTCTTTCTTGGTGGCCTTGTCTACAAAGAATTCTACTTTAAAAACTTTATCACCACTGCCTAATTTAGAAGCAGGATGTTTAAGTTGAATAGAACCAAACTTAACTCCACTAAGTACATTGTACTCTACCTCTTTGTTTAGCACTTTGCACATTTCTTTTTCGATTTTAGACATTAATTGTCTCCTTCTTTGTTGTTAATTTAATTTGTTGTTTAGTTATTAGTGTGTGTGATACCAATTAAAACCAGCCATGCACTCGCCTGTTGTTGGTACTTTAATACCTAAGAAATTACCAGCCTTCAAAAATGATTGAATCATTAATGTTGCAAAATCAGACTCAAAGACCCAATACTCTTCACCAATATGGCTTGGCTTTGTATGGCTAAAATCGCCTACAGATGTTTTACTTTTCCATAGTGCTACTGCATCCTCCTCGTTTTTAAATTTATGAATGTTTTTTACTAAAGATTTGTGAACACAGAACTGCTGTTCATCATGAGTATGCGACCACTGCCAAGCATTCAACTTGTTTTTAGTTACCCAAGTATCCATGAAGCAACTTGCAACCTTAGCAACCATATTTGCAGCAGATTGGAATGTTGCATTTGAGCAACTATGAGCACTACGAGGTGTCAATTTTCGACCATCAATTCCAACAACATACTTGTGTTTCTTGAAGAACTTTTTCAAATCCTCATTATAAAGTTTAAGTGGCATGTTGTCATCCCAATATAGTTCATAACGTTGTAGTGCAACCTCTTCAGTACACTTCATTAGCGGCATTAACGCCTTATGCCCGCAATTATACGCCAATGCGTAAGCAGGTCCTTTTGCATCACTCCTCGACTCAAGCCCCCAAAGTTGTTGGTTGTTTGTGTGTGTATCAAAAGTTGGGTCAAGAATCCTATCAGCATACACCTTTCCTTGAGGATAGTCAATGATATAGTTAGCCTTGATCCTATCTTCAATTGCACTTAGGTCTGCACCAAAAATATAATAGTCTCTGGGTGCTTCTAACACTTCACGGCACTGTTGCCCATACAAGCCTCTAACAGGTACGTTAACAATACCCCGATGTTGTACACGACCAGACACAGCCCCGTGAGTTAGTCCGCCTTGATGTACTTCACCAACCTCATCAACAATACGTTGGAAACCTTGCCACACACTCAACCTGTGTCTATATGTTCGCATATCAGCAACAAGTTTACCAGCACCACCAGAAATTGATTCAAAGCTTGATTCTGTAAGTTTAGGAGAACCTAATACTGGCTGCCCTTCGGCATCCCTTGCAGGCTTACCAACAACCTGTCCAAAGTATGGACTAGACGGGTCAGTGCTTTCCTTCTCTGTAACCTTCTTCTTATTATATTCATCAGGAACCCAACCTGCATCGAACAGTAGCTTACAAACTTGGTCTGGACTTGTAAGTTCAAGTTTGAACCAACCAACCCGACAATAAGGTCCTGAGATTGCTTCTATTGGGTCGTAGTTAATTTCAGGCATTATATAAGTTCTTGTTGGTATTGTACCGTCTTTACGGGCTTGGCCTTTCTTTTTAACAACCTCAGTAATAAGTGGGTCAAACCACTCAGCAGATGACTTTTTAAGTTTGCCAGTTATTGTTTTTGGATCCTTTACTCCAGCAGTTTCCTGAACACCTTTCAATTTTGCATCTACCATATCAGGCAGCATAGGTAGCACAGGGTCAAGTTCATCCTCGCACTTCTTTATTAACTTACTAACCTCATCAATGTATTTTTCACACTTACTTTGATTCAAAACAATCCCGCGTTGATTTTCTTGCTTAGAGAAGATGTGGAAGAACTTGTGCTCCATAGACAGTGCATTTGAGAAGTCTGTACCTTTCCAATTATCGACACGACCAAGCCCCATCTTAGCAGGGACTATCACCCTTCTTCCAGCAATTTTGTTTTCTACGAATTCAAAATAATTTAAATCCATCTTATTAAAAAGGTGATTGTGTATCTTAGCTTGTAGTATTGTATCTTTTTCACAACGTTCGACAATGATTGGTTCAAACCTATCCCAGTAATCAATGGCAACCTTACTATCTCCAAACTGTACAGCATAAGATTGAACAGAGTGCTTGCCAAGTTTCACTGTTTTACCGTTATCATCAACACCAAAACTTAACTTCCTGTCTGGGTTTACAATTTGTGATAGTAGCATAGTGTCAAATATACACACCTTATTATTGTCCATGAAATAGTCAGGGCCAATACCCCAATCACAACCATGTAGTTTCTGATACAACCAAAAGTCATAACCTATTCCATTGTGTAGTGACAGCATCTTGGCTCCACGCATAACATCAAAAGCCTTTTTCTGCCACCCACGACCATCATTCTGACTGAAAGTGATAACCTCGCCAGATTCTAGATCATAGATACTTGTGCAATAGTCTTCTGTTACCTCTTTTAGTAGTCCATTTGCTTCAGAGTCAACCACAATAAACTTAAAATCTGACAAGATCCCTCCTTTAATAACTATTTAAATATATTAGTCAAAGTATTCATCTTCAACGACATCTACATCAATTTCGAAAGCCCCGCTACCCAAGTTTGCTGATTCCGCTTTTACAACTCCAACCTCGTAGTTTGGATTACCATTTAGGTAGTCTAGCTTGTCATAAATCTTATGCTCTTTATTAACATACAAGAAACTTCCAGCAGGGCCAGTATTACCTACCCCACGAGCCTTTGTAATTTTAGCATAAGTAGTATTTCGTTCAACCTCGTCCTCAGACTCCTTATTTCTTTGTAGGATAATGTTGACACCACCGGATTTGAAGATTGAAGAGTGACCCATCATATCTTCTTCTGACAAATCCGCACCCTTTGAGTTTGCTTTCTGCCCTTGGCCCGATTTACGTGCATGGTTGATATTAATGATGTTAATCTTCTCGCGCTTCACAAGATCCTTCTGCCACTTCATGAAAGCGCCTTGAGCATCATCAGGCATGGTATCGAATATGTCTTGGATTGGGTCAAGCACAATAATTTCACAACCTAAGCACTTTACAAGATACTCTACCCGCTCTTTAATCATCGACACATCAGAATCTAGAAGGTAGAACCTTGGGTTTCCATTCTCATCTTCCCACAAAACCTTGCGCTTTGCAACATTTTCTGGCTCGTTTAGAAAATCTAGGCGCTCTTTTGCTGTCTTGAATAGGTTAACCTTAACACCTAAATGAGCAGAACTCAAGTTGATTGCATACTCACCCTCAGAAGCCTCTAATGACACAATCCCAACACGTTTGTGTGACTTCATAATCCAATGGAGGATCATTGCATCTACGAATGTACTCTTACCTGTCCCAGATGCAGAGAGGATGTTAATGATATAACCTACAGGAATACCACCACACAGCATATCCTGCATTCTGTGCATGAAGTTCGGTAGCGAGATACGTTCAATCGCTGCATGTTCTAACATCTTTTCCTCAAGGGATGTTGATGCAGTTACGCCAGCCATAAAGTATTGTTTTGCATTATAGAAGGCACTGACAAACTTTTGTTCTAAACCTTTCTCAATTACCTCACAAGGATCTTTAGCAGGGCACACCATCACTTTAGCTTTTCCAGATGGTAGGGCCTTACAAACATCCTCTACAGCTTTCTCACCTGCCTTATCATTATCCATACAGACAACAATAAATTGAAACCTATTGAAGAACTCATAGTTATTCTTAATCTGCTGAGCTGTTCCACTAGCGCCTGTTGTTCCAGACACAACAGCAATATCCTCAAACGACTTATCTGACCCTTTTGATACACGGTAATCGTGCATAATTTGGTATGCTGCACCTACATCCTCTTCTCCTTCGACTAAGATGCAGAACTTACCTCCTTGACGGAACCTGAACTGCCCAAACATTTCACAATGTAAGTCGTTTCTACCAAGATAACCTTTGGTAAAATCTTTAGGCATTACTCTCTTTTTGTACCCAGACAAAGCTCCATCGAACAACACTGGATAGTGTCTTGCATACAGTTCGTCTCCAAGATATTCTGACCTGATACCAAATTTGTTATGGATTTCGTCACGAACTCCACGATAATTGCCACACCGAACTAGGGTTTTTGCTTCCAGTTCTTCTCGTTCTTCTTGCGTGATAATCTCGCGTTTATGCTTATTTTCAAACTTCACCAGACCCCCTCTATTTGTCTTTCTAAAGCCAACACCATCCACATCTGAAACACCTAAATATTCACCAACAGAACTATTTTTAAGTTTGTTGCGGTTGAAGAATGATTTGCATACAAAACATGTTGCATCATAATATTCTTCTCCTGTTTCTTCATCTTCATTAATGTATACCTCCATGCCGTCAGAAGATGAGCACATAGGGTTTATACATGCAAACTTACCGATCCCATAACCCATCCATCATTACCTCTCACTTACATAAATTTCTTCACATGGTCAACAACATACCAATCAACAATAATATCTTTGACTGTCAATCTCCTATTAATCTTCAAGTTATTCAAATCACGACACCTAGAAACAGCAACATATAGCATACTGTTGCCAAATAAAGGATAATGACCTAATTGCAAATCTACTTCACCAAGAGTCATCCCTTGTGAACGATGTATACTTATTGCTGCCCCAAGTCTCAGAGGGATTTGAGTGTAAGACCCAACCACTTTTTCTCTCACTTTACTAGACATATCAACAAACAATTCATAATTGTAGCTTGTTTTTGGTTCAAAATCAATAGTATTGCCATTATCTAATTCTACAGTTACCGAGTTTCTGTTGATACGTGACACAGTTCCACTTGAACCGTTGACATAACGTTCTTCTTCATCATTGATTGTTGTTAGTACGCGACAACCAACTTTCAATTCTACAATTTTAGGTGATGGTTCTTCTTTGAAATCTCCCTTGACAACAGCTTTGAATATCTTAGACTTCCCAGAGAGATTTGTCAAATGATAATAGTTGTGTTCATCAACCATTTTGTTTGTTGGTGCAAGAACAACAGGGTTATTCGGTGCCTTATTTGTATTATAGCAGACATCATTTAGATATTCAACAATCAATTGCTTATTTTCTCCAAGTCTCAGATAATCCAAGATTTTTTGTTGTTCTGAGTCTGATTGCCTAAAATTCTGTGTCAATACAACAGTTTTAAAATCACCATCTTTATACGCTTGTGAATCAAAAGCATAAGGTGAATTATAATGTGGTTGCATGATCTTTCTATCACTATCAGTAACAACTGGAGCAAGCTGAAGATAATCTCCTGTCATAATGACCTGCAAACCACCAAACGGTTTATCTTTATCTCTGTATTTTCGCAGCGTCCAATCAAGCTCAGTGACCCGATCCACACGACAAGCGCCAACCTCATCGATCACCAACATCTGGATTTCTGGAGATTTTAAAATAGCAGCCCGCTCTTTCTTTAGATTGCGTTTAAGTGTTACACCTTCAATAAATGGCTCTAAAGCCAAGCCAAACGTCCTATGAAGCGTTTGACCGCCTACATTAAGGGCACTACTTCCTGTTGGCCCAACCTTCAGCATACAGCCACTGAAGAAGTTTGAAAGGCTATTGATAAGTGTACTCTTACCTCTACCAGCTCCACCAAGGATTTCCACATTATGTCCAGACAGAATTGCATCTAGTGCATCATCAGTTGTCAATCATAATCTCCTTCATAATAATAAACACTATCATTATTTATTTCACCAAAGTTCACTTCACATCTACTATCTTCAATTTCCATGCAACGAAGATACTGATTCAGTTTATCACGGACTTCTTGACCTAGCAACTGTTGTTTGTGTCCTGTTGATGTAACAAGCTCACCATCTTCATGATAAACATCAAGGCTTAGAATATCATAACCACCATAGAAGTCAAGATCTGAAAAATTATCATTGTAATCAGGTTCTTTATATTCTACCTCTGCTTCAACAGAAAGTTCTTCCTCATATGTGAAACTATAAAAATTGAAATTGATAAAACACATATCATACTTCCTTTACAAATTTATTATATTCTGAATTTTGAATCCAAAGTCTTTGATGATCTTCTCTTTCAATGAGTTCATCATAACCTACTTCTGTCAAAATGCAGAGCTTAAAATCGCCAGCAACACTGAATTCAGATCCATCGTCCATTGACCAAACTTTACCATTCTCCCTTGTTGCAAATTCAAGACCTTTGTTCTTGTCAAGGCAAACAATATAACCATCTGGACGTTGGCCCCAACCAGATTCATATTCTGTTACTGCTGCAACATAACCTACATGTTTTGTCATATTAAACCTCTTTCATGAACTTCAACCAACTAAGCTGGGTTGTCAATTGTTTTGTGGTGCGTTTATTATATTGTAGTGAAATACGGGAAATAAGACGTTTTTGCTTCATACCTTGTAGATCTTCATAAGTAAACCATTCTCCTTGTTTGTGGTTAGTGATATGGTTATATTTATATTGCATATTTTCAAGAGAAATATTATGAGTTACATTCCATGTCTTATGGTCATAACCTACAAATCCTTTCCGAACATCACCATTAACTGCTTTATATCCAATGCTGTTAGCAAACAAATTAAGTGCAATAACTTGAACACTAAGAGAATCTAGTTTTCCTTCAAATAAAAGATCTTGCAATAGTTGTCGTTGTTTTTGAATATCCATTTACTTGTCTCCATTAAGTTCAAGCTTACAATCTTGTTGTTTACCACACCAAACTTTCTCTACAACAGCTTGCAATCCGTTTTCTCCGATTTCACTTACAGCTTTTACGCCAATAAAACTAACAAGGGCAATTTGTAGAATACCCATTACAAAACAAAAACCAATAAACCAAGGTACCAATTTAAAAATCCGATTCATTTTACTCTCCTCTACGATTCAAGATAATCCTAAGTGTCTCTGCATAGACTTCTGTCTCAGCAAGCAATTCTCGTTGTGCCATGATGTCGTCAACTGCCACATGAAGCAACTTCTTCAACTTATCTGTTGGTAGTGATTCTAGATTTGTAGAATAATCTTTAATTGTCAGAATGTCAAGTCCTTTATTCATTTACTAAACTCCTTGTTAAAAGCTTCAACAAACAACTTGGCTGTAAGGTAACTAAATTGATCTTCAAAATGATCGCAAGCTAAATCACAATATTCCTTACGTACTGTTGTTTCAGTACCATCCTCTGCAATCATTGTGGTGTCATTATCCCAATCTTCTCGACCAATTGCAATATTAAACAACTCTCGATCACTTGGTTCATAAGAAATATTGTTGTGTGTACCTTCTGTAAATGTCAGCCAAAATTTTTGTTCTTGCATTACTTTATTATTAAGCGGATTAACAAACTCAACAACAGTTCCATAGTATTTTTCAAAAGGAAGTAGAGTCTTAAGTCTGGCTTTCAAATTACTCATCATATTTCTCCTCATTTTCAATATCTTTCAGACGATCTTTGTAGTATGCAATCCAACACTGGTTTTCCTGACTCAGCTTATTATAGTATTCTTGAGTAGATATGAATGTGGCCTGTGTTAAACACATTTGAATTTCTTTCTGTTCCATCTCAAGTTCAAAGATTCTATCTTTGATTTTATCTTGTGCTAATGTCATTTGATATCTCCAAGTTTATTTGCAACATGGTCTAATGCTTTGTTAGAAATATAATCTACATCTGCATTTTTGTCAACAGTAATCTTAATCCCATTAAACGGAAAAGTCACTTTGCAATCATGAGCTTGAGCAACTTTAATTGCATCATTTGTTAGTCCATGAATGCTTCCCATATTCCACTCTAGTTCAATGTGTTTGTAACGAATCATATATTATTCCTCTTCTGGTAGGTAAGGATTAAAATCTTCTGCGTCAATAGTACCCGCAGCTTTAAGGACTGAATATCTCACAGTATAGATAGGTGAAGTTCTTGGATATTTATTAATTCCCCAAGATGCAGCACAATCCGCAATATCATCAAATGTAATACCACCACCATTATCGTTAGATTCCCAACGAACCTTAAACTCCTGTTTTGTCATAACGTTCTTCATTGACTACTCCTTGATATTAATAATAAATGTTTGTTGTTCTAGAAGTTCATCTATTTCATTTAGGTTCAGTTTACCAGTTTCTTGTCCACTGTCAACAACAATTTTGTATGATTTAACTTCACATTTTTCTTTTGCTTCTAGATAAGCATTACGAATTTTAGACATTTCTTGTCGTTTGATGCAAGCAGTGCATTTAGTTTTAGCTTTGCATTCACTAGGGTCTTTCCTGCACATTAGTTTTGTTCTCCTTATTAGATTGGAAAAATAATCAAATTTTCACCATAATCTTTCAGTTTTGACTGGTATATGGACACAAGTTTTTCAATTCTACTGTACTCATATTGATTCGCGATCTTAGTCAAATCTACACGATTATGCAAATCTGCAACAAAGATAAAGCAATCACAATCTCCGAAGTACGTCTCTCTGTCATGCCACCCCCAATCCAAATCTCTTGGGCGTAAAGTATCTACAGCACCTGATACAGGTTTAAAAATGACATATTGTTTTCCATTATAGTTAACATTAATGTTTTCGGACGTCAATTTCAACAGTTTTAACATGTTATCAAAACCATCTTCATCCTCATAAAAGTATAGCAAATCTACCAAATCTTCCAAGGAATCTTCAAAAATTGGAATGTACATTTCATTATAGTAACTCATTAGGTTCTCCTTCTGTTCAAGTTAGACTAATCTTACCACACCTCCCTGCGTTGTCAATAAGAAATTTATTTGAAATCCCCTGCAACTTATAGTTTGCTGCCAATAAGAGCTTTAGAAAATTTTAGCTTGCAATCCTTCTATACTTCTCTATAATGGCACCATCTTGGCAAGGATAGGTACTAAAAAATGTTTTATAAATTATTGAAAATTTTGAATAAGTTTGTAGATAATAGTAGAGAACCTATCTACATCTTCACAGATGGTAGTGGGAAATTCAGTACATCTTCAGTTGTTGTAGTTGATAGATGTAATGTAAGATACCTTCGTTACACAAAAACTGATAGCAATAGTGCTTTAGCTGAACTTGCAGCACTACAAACGGCCTTACTCCTGTCTGAAATGTATATACAACTAGGAAGAAAAGTATACATATTCTCAGACAATCGTGGTGTTGTTAGTGCATATAACAGAGCTAAACAAGGTATTGCTTCTGGAGCACCTATTCACAATAAACTAGTTGACTTCCTAAAAGAAGAAATGTACACTGTAAATCTTGATATGATAAAAGTTAATTGGTGCCGTTCACATGACGGACTCTATGGCAACGAACTGGCAGACTGGTTAACCAGACATGAAAATTTGAATAATATAGATCGTTTTGATTACTTTGAAACAGTTAAACATTTTGGAGAATTTATAGATGAATAAATATATGATTTGTTATAAATGCCTATTTGTATACGACAAGGATAATGCTGGACTAAAATCTGTTAAAGGTTTGAAGAATAAACAATTTTGTTGTCCAAAATGTAAATGTATGGTTTATATGTAATGAAAATTTCTGGAGGCATAGATGAACACTTTTGACAAATTCAAAGATTTATACTATGGAGATTTTGATAGTAGTGCTACAAATCTTCCATCTAATTTGAACGCATTAAGTTATAGTGTGGCACGAGAACAAAACAACAAATTCGAAAAAGAGTTTTCTAATCTGATGGAATTCATTAGGCTATGGAAAGATAGGTATGAGTTGTTCTGTGAGAATTTTGATACGCACTATTATTATTCAAAGCAAAGCCTACCACTTTGGTCAAGAGATAGATCAGAACGTGGTTATGTTCCGATACCTAAATCAGAGTTTTATATTGATGAATTCTTCAACATGATTCTAAACAAAAGAGCTAAGTTTGAAATTCAACAATATAGGCAAGCATATACTTCTGGGTACGAACTGGGAGGTAGAATTCATGAATACTCAAAACAACCTGACCGAAATATCATTATTTCTGGTAACAAGTTTACGATTATCGGTAAAGATAATAATTATCGTTTAGATATTAAGATAAACGCTGCACTTATTTGTAGTCTTATCGGTGCAATTAGCAATAATTACGTTATTCATCAGTGGTACAGTAAACAATCGAATTTTAAAAAGTTTATTGAGAAAATGGCAGCCTCTCATTATTTTATTGAATTTCAGATTGATGACAGGTACACTAGAATCTTAATCTCGGGCAGCCAAGACGACCCGAGTTTACGAATTGATATTGATGGAAGATGGTTGTATTTCATTCTTCCAAATGAGATTCTACGTGTTGAAAATCGTTTGCACTACAATCACTTAGATAGTTTGTTTGGAAAAGATAGAAAAGAGCCGTTGACAGCGGAAGACATTCAGTTGTACAGTATTGTCAACGAAGGTAGAAAACCAATTATGTATGATTTTGAACACTGATTTTAATAAGGAGAAAATGAATGTCTAAGACCCAATGGCTGTACAATACTCGAATTAATACTCGTGAGTTGCCTGAGATGCTGGCACTAGGTAAGCGCCTGAACAAACCCGTTTGTATCCTTGCCCCCTCTGGTGTCGGAAAGACAGAGATTACACAACAATATGCAGATAAAGTGTACAATGGTAACTGTGTAACTGTTATCCTTAGTCACCACGATACAACTGATCTAGTTGGGCAAGGTATCCCTGTCTATGAAGATGGTAAGTTGTTTATGAAGCTCTCTGAAAGTGCTCTCATCCCGATGGATCCAGATTTTGAAGGTGTTTTGTTTTTAGATGAGATTACTAATATTGATACGCCGATGGCGCACGTTCTTTATCAGTTGATTAACGAACGAAAATGTGGGGGGAAACTGCTACCTAAAAAGATGCAGATTTGCCTTGCAGGAAATCGTGTATTTGATAATGGTGCATCCGCTGAAATTCTTGGGCCGCTGGCTAACCGCATGATTATCGTTGAAATGGAACCTGAAGCACAACATTGGCTTGAAGATTATGGAAACATGGTTAATCTTCATCCTGCAATTTATCAATATGTTCATAATAATCCAGATAAGTTGTATGAATATGGTAGTGAAGATGATTGCCCTAGTTTTGCAAGTGGACGTTCTATGAAGGCAGCAAGCGATGTTTTCTGGGATTTGCAACATGGAAATTGTAGTGATAAGATTGCAATGGTTTCCGTTGATGGGTCTATTGGTAATGATAAGTTTTTGCAAATTTATCCACTTTATGAGGCAGCTATTAAATTGCCAGATCCAATGACGATTTTGAATGGTAAGTTTGATAAACAGTTGGACAAGGATGTAGGACTTGCAGGAATCTTTAGTGTCCTATCGAGTTGCATTTATCATTTGACAAACTCTATCAAAAACAACGAGGATTTTTGTGTTGATTACGGTAAAAATCTTACCAAGTTTATTGCAAGAAATTTGTTGGATGAGAAAGAGATCATTGTAAATTACATTACTAAGATTTGTAAACTTGGACAGGAACAAGGTAAGGCGGATTTCATCCTGCAAATTCGCAAAGACAACCCAAGTTTTACAACTCTACTGAAAGATAATCTGCAATTTGAACAGCAGATTAAAAACCTTATGGACAATGCTTGACAAATAGTACAATAATCACTAGTATAGGACTACTTCGGTAGTCCTTTTATTTTATGGAGAACTTATGGTTATTGAAATCACAGAAAAACACAAGAAAGACGCAGAAGCACTAATACGTGGCGTCCGTCTAGGCATGATTAATTCATCAAATAAAGAGATGAAATTGTTTGGTATTGTTAGTACACAATTAAAAATTGAAGTTGTAGACTATATCCCTACGTGTGCAACTGATGGGCAAAAGTTGATGATTAACCCATTGTTTGTGTTAGGTCTAACTAAATCTGAACTTGATATTTGTGTTAACAAAATGAAAAATAACCAATTTCATTCTATAAAATCAGAAGAAGATTTTAAATTAATGTATTCTAAGAAGTCTGTAAAGTTTCTACAGTTTTGTGTAGTTCATGAGTTGTCACACTGTATTCATGACCACTTTACTCGTGTTGGAACAAGAGATAAAGCTATCTACAATCAAGCAGCAGATTATAGAATTAATGCAGATGCTTGTACTAAAATTTGGGGTAGTATTGAAAAGACAATAAAACAAGAACCAATTTTTAAACTGTTGTGTCTGAAAGAAAAATATAAACCTAAGAGTTTTACATCTGAAATTATTTATGATGATTTAATTAAAGATAAACAAGAAAACAATGATGACTGGAATTCAGAACAAGATGGACAACCTTTGGATGACCACATATACAGTGATGGTTATGGTTCTGGAAAACCTTCAGATTTTGATAAGTTTGTCAAAGAAGTATTGGGTCTTCCTGATAAACCGAATAACGGTGGTAGTCAAAATACGAAGGATGTTCAATCTTCTGTGCAGATGAATAATAACAGAATTAAAGAAGCTTTTGTTCAAACAGCAAAGGATATTGGGCACGGCTCTGGTGGAATTATTGAACAAATCAAAGAGATGTCTAAACCCGTTATCAGTTGGAAAAGGATACTAAGAAAAAGTCTAAGTGGACTTAATAAGTCTGAATATGATCCTAAGAAACTTCATCGTCGTGTTCATGGTCTATCATTGTTTATGAAACAAAACAACATGTTAGATCCTAAGCTTGGTATGTATCGTGCTGGCAAAAAGCCAGAGCCAACAGTAAAAGCTTTTGTGTTTTTTGACACTAGTGGTTCCATTTCCAACAAGGAACGGAAGATTATGCTTATCGAGACCTGTGGGATCATGAAACAATACAAACAGTTTGAAATTGTTGTTGCTTGTTGGGATATTATGGTTTATCCTCAATCTATCAAGCATTATACAAAACAAAACAGTAAAGAAATAAACGATTACAAATTTATTGGTAATGGAGGTACAACACCTGATGTTATGTTACCATTCTTAGATAAACAAAAACTCAAGAAAGAAGACAAAATCATCATATTTACAGACAGTTACTTTACTCTCGATAAAAAAGAGTGGAAGAAGTATGAAAGTCAGTGTATTTTTGTCAGTACAGAAAAGAACATGCAACATGTTTATTCGGGTCTAAATGTAAAGTACATTGAATACGATAGATATCAATAATTAAGTCTTGACATTTTTAAATATTTATGTTAATATAGTTGTATACTTTAATAACTGGAGGTATTTGTGGCACACAATACAATTCAAGAAGCCATCGATTCTTTGATTTCAAAGAAGAATGGAGACATTAAAAGGGCTGTGTATGCAGCGCGTATTATTTATAATGGTTCTAAAACAGAGTTCCGTAAAAATTTCTGGAAGGGTGTTATTTATGAACTGAGGAAAATGGATCTACAAAAACAATTAGATAATTTAAACCGTGAAGATTGCTAAGAGGAACGATGAGTGAAGAAGTAATTGAAAGTGTAACAAAAACAAAGAAGAAAAGACAAAAACCAGAAGAATTTATTGGTTGGAAAAGTGAAGATGGAAAGTTAGAAGTTACGGGTATTGCTGGCAAGAATAGGTGGGGTCATATACTATTCAAAGTTACTTGCACTGAATGTTCAAAAGATCCTGAATTATTTCCAGACGAGTGCTTTGTCAGTACAAAAGGGAATTTAATTAATGGTCAAAAACCATGCGGTTGCTCTAAGAAACCAGAATGGAAAGATTGGCAGTTCTTGATACTTGCTAGCAGAGCAGCAAAAGGTCGTTTCATTATTCATGGTTTTAATGGAGACTTTAAAAATGCAAAAACAAAACTAAACCTAGAATGTTTAAAAGAGGGACATAAGTGGACTGCAAGAATTAATAATGTTATTAACGGTGGTACTGGTTGTCCTAAGTGTAAGTATGAATTGCACAAAGAACAACTGAAAAACCTAGACCACATTGCTTTACAAAAATGTGTTGATATTTGTAAAGAAATGGATTATGATGTTATAGGCTTTGTTGATGGTTATAAAAACAATACTTCTCATTTTGAGTACAACTGCAAAATACACGGAAAACAAAAAGTTATCTATAATAATTTTGTCAACAACGGAACACGTTGTGGTGGTTGCTGGAAAGATAAGCAACTTGAAATTCTCAGAGACAATGGCAATGGAAATGGATACTATCCAGAACGAAAAGATGAACAAGATTATTTGTACATATTGAATTTCAATGATAACTTTATAAAAGTTGGAAGAAGTTTTGATGTAGATGAAAGAATTAAAGGTTTGCGTACTTTATCTAAAGTTCCAAAGAAAAAGATCCACAAACTTCGTATCTTTACTGCTACACATCAAGAAATTTATGGTTTTGAGCAAGAGCTACATAGTGAGCTAAGAGAAAGAAATTTCCAATATTATGTAGATTGGAGTAATGAATGTTTTGAGAATGATTGTCAGTTTATTTTGAATAAACTTCTTGACACTTGTGAGTATGAAATGGTATATTAAGAGTGCCTAGGCACTCTTTTATTTTATACTAAGGAAAAGAAAAATGGAGAAAGTGATCGAAATTGAATTAGAACAAAACATATATTCTAGGACAGGAACAAAAGAAACAACATTATTTATAAAAAATAAATATGAAGATACGTCTTTTGTGGTATCCTGCGAGGATTATATAATCTGTATAAAAAATAGCACATACTCATTAGAATACAGCAAAACACCATCTCCGGCTGGAGTTCATAATGAGCAACCAAACTTTTATAAGTTTTATATTGACTCTGATTTAGTAGAAAATCCAAAATCACTTACTCAGTACGATTGGCAATTATTGAAGATTATTCACCCTGAGGTAAAAAGTTTTCAATGGGAGATATTCCAAGTAATGAAAGATCTTGTTGACAATGTAACAACTGAGGAGTATACTCTAGAAAGAATCAAAAGTATCTTACAAAAGGAGAATAAAATTGAATTTTGATTATCAAAAGCAATGTATTGAAAACTATTTTGAAGGTGTCTATATTCCTGATGGTACATTTATTGCAGGTGGTTGCATCCTTTCTATTATGACAGGGCAACCTGTAAATGATATTGACATGTACTTCTCTAGTCGAGAAGCTGTTGCTGAATTCATCCAAACAAACGATAATGTCTATTTGCACAGTGTAACCGACAAAAGTATTAGTCTTAGTCTGCAAACAACAAAATATGGAACAAAAGAATTCCAACTGATTTATTTTGATAATTATAAAAGTGCAGATGAAATCTTTTCTGACTTCGACTTTAGTATCTGTATGTGTGCCTATAGTTTTGATGATAAGCAATTTTACTTCTATGATGACTTCTGGAAAGATGTTGCAGCTAAGAAGTTGAAGTTTAATAGTGGAACCAAATTTCCTATTATCTCTATGCTTCGTGTTAATAAATATCAAAAGAAAGGTTATGAAATTAGTAACTCTGAACTTCGTAAGATCGCCCTTGCTGTTAGCAAGTTGAATCTTGAAGATAAGGAAACTTTTATCCAACAATATGGAAGCATGTATGGTCTCGAAAGCACTGTAGATTTGTTCTTAGAAGATAATGATAAATTTAATCCTGAAGTTGCATTGGAGAAGTTTGTTACAGAATATCAAGAACCAACATTGATTTTCAATACACAAAACAATATTCGAAAAGTCATTGACAAACCAACCCCTTATAAAGTAGAGTGGATGGTAGATTACCTACTTAAGACTGGTAGTTACAATGATTTTACTCAACAACCTTTTTATGTTGAAGTTGAAGGAACAGGTAAGGATAAAACTTACAACCTAGTTGGGTTGAACGGTAGTGGTGTTGTGGAGAACCTTTCATCTAAATACCAGCAAAAAGTCAAAAGCGATTACGCAAAAGCTCATATTCTTCTGTACAAAGAGATGTATGATCCACTACTTAAATCATTGAATAGTATGATTAAACAAGGACAGGGATTTAATAGCGTTCAAGAAAATATGGACTACGATCCATTTTAATCTTGACAACAATCAAGCTGTTCTGTAATATAAGGACACTATCAAGGTGTCCTTTTCTTTATGGAGAATAGTATTATGAGTTTGCAATTGGCAATCAAAATTCTTGAGTCTGTTCCTGTCCAACGTGGAAAACAACGATTGTGTTCAGTTATTACAGACCGTAAAGGAAATGTATTAAGTATCGGCCAAAATAGTTATGTAAAAACTCACCCACTCCAAGCAAGAGCAGCTAAACGCCTAGGAAAAGAGGAATCTTGCTATCTACACTCAGAGATTGATGCTGTCAGACGACTTGGTAGAGATGCACATAAAGCTAGAAATATTTATGTTGCCAGACTGGATAAACAAGGAAATACTGCCATTGCAAAACCATGTGAAATCTGTCAAAGTGTTATTGATATGATGAATTTAAATGTTGAATATACAATATAAGGAGAATAATATGTCTAAAGAAGATAATATTGCAAAACATAGACTTGGTAAAGCTCGGAAGTATCTTAATAAAATCAAAGATTACAAAATGGATCATTATGAAGATTATGACGATGCTTATATTTATTTGAAACATCTTGCAGAACAAGCATTAAAAGAAATGGAGAAGATAAAGTGAGTCTATTACATTTATTATCCGTAGACAATGACCTCAGTTTTGATGGCAAAGGTCTAGATAAAACTGTTGATAATATCAAAGGTTATGCAAACAATAAATTCTCAGAAGATGATATTGACTCTGCTAATAGTATATTAGAAGATATTCTATCTTGTGCGGAAAGCATTGATACTCTTGAAAATATCAGCAATAATGTTGATAGTTTGGTCAACTCTACTGAAAATCTGGTATTATCCCATATTGCTGTTTATAAGATCCTAAAACAGATTTCAGAAGAAGCTTCAAAGTATTGCGATTCTGATAACAAACAACATATTCAAGATTTGTTACTATGTATTGCTGAACAAGCAGACGACGCTATGTACCACTTAAATCAAGAATTGCATGTTGAAATAGAACCAAAGTATCTTTTTGGAACAGAAAATACTAAATTTATAAAATATGTTGATTTTGATTTTATTCCAGATTTTGCTGTTCTTAGTCATTCTGATAAATCTGGGCAAGTTTGTTATGCTTCTGGGGATTGGGAATTCGAGTTATCAACTTATGTGGGTTATGATGGATTACGACTGACACCTAAGACACTCAAGTACAAACACCTTGATTTCTGCAAGGCATATGATAAGATTGCTGAGATTGGTTTAGACCCTAAAAATTTGACAATTGAAGATGTTCAGCTATTAAAAATTGTTGACAACCAGAATGAGCTGGTTTATAATTTGTTTATAAAATAATTAAAGGAGAATTTAATATGTCATTTTATGTTTGGGATACACCAGAAGTAGCAAAACATTTCAATGTAAGTTATTCTTCTAAGCATCATTTTTATGTTTCTATTGATGGGACACGTAATACAGTATACAAAGATGATTCTCGTACATATATGGGAAAATCTTCCATTGAAGAAATGATGTTGCTCGGAATTCCAGAATACAAACTTCATCCTGCTCATGGACTTATCCCAGCAAATAGCAAACTTTTCAAAGAAGATACCAACAAAGAACATAAGGAGAAACAAATGAAACAACCAGTCAAGAAAGTTTTTGAAGTAGGTGACAAATGCGTTATCAGGAATCCAAACAATTACGAATTGATGGAAGAAGTTAAGAAATATTTTATTGACAAGGAATGTAAGATTGTAGCTAAATTTAAATTGTCAATTCCGATGGTTGTGGTTCAGTTTGTTGACCCAGAAAACTCAGATATGCTTGGTGTTTGTGTGGTTTTCCGAGAAGAGATGTGTTATCCTGTAAAGACACATAAAGAGAAGACAATTGACAAAATGAAAGAAGTTTGCGACTACAAAGGTAGTTGGTCAAGCCTGTACCAACAATTTGCTTCAGACCTTTATGATGCTGGATTTCGATTTGAAGGTGATGTAGAATAACTATAAAGATCTTAATATTTGTTTGTAAGGGAAGAGAGTAATTATGGATTATAAAAATCTCGAACAAGAAATCAAAGAACGAAAAGATAAACTAACTAGACCTTCTTGGCGTGGGGATCTATCAAGAAAGGGCCTTGACAATATCCAATTTGGTGATCTAAACTATATCCAGAATGAAGTTCTAAACAAACAAAAATGTGAAATAAATTAAGGAGATTAAAATGGTGATATTCACGGTGGTTTTATCAAAGTAGTAAAAGATGAAAAGGGTAATGTAGTTTCAAAACAACCAATTAAAACAAATTGGGATTTTGATCGAAATTACACACTGTTTGCTATTCTTGCAGGTGTTCGTAATGGTTATGGTTTTGCTGGTTGTTATCGTCATGAACCTTTGCAACCAATTGCGGAAGGTCGTGGACTTCCAGAATTTATTAGTGTTGTAGAAGACCGTACAGGCGACTTGTATAATAAATGGCATGGTCGTTGGGACGATGAAGAAGAATTTGGTTGTTGGCTGGGAGATCACTCATATACTCACATGACAGTCAATGAAAATCTTGAATGGAAAGGTTGGAGCAATCATCTGTCCCAAGGTGGTGTAGTTTCTGTAGAGCATTATGAAGAGACAGTAGCTAAAGGGAAAGATCCTGAATGCTGGTGTGGTGGGGTTTCAGGCACAGAGGTATTTGTTGTGGAACAAGAAGATTATTGGATGTACAAAACACTAACTAAGAACCCAACACATGTGCAGTGCAAATGGAAATCAGAACAATCTCTTGGTGAAATGTACAGATGGTTCTTGGAAGAAATTGGAAGAATCAAAAATGAGCACGGAGAAGATGTTTATCTTGTAGTTGGTTTTGATAGTTAAAATCTTTTATTGTAGAGCGACCTTCGTGGTCGCTTTTCTTTTGTCTGAAATTTATACTTGACATATATTATGTATCCTGTTATATTACACTTATCAACTCAGGAGGGTGTTATGAAGTCTTTCTTTTCAAAAGCTGAAATTGAAGCAAAATATCAGGATAAAATGGCGGGGTGTTTTCGTAGAAAAATCCCACTTAAATTTACTAAAGATGAGTTTGTAAAGTTCTGCAAGTACTTAGACAAAGACCCAACGTGTGCTTATACTGGTATTACTTTGGTTAAAACAAAAGACCATAATCATCAGGCAACTATTGAACGAATTGATAGTGAAAAACCTTATAGTTTGAACAATTGTGTTTGGGCATCTAAAGAGTCTAACCAACTAAAAGGTCGATTTGATGCAAGAAATAATGCAGTTAAAGTATCATTCTCAAAAGAAGAGTTGTCTATTCTTGAAAGCGTTCTGAAATCAAATTTAGAAGAAAAGTTACAAAGTATTTATAAATTTGTTAAAGGGGAAGCAACAGTGACAGTAGAATCTAAAGAGAAAAATGAAATTTTGAGTTCTAAAGAAGAAAATAATAATTCAAATTGTCAAGTTAAAAATGTAACTAATGAAGTTGAATCTAAAATGTATGAAGTCAATACTGACGTAGAACTTGCACAAATGTATACTCAGTTTGCTGAACATTGCAGGGATTATGTTGACTTCCTGTTAAGTTTCAATGAATATAAAAAACTAATATCCAGAAAACAATGCCAACTTTCTATGCAAAAGTTTGATGAAGAACACAAGAAGAGTCTGTTCGTTATTGATAAAACAAAGGCAGTTGATGTTAAGAATTTGTTAGTTGTTGATTTGAAACTTCGCCACCAACTTGACACTTTTATCGGAAAAATGAAGATGAATAACAAAGAACTCAAGAAAGTATTCAGCAACCTATCAAATAGTTTGTAAAATGTGTTGACATATAAATTCAGTTAGGTTATAGTTACTACAGATAAACAAACAGGAGAAAAGAAATGAACAATGACCTTAGCATCGTGGTGGGTGATGGTTCTCTGCAAGGATGGACGAAACAAGACTTCATAGATGAAGTTAAACAGCAAAGAGAAATTGTGTGCAACCCAAACACAAAATCAGACGAAAGAATTGAGGCTATTACTAATGCTTGTAAGTTGGTGTTGATGTGCTCTGATAGAAAATTCAGAGAAACTGTACTGAGAAACATGATTGAAGAAATGAAAATGAGGGATGAAATGCTTCTTCGTATCGAATTCAACAAACTTTATAAATAAGGAAATAAGAATGAAATTCAAAGACATTATTGAAAATCTTGATAAATCGGAATCAAATCGTGATGACAGTTGTACTTGGGATCTATCAACTCTACAACTCGAACTTGGTATCTGTCAAGAATATGTGCAACAAGATGAAAAGAATCCTCGATTAAAATGTTACTGGATTGCTAACCATTATTGCACAGACACCTATGTTGGTTTTCGTGCATATTTCTTTGAGGATAAATTTGTTGCACAATCCTACCAACCGGCACGAAAGTCTGGTGAATCTTTCGAATGGACGAATAGGGAAGATGCCCAGAAAGTACGAGACTATATTATATCCCTGTCTCTAGAAGACAATGACTTTAGTGTTAAGATTATGTCAGATATTGAAGAAGAAATGGGGATCGGCTATCAAGTTCAATACGTTGGTGAACTCTTGACAAATGATGTTATCTATAACAATCAAAATGTCAAAGTAGTCAAACAACAAGAAGTTGTAGATGGGAAATATAATTTCCATAATATTACAATTGAATATCAAGACGGAAAACAAGAAGAAATTGATATTCGTGAAGTATATGTTCCTTGGAAGGTTGTATGATACACAATTAAACGCTCTCAGAGGTACCTAGAATCAATAGTTAGGTGCAGACCAATACAAGGGTAGCGGAACGCTATCAGAATTGATTATAACTTATCGCAGGAGGTTTTATGAATAATAAGGTTGTTAAGGAACTTTTGCATATGTTTAGACAAGATTTGAAGGCAGTAACTAATCTTATTGGTGTTTTGTTGGGAAGTAGTTATGTTTCATCTATTATCATTAGTTGTATAGTTGTATTTGCACAAGCAACTGGTTGGATTAGATTGGGTGTTTGGGAAGCCACCTTACCCTTCGCCTATTACTGGTTCTGGGGGCATATGTTATTAATCTTTGTCTATTATATTTATAATAGGGTTAGCAAAGCAATCAATAATCAAAAATAAGGCACCTAGAAAGCCCTGTATTGAATAGTTTAGGTATGGGCAGTACACACATAGCCTAAACACCTAAGAATTGATTATAGAGCGTTATATAAGGTTTTAGAGAAGGAGGTTAAAATGGGACACTATATTATTTTTGATGCTGATGATTTGGGAGTAACCGAAGAAGATACTTATGAATATGTGATTGACACAATCCATACTTTGTGCCATCATTTTGTAACTAAACATTCAGAGTTTATTGGTGTTAAGTTTCATGACGGTTCTGTTTTCAAAGTCAAATGCCGTCAAACAGGGCACATTGACTTTAAGATGGAATAAAGACGATGACAAAACTTTATAAGTTTGAACAAATATTAGACGGTTACACAGAACCTTACTTTTACATGACAGGGACATTAGAAGAGATTATGTATAAATGGTTTCATAGTCCTACTTATATGTCTGTTGGAGTATATCTAGATAATTTAAAAGATACATATACAGTAGAACGATCTAAGATTAAGAGTACAATAGAGAAGCAAAAAACATATATTGAAATTGTAGATAAAAATGTATATGGTATTGGTTGGACGACAAAGATCGAGGAAATATAAATAATGGCAAAATACAAAGTAACAAAAGTTTTTCCAATATACAGAAACAGTGTACGTTGATGCAGAATCTTCTTCAGAAGCAAGAGATATTGCAGGAGAAGTAGAAGGTGAAGTTAACAACGATGACAGTTATTATGATTGTATTGTAGAGGAGATTGAAGAAGGACCAATAATGTTTTTGACGAAGTAATTTTCAAACTATTCAATAGTTGTTGGTGTGGCCCACAAAGCAAGGATGTTGAACTTGCAAAGAAACAACTACTAAAGAAGTTAACAGACCAAGTTAATGGTTATTGGTCTGGAAGTACTGCTTATTGTATTATGACAACAGGTGGATTTCTAATCGATGGAAAGAAAGGAACTAAGAAGAAACTTACAACCTTCGGGGGAATGTTTGTTGAGAGTATGAAAAACAAATAAAATAAAAGCCTCAACCATAAACTGGAAGAGGCTTTCTTTGTGTCCATGTTTTATTATCTTGTTATTTTATGTTTATATCAAATTTTAAATACAATTTGGTCTATGATAGGGGGTTATTGTTGTTATTTATAACTAAAAGTTATAACATAGAACTAAACGTTATTTTGAAAACACGGGTTTAAATGTTAATATATAATCTACACCAACAAAATAGGAGAGCACTATGGAACCATATGATAAAGTCAAAGTGGATTTGAGTTGGGTTAATGATATCTATTTTGATACTGAAGATGACACAGTAACAGCAAGTGTATTTGTTGAACCACTTGTAATGTTCTGTAAAGAAATGCTAGAGAAGTATGAAAATGGTATGGAAAAAGATGAGTAATTGAATATGTAAATTACACCCCTGTCTTGCCACTTTAGGTGCCTCTAAGCCAGAGCTGGCAAGGGCTGAAGGCACTTTAGGAGTATTAAAATGAAGTTGACCTCTCTTATATACTTTTTTTTATATTATAATAATAAAGGATTAATAATAAATGTACTTATTAGCTAAAACTATAAACAAAGAATACAAGCCAGCATCAGACTGGCTATTTTCTATATTCAATAAATACAATATCGTTACGCTATCAGACAATAAAACAAAACAAATTAAACAAATAATTAATTGTATGGTTTACAATCTATCTCGTACAATCACTAATGGTATCGACAATATTTATATCACCTTAGACCGTAATATGTTCTATAATAAACCAATCATCAATGGACAAAAGAGTAAGGCAAGTCCAATAGATTATAAATCCTTTAGGTTGTTTTTGGATGTTATGCAGAAATGTGGTTGTATCCTTGACAAAGGTGGTTTCAGTCACTATGATGACAACGGAGATGCTTGTTTTGAACAATCTGTATTAACATTATCAGAAGAGATTTTTGAAAACTTATACGTATTATTGCAAGATACTAACAAACCTCTCCTTGAGAGTGTATTAGAACTTCGTGATAAGAACCGTAAACCCAAACAGTTTAAGTCTGTTGAAGAAACAAGAGCAATGATTAAGGAGTTGAAATTGTATAATGAGTTAAGTGAACAATTTGATATTCGTGATCAAAACGGACAACGTTTGTTTGTTAATACAATGCGTATTTTCAATAATTCTTTTGATGAAGGAGGGCGGTTCTACAATGCACAAGGTGTTGTTCAATCTCTGCCATCAGAAGAACGAGCAAAGATCACAATTGATGGTTCTCCCGTAACAGAGTGTGATTATACAGCACTTCATCCAAGTATCTTGGCAACAGAACAAAAGTACGATTTTGATGATGATTTTGATCCTTATAATATTGAAATTGTAGGTTATGATAAGAAGTTGTTACGTAAACTTGCAAAAATGGCTATGCTTATCAGACTGAATTGTCGTAATGATGCGAGCTATGTGATGGCACTTAGCCAGTGGATCAGTAAAAATCTAAATACAAAACAATTGTACAAGAATAAACAGATTCCTAAAATTATTATAGACCCAATGGAAATTCTATATGCTATTATTGATAATAACCCGTATCTGCTTGAGAAGTTCCAATCTAATGCCATTGTAGGTCTAAGATTACAATGTGTTGACAGTAGTATTGCAGCAAAAGTAATCAATTATTTCGTTCAACAAAACAAATGTATCCTGTGTGTTCACGACAGCTTTATTGTCAAACGTGAAGATAGGCAAGAACTAATTGAAGTTATGGAATGGGCATTCGAAGATAGACTAGGTTCTAAAGTTAATTGCAAGATCGATATAAAGTATTGATACACCAACAAGCCTGCTTTCTTTTTATCTTTCCTTTTCCTCATACCAAACCAAAAATTTATCACAAGAGTCTATAAAGTTCTTGCAAAGGTATCTCGGTTGTGTGATACTTAGCTTATCAAATCAAAGAGATGGTTAAGAACATGAACCTTAAATGTATTTCACACAAAGAATATGGCTATACACTTGTTGTTGATATGAGTACACAAAGAGAGGTAGAATTAGATTATGAATTCTTTCCTTGTGGTTGTTCTTATCCAGCAAGGTTAGTAGGAGTCAGTTGTTACTATGAGAACTACAAATGTGACAAGTGTGGGAAATCATTTACTGTTAAATAAGGAGAAATAAAATGAAACCAACAAGATTGTATCACTGTACCACCCAAAAGAAAGCAAAATTATATCGTGAATCAGGTCACATTATTAAACCTGTTCGTGGATTTGATAACTTTCAAGCAGCACTTGCTTGGTGTGTTAAAACAGGTAGGACAGTTGTCCTTGAACTAGATGGTTGGGAACAAGATGATATTCATAAACTTCCAGACCACCACAACAGATATGGCAATGCATTTTGGGTAGATAAAAATGTTGCAAGTTGGAAAGGTGTTTTTGACGCAAGTAGTGATGCTTAATAAAATTAAGAACTAAAGCATAAAATGAGACCTTGAACGGAATTTCAAATTTAAGATTGATAACCAATTAAACTTCACAGGAAGCTCCGTATTGCATTCTTGGTGTCAGGGTATGCAAAGGTATTACCTTTGTCTAGGAATTCGTTATAGAGCGATTTAGATAGGTTAGAATTGATTTATGAATAAGAGTAAACAAGTACAGTTAATTTAATTTAGAAAAGGAGAAGAAAATGACAGAATATGGGAAGGAGTGCCTAAGTGGTTACATAAATGCTTTAGTTCGTGCGGAAAGATTGATGCGTGAGTCAGAACATGATATGTGGATGGTTGAAGAAGTTAATGACCTTTACAACATTAGTATGCACTTACGGGAAGCATTAAGCCAAGTGACAGAAGGCATGTCTCAGAAGATGTATGATAAACAACAGGAGGGATAATATGAAACTACAGAAACACCATATTGAATGGTTGGAACGAAATGATGGAGACTATGAAATTATCCCAGATCGTTGCAGATTTGAAAGAGATGGTGTACATTTTGTAAATAAAATGCGTGTTTGTTTTAAATCTACAGCTTTTACATTTAATGAGGGTGGATTATCACAAGCTATTGACAATATTCTTGAATCGTATCCTGAAAGCTAGAGGGAAATATAAATGGACAACAAACAAAATAAATTTCTAATTAATACAGACCTTTATAATTTTCCAATTTTAAATGAGTTAAATTGGATGAAACTAGAATCAATGCTAATATTTAAAGGTGAATCTATGATAGTTCATATTTTAGATCGCAGAGATCCATCCTTATATTATGTTTTGCAGTATTTTAAAGAATCCAACGGGACTTTTGATTTATCTAAACCTATTCCAAGAGGTCACTGCTTTGGATTGGGCGAATTAGAATATAACGAATTGATTGAGTTTGTTAAAGAAGCAGACAAGATTGCACATATTTTCTTGCCTACAGAGAATGATCTTATTTGTGCAGATTATGAACAGATACTTAAAGAGTTAACTCTTCGAGCTTTTAAAGAAGATCATTTAATTTATAACAAGGACTACTACAAATGAAAGAATTAAAATTTAAACATCACAAATCAGGAATCAAGAGTTTGATTATTAATATGCCAGAGAAATATATGGATTATTACACTTGTATTAATTTTGCAAGGGACACTAACGGCAGGCCAATTATTGATGAATATGTTTTTGAATTCTTTTTAGAATCAAAAGATTTAAATGGTTTTAAAGAACTATATGCAAAAGCAACTATTGATTTCGATAATCGAAAATATCATAAGCTAGAAGAATTTGAAAAAGATCAACTTGTGGTTTATTTTATTCCAACGGAGATGTTGCGGTGAGGGAATAACAGATTATAAAATTACCCCTTGCCAAGGATAATCCTTGGCTTTTCTTTATTTATTGTTTACCTTGTCCATTTGTCTGTCCTAGGTATTGCATATAACGCACTGTACAGTGCTTTAAATCAATTCCTAGATTAAAGGAATACCATTGTAGCCTGAATGGCATGTAATGCATCAGATAGCTTCCTATGAGGTTTTAACAACTATCAATTTTTGAGACCCAGGGAATAAATTCATGCTTAACGTTTGGAGTCTCGATAATACATTGATATAACTGAAAGTAAAATAGAAAACATTTATTATAACAAAGTATTATTTATTAAAAACCATACGATATGTTATAATATTATTTGTAATCTGATAATTTTAAAGAGGAAAATTTTATGCAACAAAAACCATACGATATTGTTGAAATTGATTTGTCATGGGTTAATAAGTTAATAGTTTGTGATGAGGAGATTAAAGCTGATGTATTTGTGGAACCATTATTAATATTTTGTGAAGAAGTTTTGAAAAAATATAAAATTGATTATGATAACAACCAAGAGGTTTAAAGTGGAGAAAGAGATTAAAATGTCGAAAGCATCGGAATTTTCTGAATATCTGAGAGAAAATTATCCTGTAAATAATTATACTAATGCACAACGAAAATCCCTATTTAATTATGGAATAAACGATGCAGATTACAGAACACACCCTTGTTTCAATAAGAAACAACTCAAATGTCCTATATATTCCGTATGGACTGGTATCTTGGCGAGAGTTTATGATAAAAACCAACGTGAAGTCTATCCAACATATCGAGAAGTTTCTGTTTGCGAAGAGTGGTTAATGTTTAGTAATTTTAGAAAATGGTTTATTGAAAACCACATTGATGGTTATGCAATAGATAAAGATTTGTTATCACAAGATAACAAAATATATTCACCAGAAACTTGTGTTTTTGTGCCTACATGGTTAAATAATTTCACAATGGATGTTAAATCAAGAAGAGGGATATATAAAATTGGTGTCAATTGGAATAACAATAGAGAAAAATTCATATCTCGTTGTAGTAATCCAAGAACTAAAAAGAGGGAACATCTTGGTTATTTCGATAATGAAATTAATGCGTACAATGCTTGGTTGTCTCGAAAATTAGAACATGCACTAGATTTAAAATATGAGATGGATACAATTGACTTAAGGATCTACCCAAACGTTGTTGAAATTATTAAATCTAAATAATCTGAGACATTGAGGAACATTTAAAATTATTGATTGTAATTTAAAAATGAGACCCTGAGACCATATTCATTTTTATTATTAGCATCTAAAATTTTGAGGTCTCGATCACATTTCGAGTTTCAAGATTGAAAAATGAGAAACAAAGGACTGTTTCATTTTTCAGATTAATTTTCAAAAATGAGATCTCGACCATAAAACGGATTTTCCAATCCATAACCGAAAAAATTTATATACAATAGGAAAATGATATTCAGAATCCAAATGCGAAATTTGGAGCGAATAAGAATCATTCTCATTTACGATTTGAATGATAATCATTCTCGTTTGGCGAACGTCAGGCAGGTTCCACCACCCTACCCTTTAGCCTCTCGGCTGCGGCTCACAGGCTCCGCTCGTTTCTCTCTCTCTCTCTGCTTTCCCTCACCTCTTGAATACAGTATAAACCAAGGGCTCACATAGTGCAATAGAAAAAGAGAAAATTATTTAAATAATTTTCTCTTTCGGTAGCAAAATCCCTGATTTTGTATTGTAAGCCCCAGACAAAGAAAAATTTAAATTATTTTCGGCTAAGGCCACGAGATAACATAAATTCAAACTGATCAGGATCTTGAATATCTTGTTCTGTCATCTTGCATTCTAGATAACCTTTGTCCGTTTTCTTTGTGAAAGAGTGCAACCCGTTATCAAAATATGACCACTTGAACCCATTAACTTTGGGGAGGTTTTGATAGAATGCTTTATCTTGTTTCATTTGTTTAATCTCTCAAATTTTGTTTGGATTTTTCTACAATCCGGTATTGTTTGCCGTCGAGGTAAATACTAGCAAAAGCAGACAACCAAGATCAACATCTTTGTGTGATTTCTTTTCAGAAAAATTTATCATCTTTTTGTTGTCTTGCGTCTTGATCTTCTGATCTGCCCTTGCTATAGTTGCACCATTGAAACGAAACGAGGTTAACGAAAGAGGATTGACTGAGATGTTCACATTGATTTTAATGGAATATGAAAACAGCTTGCCGGATGTCCGCGACAATCTTACAATGGCGCAAGCCTATGCGATTGCATCAAAAGGCGGCTATTATAAAGCACAAATCATTAACGAACACGGGGTGATCGAATATGAGTTCTAACATGGATATGAATAACGCTACTTTTGCACAGCGTCAGGAATATGCATCCAGCTTAAAAGATTACAAGGTTTTGGCTAATTTTGACGGACTATTGGTTGCAATCGATCAAAATCAACCTGTTAACCTGTATGTAAGCGATCTACCAAACGGCAGACGGACATGGATATCCGTCACTGGCAAGTCATACGACATAGACGGTTTTAAAGTGGTCTGGTCGATTCATCTGGATACACTCAGATCTAGGTTGCATGATGTTTGCCCGTCGTGGTATGATCGCCAGCGAGATAAAGAGGGAAAAGGCGCAATTAAGGAAGTTTTAAAATTTATAAAAGATAATTTCCCAAAGTAAGGTTTATTGCTATGCAATCTCTCACAGTTCTGGAATTGTTGCTTAAGGTTCACGGCTGGCAAGGTGGGACAATCTGGCAAGCCTTTAGGGAGTTGAAACCCGAACATAAGCAAAAGATAAAAGATCTTGCGTTTTGTGATGGTGCTGTTTATACTGTTAAAACTGAATCGGCCTTTTATAGTGAGTTAATGGAGTTTATAAAATGAAAACTTTTATCTTTGTTATTGATTTCATTGACGATTTTACTGGACAATTTAGAACTATGACAAAAGAGTATCGAGCCAAAGATTATGAAAGCGCCAAGAAAGGGATCAATCAATATCTTGAAACAAATAAAACAATTCATTCTGTTTTATCCTGCATCTTTATCAAGGAAATCTAAAAATGATCAATTTTTATTCTAATATGTCATTCGATGAAATGATGAAAGAGATTAGTTACGAAAATTATGATTTTTACATCGAGTTACAATATCGTATAGACCAGAAAATTAAAAAGGTACACGACAAAATTGAGTCAGAACAAGACGAAACCGACAATTTTATGTTACATTCAATTGAGGCTATGGAATATTTTTGTTCACCTGATTTGAAATGGATCAAAGATGAACAAAAGAAAATCATTCGATACTATGTGCAAGGTTTCGATGAGGGCTCACATTATGATAACCACAATATTTCGATCTATTGTGATAAGGACAACCGAACATCGTGGAAAGTGCAGATTAATTGTGGTATCCTAGGTGAAACTGGATCGGATTTTGTTGTTAATGGTAACTTTAAAGAGGCACAAAAGCAGGCAATTGAAAAGGCAAAATATCACTTAAGAATGGGAGATCATTTTATTATGACATAACAGATAATTAATGCTCAAACAATTGCCAGCCTAACAAGCTGGCGTTATTTTCATTTGATATTAAATTTGTTCTAGACGTGCTACCGGCGATCAACCTTCGATCTTTTGCAAGTATCTTAGCCATATTTAAAGACGATGGTAGTCCGTTTTCTAGTTTGTAATGATATTATAAAGCACGACAAAAGATAAAGCAAGCATCCTTACATAAAATAAATCAAAATATTTTTAGAAAAAAGATCTTGCATTAAGTTTGTTTTTGCGTCATAGTCATAGACAGACACACAATTGCACATAACCAAGGGGTCAATCATGGCGATCAAACAAGCTTATAACTGTTCCGCATTTGTTCAAACTAAAACCAATCCAGGTGCGTTTATTAATCGAGAAGTAATTGCGGAAAATTTTGAGCAAGCCAAACAAAAGTTTAATGATATCTTGCAAAATTATTCTTTTGTTTCTGTTGACAGTGAGACTATCAGTGTTAAACTTAAGTAAGTTAATTGGACATTAAAGAGGGACAAACAAAAAAATAAAACCTTGCAAAGAAAGAAAATCACTGTATAATTAGACCCAGAAAGTTAGAAAAGAAAGTATTCTTAATTCAACCTAAAAAGGTAAAACACCATGAAAAACGAAATCAAAGCCATTGTTAATGCTATCCTGTCCCACAACTCCGGTGATCATATTTACTCTGATGTTAAACAATTGATCGCAGATGTTGCTGATAATTTTGACAATGATTTTTATGTAGATTTTGATGGCCGTGAATATCGTATTATCAGTAATGATGATATTCTTGATATCATGAAAGATGAGTTGGCGAGTGATACATATGTTCTTGGCTGTGGTTCTGATTGGTTTATGTCTGACGTGACAGGGATCCCAGTTGATGCAATCCGAAAAATTCAAAAGGCTGATGCATATGAAGCACTGGGGATCATTATTGCAAACAATGATGAGATGTTGACAGCTTTTGCTAATGGTATTATTTCACATGATGGGGCAGGTCATCACTTTAGCGGCTATGATTTCAGTGAGACAGAAGCGGGAGAATACACTGTCTTTTGTGTTAACTAAGAGAGTCATACAATGGAACATGATTCCTTAGACTGGGCGATTATAATAATTTTACTACTGATAATGATCGCCCCCATTGCCGCAGGTTTTCTGTTTACAATCTGGCTACTCAAAAAGGTTTATCAAATTATGAATTCAAATAATGAACGTTATTGTTATATTGCATACAAGCATAATCAAACCGGACAGGTTTTTGACAGCGGGATCCAGCTTGAAACTGAGATTGATCAAGTAGAAAATACTGTCATTAGTTCTGGACATTGCATCTTGATCCGCTATAATACAAAAGAAGTCGAAAAGCTGAGAGGCTGGGTTCAAGCCTTCAGAGATGAAAACAACGTAACTTGTTAAACTAAATTTCAAACATTCAAATAAATTTAAATATAAAAGGAAATAAATTATATGTCTTTTACCAATAGCAATGTAACCAAAATTCAGAAGAAAGCCCGTTTCAATTTTGAAGAGTCAGCAGAACGGACAAGCAAAGGCCGGAAATTGAACAAGACTCAACGGAACAACAAGCGAGATCTTTGGAATGATGAAGAATGAAAGCAATAAATAATGAAGTGGTTATTCTGTACAGGGAAGATGTATTTTCGGCATGGACTAACAACAAACCGGAACAATACCAAGAATTGGCTTATTTTTTGAAAGTCAAGGAAGATACAGGAGATCTTTATTTTATGTTAGGAAAACCAGAAGATTCATTTTTCGTAGATATTAAGTAAATAGTTGTTGATCTTCTGATTTGATGCGCTTATTATAAGCGCATCTTGTAGAGGAAAACTTTTAACCAACATACTAAACAAAAGGTAAAACACCATGAAAAACGAAATCAAAATTTTGAAAGATGCTGGATTTGAGAATATTAAACTGGTTGCAACTTTTGAAAGTAATGGTCTAGACTTTAAAAGTATGTATATCGCAAAATATGGTAAGTTTTATCGGTTTGTTCAAATTGACAGCACATTATCGAACCATGTTTGGTCTGTTGGTGAACCGTATCACTCAATTAAAGATATTATGTCAGATGCATATATTTACTTAAAAAGTATTTGGAGTTTCAAAGATGAAGAGATTACCGAAGAAGTAAAAAAGGCACATCAAACAGCAATGTTGGGTTTTGAGATTACAAAAGAAGAGATCGGAGCGTTAGAATATGCAAGGGATATTTTTTCATCCCCAAATCAATCTGAGATGGCAGAAATTAATGCTTACTATCTGACAAAGTTGCTTAAGAAGCTGAAAACATCAAAATAAATTAAAATAATTTAACTAAAAGGGTTGCATCATGCAGCCCTTTTGTTTATAATTATTTCATCAGGTAAGGCAAGGGGCCAAACCAAAGGAGATTAAGAAAATGATGACAGCAATGCTTTTTGGATGTGTACTCGGCTTGATGTTTGTTGCAACCATCAAAGGTATTCAACATAACAATAAAGTGATGAAGGAATCCGCCAAGCTGCATGAGGAAAACATTAAACAAATCAAAATTAATAGTTTTTGATTTGACAATAGTTGATAAAGGTAATAAATACAGAAACATAAAAGGATTAAATACTATGGTAACGGCTCAAATTTTCGGACTTGTACTGACAGCTTGCATCATTAATAATTCAGGCGATGTTGAGTGCGAAGATCATATTCTTGATATTGCATTTCGTGAATCTGTTTGCTATACTCAATTGGAAAAGGAGATTCCTAACCTTTTAGAACTGGAGTCTTTGAAATGTATCATTCTGGATGATTATTAAGGACTGGACAAATGACTAATTTCAAACTAAAATCACTGGCAGCCCCTAAAAGCGCATCAGGTTCGACATTAACAACACCGGATCGATTTGCAATGGTTGCCCGTTGTGCTAGACTTAAACGGGAATTAAAGATTAACCGTAGAATTCTAGGGATTTGAGGGATTAACGATGATTAACAGAAAATCAACATATACTAAACCAACAATGAAATATTCAAATTATATTAAATTGATCGGTTATCTGTCTGAAAATTGCACGGATAAAGATTATCGCAAAGCACTGATTAAACTTGATAAATTTAATATTATAGTTAAGGATTAAATATTATGGAAATTAAAAAGTTATCAAGGTGTATAAACAAAGATGGAACAGGTTTAACTTGTTTTGAATTATATGATTGTTGCGATTGTGGAGAGGTAGGTTGTGGGTGCCGTTATTGCTTCAGTTGTAATGCTTGCGAGTATTGTTTAGATAAGGCACTAGAGGATTGAACATCATGGAAAACATTTACTATAAACTGATCTGTATTGACGAACAACACGCAATTATAGCCGAACAACAATTGAACAATTCAAAAACAGACAAATTTAAATCTAAATGTCTAGGACGTGCCATTATTGTCTCAATAGACAAAGAGGGATTGGAACAAAATGAACTCTCGGAGATTAATTATCTAGTATCTTCTGTGAGAGTCCATGCAATGGCTTATGATGATGAATTGAGTCAATATGATATAGACGAGGTGAATAAAACATGAAAGTTGAAGAGATGAGTTATTACGACTTAGTTAAACTTGATTTAAAATATCTCAAAAAGTTTGGTAACAAATCATTAATTGCTGATGATTCAACACTTATAGAATTATCAGAAGAAACATCAAGCCACCTCAACAATAAACCTGTGCAATTACACATGATGACAATATCAGACGAAAATAAAATATATTGGTGTTGTGCTGTAGTTGATACATCGGGACAGAAAATTATATTAGGTGCTGGTGAAGTATAAAATGTGACACACATCACAAAATATCGGATTTATTTTGTTTTGAGGGCTTGCGGTTTGGTAAGTCCTTTGTTATACTTATTTCAGAAGGTGAGGCAAGGGCCTGACCGAAACGCAGAGGTAGACAGAAATGTTTGAACTTATTATTATAGCGTGCACACTTAACAACACTGGTGACATGGTATGCGAGTCGCCTATTACCTCTCAATTCAGTACATATGAACAATGCAATACTAATGGCCCTTTGTTTATTGACGACATGGTAACGGCAGGATGGATAGAGCGTGGTTTTGCTTTCATTGATTACACATGTAATAAAATGTAAATAATTTAAGTTATAAGGGCACCGGAAGGTGCCTTTTCTTTTGCTTATAATATAATATTGAATAAGAATTATTATCAATAATATAAAAGTGAACAATTGAGCGCCTGCAAACATTAAATATAATCTATCCAGAAACAACCATAATCAATTTCTCAGAGTATATCAATACAACTACTTACCTAACAGCCCGATTTAATACAAGAGCAAATAGAACCCATAATAAAACTAGACATACAAGATTAATCAAATAAAATTGACAAATTTAATAAGTTATTGAAATATAAAGAAAATATAAATAGAAAGACAGATAATAAACTAAATAAAAATAATTCTCTTTTAACATTAATCCTAACGTCGAGCCTACATTTAAATATTATTTCGGCGAGGCGGAACGGCGAAGCCGAAATAATATTATATAACCAAGTCAATTTTTAATATTCAAATTATTCAGAGAATAATTATCATAAAATTGCTTTGTTTATATATTTTCGGCTCTTAAAGACTTCATCTTGTATAAGTTTATTTGCAGCCTCAATTATATAAACAAAATTGCTTTGCAATCTTGGTTATATAATATTATTTCATTTTATGAAATATGAGGCCAATTGAGACCTCTATGGTCTCGGTGTCTTATGACACTAATGCTAACTCAT